ACACCGCCTGGAAAAAGGTCACCTTCGGGGTGCCCGTCAAAAACACATCCTGAGCTCCGTAAGCCACCAACTGCATGAGGCCTCCAGCCATGATATAAGTATGTACTATACCCCAAGAAAATAATTTGGGCTGGGAGATCACGCACTTAAAAATATCCAAACATATATTCCAAATGCCGACTGAAGTTTGGAGACCCGTGGATTTTCTGGAGGGAGCGGAGGTCCTGGGTAATCGCTACCTAGTGAGTAATCTCGGTCGGGTATGGGCTATCATATCTGACCGAGAGGTTTCACAGAGGGTTCATAAGAATGGATATTGTGACGTCACACTTTCGTCTCGTCCTGATAAAATCCGTAAGTGTCCCATGGTCCACCGCCTGGTGGCTCTGGCTTTCTTGGATCCTGTAGAGGGTCACGAGGAGGTGGACCACATAGACCGTGAGAGGACGAACAACCACCTGACAAACCTGAGGTGGGCAACTTCCATCATGAACAAGGACAACAGTTCAAGAAAGTCTGAAACTTCCAAGCACATTACAGAAGCAACACTTAAGAGTGGGAGGTATGAATACTGGCAACTTGTCATCAAGCGTAAAGATTTCAAGTTCCAGAGACAATACTCTGGAGCAGGTGGAGGAGATCCGAGACCAGTTACTCGCTTGATCTGTTGTGAGGTTGACTCCATTGTATGACCCACTCGTGTCAGGTCGGCTAGTCATTCATCATCATCTTCATCTTCATCCTCCTCGTCCCACTCCTTCTTGAGTTTCAGATATTCCGCCGAAAGGTCGGCGATGTGGACCAGGTACTTCCTGGTCTCCCGCTGGTACTTTTCAGTCAGGTTGATGAGACGGCGCTTGAGGTTGTTGATGTGGGTCGAGCCCGGGACCGTGGCGACCGTCACGACCCCTTGGAGATCCGCGGGATACTCGACCACAAAGTCCTTGTTGGGATTGACGGCAGCCAGGGCTTCTGCCATACGCTTGTACTCGTCGTCAGTCAGCTTCTCCTTGACCTCGTCAAGGATAGACATTGCCTCCTGAGCACTCTGGTCCATCGCTTCAGCTGCCGCGTTAGCCATATTCCAGCTATATCCCTATATACCCCCATTATTTTAAGCGCGAAAAATTCGTCTTGGGATTTCCTCAGCACATGGTAAATGAAGTCTGTCCCACAGCAGGGTCGTCGTGTTGCGCGCCCACCGCCTCCACCAGTCGAGGAGGACGATGATGAGTTCACTGATGAGGAGTACGACGAGGAGGAGTACTCCGATGGCGAGGAGGAGGAGGACGATGGCGATGACATCGGTGACCTCATGGTTGATCTCCTGTCTCACGAGGAGGACAACGTCTGCTCTGCCATGCTCAAGGTGGCAAAGCAGCTGGAGACGACCAACCGTCTCCTGGTGAAGATGCTGGCTTCCAGTGCACCCGCTCAGGAGGCACCAGCCCCCAAGCCCCGCCGCACCCGCCGTCCGCAGCAGGTTGCTTCCTCAGAGGAGGAGGGTCCTGTGGATCTGACGGAGGATGATGGATCCGAGGAGCAGACGGAGGCTTAAAAAATAGTTGCTATTAGTTAGTACACTGATGGCGGGCTCCCAACAACAACTCCACCTGATATCCCCGGATGGGGATGAAATGCAATCAAAGTTCGAGTTTTGAAGAAGCCAGGTACACGATTTGGCCAAAGAGAAGGTATCTCCATTTTTGGCCCAATTGGAACAGAAGTGGCAGCTTGACCAGAGGGGTGACTCTCATGCACCTTTCCGGATTGGGTTTTCACTCTACTTCACCCCCGAGGAATTGGGGGAGTCTGGTATCCCAGACATAATTTATATGGAACGGGTCCAGGTTCAATTTGCTCGCCACAAGGAGATGTTTGCTGAACTGTTTCATCGTGCTGTTTCCCTAGGGATGATAGATGAGTTGGACGATGACGTCAATGGTAACGAGTGCACCATCAGTTCGAGGATCAACAGGCTCATCGATATGGCAGATGATGCCTATGAGACGGTGTTCCGCTATGCCCGCCAGCATGAGAGGATCAATCACCCTGCCTACGTTGCCCCCGCCGATGACATTGAGACTAAGATTTTCCGATGCTCTACGATGGAGTTTGATGACCTGACAGACTATCAGTTGCTCATTCTTGCCCTGCTCAACGAGACGTACAACAACAACATCCGCCGCTACAAGGGTCAGTGCTGCAAGCAGATCCCCCACCCCGATGGTCACCAGACCAGGGCGTGGAAGACCTTCATGCCGATTGCCGAGTTTGTGAACACTGCCACCAAGAAGGAGACCCGCTTCCACATGTGGAAGAATGCCACCAGCAAGCCCACCAACATCATACAGTCTATCAACTACCTGAACTCGTGTGTGGATGTTCAGTTCCCCGAGATCAAGAAGAATCGCCACGCGTGGTCCTTCCGCAATGGGTTGATGGTGGGCAAGGAGTGGAGCCCGAAGGATGGCAAGTACATTGCCGAGTTCTACCCCTACGAGTCCGAGAAGTACAGGTGTCTCGACCCGACTGTGGTGTCCTGCAAGTACTTTGACCAGATGTTCAATCCCGAGATTGTCAACTACGACAACTGGTATGATATCCCAACTCCGAACATGCAGGGGGTGTTGAGTTACCAGAAATTTTCGGAGGATGTGTGCAAGTGGATGTACGTGATGGGCGGTCGCCTGTGCTTTGACGTGGGTGATATGGATGGGTGGCAGGTGATCCCCTTCCTGAAGGGTATTGCCCGCTCTGGTAAGTCCACCCTGATCACCAAGGTGTTCAAGAAGTTCTACGAGAATGACGACGTCCGTGCCCTCTCGAACAACATTGAGAAGAAGTTCGGTCTGTCAAGCATCTACGACGGCTTCATGTTCATCGCCCCAGAGGTGAAGGGTGACCTGTGCCTCGAGCAGGCGGAGTTTCAGTCCATCGTGTCGGGTGAGGACATCTCGGTGGCAATCAAGAATCACAACGCCAAGACGATCGAGTGGAAGACGCCCGGGATCCTGGGAGGCAACGAGGTCCCGAACTGGCGGGACAACTCTGGGTCTGTCCTACGCCGCCTGATCCCGTGGAACTTTGCGAAGCAGGTGAAGGATGCGGACTGCAAGTTGGACGAGAAGTTGGATGCCGAGTTGCCCGTGATCCTCTACAAGTGCGTCAGGGCATACCTGGAGTATGCGCAGAAGTACAGCGGTCAGGATATCTGGAACGTTGTTCCCAACTACTTCAAACAGGTGCAGACGCAGGTGGCGATGGTTACCAACACCCTCCACAACTTCCTGGCTTCCGAGAAGGTGCGGTACGGTGCGGATCTCTGTGTGCCCCAGAAGGTGTTTGTCCAGAACTTCAACATCCACTGCCACGAGAACAACCTCGGGAAGGTGAAGTTCAATCCAGACTTCTACGCTGGTCCGTTCAGCGCTCGGGATATTGAGGTGCGATCGGAGGCTATCACCTACAAGGGGCGTGGGTACGCAAACCAGCCAGTGATCTTTGGGGTGGATGTGGTGGAGGAGACCATCCAGTTTGGGGAGGACTATTAGTAATAATATCTCTGCAGAGTGTAATATTGTATGAATAACAACGACAGACAAGATAGAAACTATGGGGTTTTCAATGACGGCTCGGGGAGCAATAACAACGAAAATAACGTATTTAATTACACCCAGGAGTACGAACAAGGTCCTCCCATCTCCAAGAGCAAGGTGAGGCCCACGATGTTCAATGCATCTGGACCAGGGAACGGTGCAGTCAAGCTGTTAGAGATGGCTATGGAGCGTAACGACAGGCTTCCGAGTGCCGTGGTTGGTGGTAAGAAGTATGAGGTTCTCGAGATCAAGTGCAGGGATGTGAAGATGAAGCCCATCCTTGAGATTACCCGTTCCCGTGGAACCAGGGGGTCTCGCTCGGTGGGGAACATCATACGTCTCGAGAACGCTGTTGTTAAAGGGAAGTTTGTGGCTCGCCCGAAGCCTGTGTATAAGAAGGACTACGCAACGGCTGTGCCAAACCCTCTTGCTGGTCGGGGTAAGTTTGGGTTCAAGAAGGCTTCTCAGGCGAACAGGGCGAAGTTTTTAGAGTGGAGTGCGGGGAGGGACAAGTGGTTTGCGGACGAGAAGAAGAAGTACGCTCGTGCAAAGGTGATGTATGAAGAATATTCAAAGAATGCCATCCACTCTGTAGACTTCAATATCCGCGTTAGCAGGGGTGAGGCGGTTCAGGGTGCGAGTTTCACCATTTACCGGAACGGGACCCTGAGGTGCAGCGCCGGTTTGGTGTCCGCTATCGCACATTCTGACGGAACCTGGCAGTCTGGGGGTGTTGACAGGGCTGTTGATAAGGAGCTTGAAGATCTCCAGGAGTTCATGAAGAATTCTTATGGTGTCTCAAAGGGTGGTCTTAAGATTTCCACCACGACGAGTGTGTTTGACACCAACATCAGGATTCCCAATATTGTGACATTGAAGCAGAGTGGAATTCTGAAGAGGATCTTTTCCCCCAGGGGGAAGAAGAAGGTGCGTCCTGGGCGCAAGGGTGTTCTCACGGTTCCCCTGAAGATTGCCGGGCTTGGGAAGAGTTCCCTGTCTGTATCGGGTTCTAGTGGCAAGTGTCAACTCGTCATAGACATGGAAGTCGGGAAATCTGCGGATGTTATTGACGGTGCCATTGATTTTGCACGGTACTTTGTGTCTTACAACAACCTGAATGGGAGAGTCAACCTGAACAAACTGAACGTGTCCCCTGCTAAGCGCACAAGCCTTGCCAGGAGGATCAACACTGAAGGGATGTCTCAGCGGGTCACGAGGTCCGGGAGCACCTGCCCCCCAATTCGCCGCCCGGGGCACAAGGATTACAGGGAAGATCTGTACCCCCACGTGCGTATGAATCCCCAGGGGTTTCCGTGTGGATACAAGCGCACGTCGAGTGCCAAGGTGGTTGCGAAGGTTTACAAGAAGTTGAACGTTCCAATCCCTCAGAACATGAAGACTCGTCTCGGCATCAACAATAACAAGACTTCTCGCTTCCTTCACATATATGACAACCCGACATACACCAAGGGTCTCTTTGATTTCCTGCAGGACTTCAGGATCGTCCTGGGTAAGGCGGGTGGTGAGGTCAGGAGCAAGTTTTTCAAGATGACTGCCGGAACTCCAGAGGGTAGGATAGGCGCAAAACACCTGTCGGTTCGCGAAAACAACAACAACAGCAGCAAGAACCGGAAGTACAAAGACCTGTACAGGGAGGGTGTGGAGTTCCTGCTGGGTGCGGGTGGAGCTGAAAAATTCATCAAGAAGCACCCAGCTAAGATAAAGAACCTGTCCGTCAACCCACCGCCGGCAGACGAGTTGTACATCAACGGTGCCCAAGCTCTCAGGATGCCCAAGACGCTCCTCCACAACCACTTGAGGAGATTGAGGAAGATGGATATCCCCGCAACTGCCAGCAAGGCTGAGATTGTCCACGGTATCCGCATGTCGGTTCTGGGTGGTCCCTACAACATGACGAACCGTACCTCCAACCAGTCCCTGAGTGCAGTCATCAACCGCAACAGGGCTAGCAAGAGGGTTGAGAAGGGCACAAAGAGTGGTCCAAAGATGGTTGCGGAGCGCGTCCCTCTCTATATGGAGAATGGAAAGTTGGTGGTGGGTAAGAGGGTTGCGAGCACCTTCACCCTCCCGGAACTCAAGAGTGTGGCAACGTCCTTTGGTGTGACGGGCATCTCTACACTGACGAAGGATCAGTTGGTGACGAATCTGACGGGTGAGGTCAGGCGCAGGAGGGAGAAGAGGTCTCGCAACCTGGTTGCAGCGGCAAAGAGTCGTTCGGAAGCCCAGAGGAACGCCATTGCAAAGGCGAGGGCCAAGAGGGTCATCACCAAGGCTCGCAAGTTCGTTGCGTCTCGCAAGGCTCTGCGCAGCGATTACGACGAGTATCTGAGGGACATGGGCATGATGTTCAAGGGTAAACCGCTAATGGGTTCCATTTTCGGGCACGATGGGTTTATGATTGCCTCGGATATTTACAATACCAATACCATCAAGAAGCAATTGTACGCCGCCCTCGACACGTCCTTCAGGCAGGGCGTGGTTACACCGTTATCTTTCGAGCCCTCGAGGTCTGGTGGAACGAAGAAGGTGGTGACGGATCTGAAAAAGGACATCCAGGCGAAGTTGGTTGCAAAGGTCAAGAGCGAGTGGCTCAAGACAAGACCGAATGCCGTCAGGAATTATGCAACCACAAAGCGTGGGAAGAGGAATGTCCTCCCCACATTCAAGGAAGTGATTGGATTTTCCAACAGGTTAAACAAGAAAACCAATAAATAAGTAAATAATGGATCAGAAGATCCAGGGACGTCTTGACCTGGGGCGGAAGCGCTACGGGCATGGTGTCAGGGTTGATGATAACACCCGTGAATGGGGGACCCAGAGGAACTCTTGGTGTGAAATGGCTGAGGAGGAACTCCTGGACTGCGTGGTGTATGTGATCGCTGATTACATCAGGCAGTCGAGGGATAATACTGGCAAGGAGCCGTTGGTGTACCGGAACGACTTCTTCATCAAGGTGCCAGGGGACGACAACAGTCTCATCATGCACATCTGGAGACACAAGGAGCGGATGGATCCCTGCACGACTAAGACGATTCTGTTTTCTCTGGAATCCCTCCTGGGCATGTTAGCCAGGGGTTCACCTGCTTAGTGGGCTCTGACGCCTGTTTGATGTGCAGATTGTGGTACTTGAAGTCATAAGACGAGAACCTATCCCGAATCTGACGGTCTAGTTCTGTCATCGGGATCTTGTACGATTTACCCGTACAAACAGTCTGGCGTTCCAGATAAAGAAACTCATCCTCGAGAGTTGCGAATTCTTCGAGGCGCTCTTGGCACAATCCGTCATCCCGCATCTTCTTGAGGATCTCGAGGGACATGCCACCTGATATATCGAAGTGTTGGCAGACGTAGTTTCCAACCTCTATTTTCCTGGGTTGCGCCTTTTCACCGTTTGGCTTGAACAGGTAGAGGAATATGGTCACCACGAAAACCAGCATGAATATTGCATCCCATTTCAGGGCATCAGTGATTATTTTCCAAACCATCCTTACTTAATAGTTGTCAAAATATCCTGAAGCTTGTAGAAGATGTTGAAGGCGGTGTCCCTGTCTCCAACCTTCGTGGGATCGATTATCTCCATCTCCACCTGATACTCCGTGTCGTCCTCGGCATCCGGGTCCACATCACCACCCGTCACCACCGTGCAGTCTATGCGGAGATTCTTGCGGACGAACGACTTCCTCTTGCGGCACCGACACTGGTCCCACTCATCATCCTCCCCCAGCGTCTCGGGGTTCACCGGCTCCTCGGTACTCACGGAGAATCGGGCATCCAAGGGGCGGTTATTGAGTTTCAACTCGGTGTTGGATACCCGCCTCTTGCGATAGAGTTCCTGCTCGTCCGTCTCTCCATCCACCGTCATCCGAAGGTCCCCCTTGTAGTAAACCTCGGAGGCAGATGTGGTGGATGACTCCCACCCCTGGTACTTCTCCAGGGCTGCAACCACCTGCCGCCAGATGGTCTCACCCACGTTGGCATCGAATCGCTTGCCCACAAAGCGCCCGAGACGAAGCTCGCACTCCACGTGGGGAGTGGTCTTGTGCTTGTTGAACACGGGCTCGATAGTGTGGAAGATGTCATGTGCGGTCTCCATAGTTCCCCCTTTTCTTACTTATAGGCAGTAAGCTTTAATAACCTATGAAGGGCTTGGTAAACCACGGGAACACCTGCTACTTCAACTCTGCCGTCCAGTGCCTCCTCCAGGTGCCATGCTTTGCCAACCACCTGATACTCAGCAGGTACCGAGGGAGTGACCCATTGGTCTCGGAACTCCAGAAGCTCGCCAAGGAGTTGTGGATCCGCAACAAGGATGACCCAAACCCTGTTGACCCCGGTGCCCTCCTGGGGCACTTCATACACCGCCACCCCCAGTTTGTGCAGGGGAGGCAGCACGACGTCCAGGAGGCGTTCCTGTCCCTGCTAGACGACGTGGAGAATGAGATCCCCCTGACGAAGGAGATGTTTTACAGTCAGGTGGAGACGGATGTGGTCTGTCCAAGTGGCAGGAAGTCCACCACGGAGGATATGATGTGTCACTTCATATACCCCAAACCGGGTGAAAACATCCAGGATGTCATGGGGAGGACCCAGGAGTGGGAATCCGTGGAGGGGTACGAGGATGATGCGGGGAAGAAGTGGAGCGTGGCGGCAACCCGAACGGCAATTAAGGGGACCCCCAAGATGGTGGTGTTTTCCATGGGTGTGCGGAACAGGATGGATGTCGTACCCCGCCTGGAGATAAACGGGTCCCAATACTCCCTGATCACCACGGCGGTTCACGTGGGTGTGCAGAACGGCGGGCACTACGGGAGTTTCGGGAAGCACAAGGGGAAGTGGTATCTAAAAGATGACGAGAGTGTTAGAGAAGTTGAATTTCCTTACAATGGCGAATGCCACTACCTGGCTATCTATTACCGCTGCTGAAACTCCTGTGGCTGTATATCCTCCCTGAGATTGATCATGGTCCTCCAGAAGGTTCGCCGGGCATTGGGGTAATTCTTGTCAGTCCTCTGCTTGATGGGCCACCACTTCTTGTGGTCCGGCACATACATACACTCCATGATGCCGTCCTCAATCAGGAACTCTGGGGGCACCTGATCCCGCTCCTCCCACTCGCACTCTAAGTAAAGCATGCCCTTCTCTTGGATATATAGTCCCCACTTGTTGCTGTGGGGTCTCCGCTTCACCTGGAAGTCGATGGTGTTCTGCCTCAGGGGCTTCCACTTGAACATGGTCTCGTGAGTTCCCACACGGAGGGGGTCCTTCTCAGGGGTCAGCACCAACCCATCCGTCTCATAGATGAATGACATCAGTTGAAACTCTTGGAACTTCTCGATCGGCCAGAACGTCTTGATGCCAACCTGGAAGGGGTCACCCTTGACCTTCATCACCTTCTTCACCACCCCCCTGGCTGCCTCGAGGCGTTGGGTAAGTCCCGCCTTCTGGGCTACCAGAGTGGGTGATGCTGCATCGTAGACCATGAACCTCCACTTCCCGTCGTGGCACTGAACCATCTCACCATCCAAAACCACATCGGTGGCTGGAACCCTCATCCCAATCACCACGAACTCGAGGTTCCGGTTGACAACCAGGCAGTACTTCTTATCCTGGAACTTCAGGCACATCAGGGCGTGTCGGACACCATCGGTCTTTTCACACACCATATACGGCTCTTTCCACAACAGGGGAATGTGCCGCCGCTCAATTGAAACAGGCTGGGGTCCAGGGAATATCGGGGCGTGTTTCTCCACCCCGAAGGATCTCAGCAGGACAGTGTGAGCAATCTTGTAAAGTGGGGTCTCGGGGCGGAGCTTCCACGCCCCCGACGATCCCAAAAAGGTGCAGCCCTCCATGGTACTCTCCATTGTATATAGTAGTATATCCCCTAAACCTTAAATGTCACTCGCTAGGTAGCCTTGACACCAGCCGCCTCTAGGATGTTGCTCACGCACTCGTGGGGGTAAGTGACCACAACGGACATCTTCGTGAGTGCCCACACCTTCACATCCCTCTTGATCAAGCGTTCAAAGATCTCTGACGTCCTAGACGGAACCCAGATGCCCTGACCCTTCTTCTGTTTCAGTGCATCTGCGCAAGCCTTGCGATTCATGACCCACACCTTGGGGTCTGTGCGGGTCACCTGGTATACACCCTCGTCCTGCCCCCGCACCTGTTGGGAAACCTCCGTATCGAAGTGGATGCCCTGCTGGGACAGGGGTTCGCTGACAGCATCACCCTTCATGACCTTGTCTCGGAACATACCCCAATCCACCCCCGCCACGGGACCTGCCACAACTGCACATGCCACTGCGCAGTTCATCAGCTGGGGGATATCGTCGTGGGAAATGGTCACCCCAAAGTCAAAGAAGATGATCTTATCTGCGGAACCCTTCAGTTTCTTGGCAATAATCTCCGCCTTCTCGTTGACGTCGTCGTTCACGTAGGTGATCTCCTGCTGGATACCGTGTTGCATACAATACAAGTTAATCCTAAGCATCAGGTGGAGGGTTTTGACATGGCACGAGCGGGAGCGCTGCACGAGGATTGTGTTGACAAGCATTTATCTTATTACATATAACGATTACTCTCTAAGCATTTACTTCCGTCCGTGCCTCGTCCTTAAGCCTCTCCCACAGGTTCCCTCCAAACGGCAGGTTTCCCACATGCCCCAGGGTGGTCTGGACGTCCGCCCACACCTTCCCACCCACCTGCTGCCACCTGCGACAGAAGGCGTAATCTTCAGAGAGGTACCGCTTGGTTTGCGCATCAATGGAACAATCGAACACGGCGTGGTAGCGGTCAAAGTCTCGGATCTGGTGGTCGTTCACACACCAGAGGTCCGGGAACTCATCCTGGAGCTTCTCGAACACCTGGCGCTTGATGCACATGAAGCCCGTGGGACCATCCAGGATCTCGATGAACCCGTTCTGGACGGGGCGGTTGGTGGCTCCAAAATTCACGACGAGGCTGGAAGCCATCTTGGCGGGATCACGGGTATCCCCCTGCTTGATGCACTCTGCAGCCTGTTCCCACATCACAACCTTCTTGGGGTAGCAGGCAACCGAGATGTCGTGTCCAGACCTGATGAGACGGATGACGGATTCGGGTTCGAAGTGGACGTCGGCGTCGATGAAGATGAACATGTCTGCGTCGGTCTTTTGCATGAAGCGACCAACCGAGACATTGCGGGCACGGTGAACTAAACTCTCGTTTTCTGTCGTGTCAATCATGAGATTGATACCCTCCTTGATGGCGAGGATCTGTAGACGAAGCACTGATGACATATATGGTTCAAGGCACAGACCACCATAGCAGGGTGTGGAGAGAAAGACTTTCGTCATTTAAGTATGTGTAGCCAGATAATCTCTAACTATCTTCTCTAGTTTGGAAATGCTCGAGGCACTCACACCTGTCTTTGTGGACACCTCGGTTCGTGAGAGATCCAGGATCACCACTATCACCGTGGATGCTACCGTCTTGGGGTGGCGACCCATGAGTTTGGAGCAGTCCTCGAGTTTGTTGCACGCCTTGATGACGGACATCCGCACCCTCCCCGTAATCTCGAACGGACCCAGGAGGCGGTGGGCCACAGATGCCACCTCGCCCTCGGGAGCAACATCAACCTTTGGCTGGGTCACCTCACGGAACATGTCATCCATCCTAGTCATGTACCGACGATCAACCTGATAGGCATTTGCCACCTCGTCCAGAGTGCGGGGGATCTTGGCTTCCCGACAGGAGGCGTAGACGCAGTTTGCCATGATCGCCTGGCGGTTGCGCCCGCGGGTCAGGTGGGGACCCTCGACAAACTGGCGGTACAACTGCTTGGCGCGCTTCATAACGGTGCCTGGGAGTTCGAGGTAGTTCTGGTCAATGTGGGTGTACGCCTTGTGGAGGCGGCGATCCTTGGAGTTCATCGCCTGGTAGAAGTTGATGCGAGCCATCCGGCGCATCTGGGGCTTGTCCGTCCACCGAGCCTTGATGACCGTCCCCCGCCCCCACGAGTCGGAGTAGAGGTCGTGGTCAACGTTGAGGTCTCCCGCACGGGACATATCTTTCGAGGTGCCATCCTCGCTCACTCCGTTTGTCCATTCTGGTGTCTCGTCAATGTACAAGCTGTCTGTGAGTCCACAGCTTGTGCAAACGGGAAGGTCACCTGGTTGAAAGCACTTCCGACCGCCGCAGGGGCAGGTGTATATATCTGTCAGGGTTGTTGTGGGGCTTGGTGGTCGTGTTGATTTCTGGTACGCCTCGAAGTCGGCCCAGATGTCAGTGTATTCTTCCATTAGGGTACTATGTGCTCACAGTTTTATATACCATATGCAACGCAAGTGCTTGGCATCGCTTGTACATTTTTTGTACCTTTATAGTATGTGGTGGTTGCTATGCCTCGCACCCTACACATGCTGTATCGGTGCCATGTGCTGGGACGCAGCCACGGCAGATCCCGAAGATACGACATACCCGTGTTGCTGCCCCACAGGAATATTATCCAAGTATATTAATATAAATGAAGGTGGTCTCTACCACCGAGAAGGCAGCGTTCGTGACATTCGTTTTGGTGACCATGGCGTACCTCTATTGGATTACGACTAAGACGCCAAATTGGAAGCAGGATAGGATGATCACCACCATGATATTCGTAACTGCCCTGACAGCCCTCTCGACCGTGCTGCAGAACGACATCCTTGGGAACATCGCACACACTCTCTATGCAGCGATACTCGTTTATGCATTGACCGACTCGGATAACAAGGACGTCGTCCTGCTAACAGTATTCTTGACACTCATGGCGACTGTGGTGAACATCGTGTTCAAGCGCTGCACGTGGGCGGCAATCTTCAACTACTCCACCGACTACAAGGACAAATCGAACCTCATAGCCAGGGACACTGCCGTCCTATCGGGTGCACTCTTTGTGAAATATCTGATGCTAAACTAGAATTTGTGGTCGTCGTAGGCAGCCTTGACCTTCATCTCGATATGGTCCACCACATTCTTGAAGTGGCGACCACCCTCCGAGGTGGGCTTCCACTGCTCCCACTGCTCGTCCACCTCCTTGGAGTCCGGGGGCGGCTCGAACTCCGCGGGATCGTCGGGGACCACGAAGTCCATGTCCTCCTCCTCGGAGTCCGAGAGATCCTCAACTTCCGAGGTGGTCACCGAATCGTCCACCTCCTCCTCCATGACCCATGCATTCCCGTCGCCCACCCGCCGCCACCCGATGTCCGTCACGGTCTTGACACCCGAGTAGTGTTCCATCAGGCTCTGGAACTCTACACGGCTCACCTGCGAGTCGAACTCGTAGACGCATGCATCCTTGTAGACCCGACTTGTGGGGGTCAGGTAGGTGACGTACAGGTACTCACCCTCGTTGGAGATCACCTTTGCCCATGTGTCCTCTTCCACATCATCATCCTCTAGGAGGATTTTCACCACCTCAGCAGGCTTGATGTCTTTGTAGTCCATTGTATGGTTTGTTATTTAGGGAGGTACAACCTTAAGTAATAAAATCTCGGCAGATGGTATCCATGAGCGTCGTCATCTACTCCAAGAACAACTGCACCTACTGCGACAAGGCTATTGACCTGTGCCGGGAATTGGGCGTATCTTATACAGCCAAGAAGGTGTCACCCGACGACCTTCTTGATCGCTTTCCAGATGCGTCAACGTATCCACAGATAGAGGTCAATGGCGAGCATGTGGGTGGCTACACAGAGTTTAGGGAGTATTCGGAAAAGTTGGAGCCCATCCTGCTCGATAACCCCAACAGGTTCACAATCTTCCCCCTGAAGTACCACAGCCTCTGGGACCTCTACAAGAAGGCTCAGATGTCCAACTGGACAGCGGAGGAGATTGACCTGTCTGGGGACATGGATGATTGGTTGGCACTCAAGGATGGGGAGCGACACTTCATCTCGCACATCCTGGCATTTTTTGCAGCCTCGGATGGCATCGTGTTTGAGAACATCTCCGTCAACTTTGCCAGGGAGGTGCAGATCCCCGAGGCTCGCTCGTTCTATGCCTACCAGGAGCACAACGAGATGGTCCACGGGGAGACATACTCCAAGTTGATCGACAAGTACATACAGGACCCCGCGGAGAAGGATAGGCTGTTCAGGGCTGTGGAGACCATCCCCTGCGTGGGGTCCAAGGCTGACTGGGCACTCCAGTGGTTCGACAACCACAACTCCTTCGCCGCCCGCCTGGTGGCTTTTGCGTGCGTTGAGGGCATCTTCTTCAGTGGTAGTTTCTGCGCCATCTTCTGGCTCAAGAAGCGTGGGTTGATGCCAGGGTTGTCCTTCAGCAATGAGTTGATATCCCGCGACGAGGGGTTGCACCAGGAGTTTGCGGTGGCGCTCTACCACCACCTCCGAGTCCCCGCTTCTGAGGAAATGATTCACGAGATCGTCAGGGAGGCTGTGAAGATTGAAAAGGCGTTTGTCATTGAGGCCCTGCCGGTCAAGTTGATTGGCATGGACTCTGTGAAGATGAGCCAGTATATTGAGTTTGTGGCAGATCGTCTGTTGAAGCAGTTGAAGTGCGCACCCATCTGGGGGTCCCAGAACCCCTTTGACTTCATGGAGAATATCTCCCTCTCTGGGAAGTCCAACTTCTTCGAGAAGCGTGTGGGTGACTACTCCCGTGCCGAAGGGACAGCGGGTGACATCACCTTCGAGGAGGACTTCTAGAATCGACTGTTGAACGAAAACCCTTCGGGAACCGCGCTACCCATGGAACGCTGGGGGCGGTAACATTCATGATTCATTATATCCTTGGCGGGATTCTTGCAAACCATGATGTTCGCTTCCTGTGACAAGAACGTCGAGGGGTCACCTTTGGTAACGTAGTCCTTGTATCCATCGCCGTACTCCCAGCATGTACTCTTTAAATCCGGGTCTCCGTGTTCTTGCGTCCGGATCCCCACGACCTTTGCGGTGGCGGATGCGTTGTTAAAGCATTCCTCGATCGTGCTACCTGCAACAACTTTATAGCCTGGTGCGGCGGCGGTACCGTGGTCGATGTAACCAGCCACAGCCTTGAAACCTGGCTTGACGGTGCTGATGCTCGCAATGTTCCAGGGCTTTGCACCCGCTGGGTATTCTGGTGGGATATCTACACACTTACCGTCATCCTCGGTCTGCCAGTTTTGACAACTGAGTACACATGCATTACTGGTATCATTGGGTGCGTAATCAGTCTCACATGTGTTTAACACGCATGTCAGTTTATCATTGTTATCAATATCCTTTTTACAGGCGTATGCAGATGCGTTAGCAATGGCGTCGTCGCCTTCCAGCGTGCACACATCATCAGCGTCTTTACCCTTGCATACCTTGACTGATGAATTCTTGTTTCCCATTTTAAGTATTACAATAACATGAGAAATTATTTGAATGGCAAGTCTCTCACCCTGAACGGGCATTCACCCACCATCTCTTCGTACTCCGGGTCTCCTGGGGATGCCGATGGGACACAAAACCCTGTCGGGAGTTGGGTCGTGTCGCCTTCCTGTAGGTGCACCTGGAAAGTCATGGGAATGCACTTCTTGCCAATCTTGTAGATGTAATTGGAGCAGTCGCCACATGGGACCTCCAATGCGTTGGTTATAGTCTCTCCACGAATATCCCTGACCCTGGGCGTCGGTTCGATCCGACAGGACTTGCTAGGACCTGAGATGTCGGTCCCCGCCATGTCCTTGGGTATCTCCCGATCCCTCATGGGGAGCCAGAGTGTCCTATCTGTTATATGAGTGCCGTGCTTCATAATCTTTGCAATCACAACACTGTGATATATGATCACAACCATTGCCAAGATTAGCGGAACGACGAAAAAGTATTCACGAGCCGTAGTAGCCTCAAATCGCATATTACATTATATCATCATTTATTTCATAAGCATCACGTGACTGCCGTCGCCACACTTGCACTGCATGTAGTTGCCCATCCTCAGGGTGTCCTGTGGCTGGGTCGTGGCAACGGGACCGCCAAGCTTCTGGCTCATCCCAGAGGTCGCCGTGGAAGCCATCTCACCCATGGACGGGTCGCCGTTTTCGAGGGGGCTGTACGGAGCCAGGGTGTTCTCCTCGTAGTCCTCATCAGTGCCTAGGTCGGCAGTGTTGTTCATCCCCTGAGCGGGCGGAGCCTGCACCATCATGTCGGTCTGCGCATTGATGTTGATCTCCGTCGTATCACCCGCTGGGGGCGGTGTACCGTTGTTCATCTCTGCAAGTAGGGCGTTCATATCCTCAGCGGAATCAACAGCGGGTGGCTGTGCCGTCGGGGGCATATCACCACCTGCGGCATCCGCTCGCGGCGGGGGCATGGCGTCACCGGCGGCGGGGGGAGGAGGGGGCATCTCGGCACCCATCTGCTCCTCGGGAGGGGGGTTCTCCTGACCCTCCTTGCGGATGTTCATCAGCCCCCACACCACCAGCATAAAGACCACCGTGTGGAGTGCGAGACCTTTGATGGTCGGGCAACCCGTCGGGCTGGACACCCAGCCCCCCACGATGCCCCGCATCGCCCTGAACGTTTCGGGGTTTGCCACCACGAAGAAGATCATAGCAGACATGATGGAGATGATGAACTTGTGTTCCTGCTTCTTACCCTTGCACCCACACCCACAATCCTTAAAGATCATGCTTGCCTTCTGGTTGCCACTGCATCCACAGCCACCCATGGTAGATAGTTATACTAACCCGCCAGAAAATATATTTAAAGGTTGGCGACCAGATATAGTCAGAACAAATACAAACAATGGCGCTCCAGATCACTTCTCTCTCTGACTTCGATGCCTCCTCTGTCTCCTTCTCTGCCCTTCGTATCAACAAAGCACGTGGCAACAAGACTGTGTACCTGAGCGGGTCCAACAAGGGCAAGCTGAACATCCAGTTCCCATGGATGCGCGCCCCCTTCGGCTTGAGCAGCTTCACAGACGCTGCGACCGGTCGGACTTCCTACTCCCTCGATCTCTCGTTTGACAAGGATATCGAGGAGCTGATGATGTGTCAGCAGAAGCTCGAGGAACTCGATGAACTCGTGGTCAAGACTGTGGAGGCAAACAGCAAGGAGTGGCTTGGTAAGTCATTCAAGGCTGCAGTCCTCAAGGAGGCGCTCTACAAACCCCTCATCCGTCCTGGCAAGGACGACTACCCCTCGACCATCAAGATGAAGGTGATGGTGGATCAGAAGACGGACAAATTCATCCCCGAGGCTTACAATATGCGCCAGGAGCATGTGGATATGTCTACCCTCGAGAAGGGTATGAAGGTCATCACCATTGCTGAGATTGCCTCGATCTGGTTCATCGACAACAAGTTCGGGGTGACTGTCCGCCTCCAGCAGTGCCTGATGGAGCCCCCGAAGAAGCTCCCGAAGTTTGCCTTCAAGGGTGTTGAGGGTGTGGGTGCTGTCGGGGGTGGCGGTGATGACCCCGAGGAGGAGGTCGAGTACGAGTACGAGGAGGTTGAGGAGGAGGCGTAAAAAATCTCCGTGTATATCAACAATGAATATCAACAACGCAAAGACCAATGCGTTCCAGCGGAGGCGCAACCGTCTCTCAAAATCAATTCTTGGACCTCTGGGTGGTGCGTTTTGCATCCCCGAAAGGACGATGACAGCGGTGCGTAAGCGGGCGGGTGGTCCACCCCATAGTGGCTTTCACGTGACCCAGGTTATTAAGGAGTCCCTCCCCACCCCCCGCGCCCGTTATGGAAACAATGTTGCCAACATGCCTGGTCTGGGTCTCCTGGGCGAGGGCAAGAATGGCACGGTCTACCTAGGGTATTGGGGTCCCAGCAGCGGAGGTAATCCCATGGCAATCAAGATCGGTGATCACGAATCTGTTAATCGTGAGGCAAAGGTCCTCAAGGAGTTCAAGGGCATCTCTCCACATATCCCCGCTCTTTATCTACACAAGAGCGCTTCGGAGTGCAAGACTGAGGCGGGTCGGCGGGGTGGTGCAAACCCCCTGATCAACTCCCACGTCACAGCCCGTAATGGCGAACCGCAGTCCATCATGTACTCCGAGTATGCCAGTGGTGGAAACATCGAGTCCTTTTTCGGCAAGTTTGGGGGTCTGATGGGCGCCGATGATATCAAGGCAATGGCATTCCAGGTTCTGTGGACTCTGGATGCCATGCAGAAGAAGATGCCGTCCTTCCGTCACGGTGATATGATCATGGCGAACATCATGGTCGACGTGGAGCACCACGACCGCGGGACCATCCGGTACCGTGGGGGCTACACCGTGCCCAACCGTGGCTTCCGCCTCATGGTGGGTGACTTTGGTCTTGCGCACGGGAGCAAGGATGGGATGAAGGCTGCCCCTCTGGCACACCTCCAGAACAGCCACGGTATTGGACCCAATGTGATGAAGGGGTATGATGCTCACCTGTTTCTCGTGGACTTTGCCACCTTCCTCAGGGATCACCCGAAGGCTGGGGAGTTCAAGGCGTTTGTCAAGAAGGTCATCCCAGCCAAGTACAACTGCGCTGCGGATCAGAAGAAGTTCAACTCCGAACACCTGGTCGGGGGACGCCTTCGCCACGGTCTGGGTTCCGACATCCCCAGCATCTCGCAGATGCTGAGCACCTCGTACTTTGCGGAGTTCAAGAAGCCCAGGTACGTGTCCAAGGGTGAGTGGCCCCGTGCCGCCCATCCCCTCCCCAAGGTCCCGGAGAAGGCTGCACCCAGTCTGCAGCGTGCGCAGGTGGTCAAGATGAACAACCTCATCCAGGCTGCCAAGAATATGGGGTACCGTGATGTGTCGAAGGAAAACAAGGCTCGTGCCAAGGCTATGAACGCTTTGATAAAGACCAAGTCGCCCAAGTTGCGCTCTGCGCCTCGCAAGGGGCGGAAGGGCGCTCGCAGCCCCGTGGACCGTCGTGAGATGGCGAAACGCGCATTCAATGAACTCTTGAATAACTTGAACAAGCCTGCGGAGAAGGGTAGCACCATCAATCTTACGAAGCCCTCTGCTTCCACGGGTTCAAGTCGGGTGCAGAACCTGTTCAAGCTCGTGAAGTCCAACAAGGCGACAAACGCCCAGCTCGTAGAGTTTGTCAACCTCGTGGGTAGTTCTAACCGCCTGACAAAGACTCAGCGCCTCCGCCTGCCCGATCCCAGCTTCTTGAGCGACCCCAAGGTCCTCAAGGCGATTGAGGCTGATGAGAAAAGGGAAGCCAAGGAACTTGCACAGGCTGAGAAGGCTGTGCGTAGCAAGGCTAATGTGCTGGCGAATGCACTGGGTCTTAACGAGAATGAGACCAAGAAACTCACGAACCAGATGGTCAGGGATGAGATGCAGAAGGGGAAGAAGCCAGCGAAGAAGGCGGTACGCCTCCCTGCCCCCAAGGGGTCGAAGCTCCCTGAGCATGGTAAGAATGCCGATCCTGGGAAGTTCTACAAGAACTGGTTCTCCGGCATCCCAAGGAATGATTACAAATCTGTGATGTCTAAATTGACCGTCGCCGATTTGAAGTATCTTGCGGAAAGCATCCTGTCCTCCAATTTCAAGAGGAATGTTGCCAAGCAGGTTGTGGTCAAGAAGGGGAAGGGGGCTCAGGCTGCATCGAAGGGGGAATACCACAAGGCGAAGACCCAACTCAACACTACCTTTAACAAGTCCAAGAAGGCTGATCTACTTATGTATTTTAGCAGTGCAAAGGGTAACAGTAACCTCCTCGCGTCCAACAACGAACTTGGAAACAACAACAACAACAAGGTGGCGAGCCCCGTGGTCAAGAGGACCACCCCCAAGAAGTTCAATTTCAACAATAACAACGAACTGGCGGCTGCGCAGAAGTTCTTCCGTTCCATGAACAAGGTGGCGAGCCCTAAAACCAAGATGATTGCTCCCAAACAGAATAAGCCCAAGAAGCTCACGAAGGAGCAGAAGGCTATGTATGCGAATATGTTCAAGAGGCATGAGGAGAATAAGAAGAGGCGGCAGGGGACCACTATGAACCAGTTGAGGAATGCTGCCAGGAGGCTTGATGCTGCAGTCAAGAAGACCATCCCTCCCAAGCCGAAGAAGGTGGTTGTCCGTGCCCAGCCAAAGGGAAAGCGGGTGAGTATGATGGGTGAGATTGCCAAGATGGCGAAGAGGGACAGGGGACTCAAGGTAGCACAGGACAAGCGCAGGGTGGCTGCCAAGAAGGTGGCTAAGAGGCTTGGTGACAAGGTGAGGGCGCGGAGGGCTGCGAGGGGCATCACCAACGCCAACATTGCCAAGCAGTTGGAGTTTGCACGTCAACAGAGGTTGACGAGGATAGAAAAGGAGATCAAGAATTATGAAGAGGGTCAGAAGAAGTAGTAAAAATATCTGGTACTATATTAACACAAATGAGGCAACTTGATATCATCATCATCCTGGCAATCCTGTACATCCTGTTCATGTGGGATACCAAGCCACCCGTCACTGAGAATGGGTGGACCGTCTACGGCACCATGGCGTGCTCATGGACCAAGAAGCAGCTGGATTACCTCAACAAGAAGGGCATCGGGTACACCTTTGTGGACTGCGACAAGGAGGCGTGCAAGGGTATCGAGGGCTTCCCCTATCTGGAACATGCCGATGGCCGGTCCCATAAAGGTTTCACCCAAGTTTAGAACTCTTACGTCGATTATCAATAGCCCAGAGGGGTTGAAAGTTTGTGTAGTGTGAACTCTCCCTCACCTGTTCTGGATCACTCAGGTCAAATGATGCTAGTGGACGGATGTGGTCATATTCCCACATCCCTTCATTCTGCCATGTCATACCTTCTATGAATTGCTTCTCAATGTGTTCCCTGAATTCATCGAGAGTACACCCAAGGAGATTATGAGGGCTTTGGAGAAGGAGTATGCTCGTCAGAGGATGGCTGCCTACCCCGCCGCCAAGAGGGTCAAGGCTGAGCAGAAGGCACAGAGTGACCTCAAGAAGGCTGTGGGGCACTTTGCCAAGTGGAAGGCGGGTCAGGAGGTTAAGCGCCTCCAGAAGGAGAAGGCACTGATGTCCGCCTACAAGAAGGCCTTCAAGGCAAAGAGTCCGGCGACTGCCGCCAGGAACATGGACATCCGGAGGGTGGCGAGGGTCCGGGCTGGCTTGCGCAAACGCCGTAATCAGCAGAAGACGATCCCGACGACACCCATGTTCCACAACAACAACAGCAACGCAAATGCACGGGCGCGGCTGAACCGGAAGAATGCGAACTACAGGAGTTCCGTCTTTGGCAAGGGTGCGTTGTACAACTAAATCTTTCTTACCACCTGTCTCAATCACAGGTGTTAACAAAGAGGAAAGTCAGGGCACCGCCCTGGAATTAGCAGCCCCTGATGATCGCGAGACCGATGGAGAGCATGAGCGCCTCCTGGAGATTCTTGAGCGGGCGGAGGACGGACACGAACGGCACGAGACCACGGTTCCAGAAGAACTTGATGAGGAACGTGCTGATGAGGATAACCACGAGGAGCATCATGAGGGTCTCGATGGGCTTCTGGGACTTGGCGAGAGTTTCGACAAACATTATTTAATATATTGACAGATAATAATATGGCGAGGCAGAAGAGGCTTCCTGTGAGTGGGTCAGAGCATCCATTCTCTGTATATCCGTGGGGTTCCAGGGGTGGTGGGTCAAATAGTAACAACTGCTACGCATACGCTATGCACGACTGGGAATCGTACCGGGCCCACAAGGCACAGCCTGGGAATCGTTCTGGGATGAGCAACCGATCCATCGAGTATCGGAACTGCAAGAAGGTTCATAGGAGGGTGATGTCTGACAACCCCAAGAAGGTGCGTCCCACCCAACTGTCCCGCAAGTGCCCCCGCGGGTACTACAAGGTTGCCCTGGTGATTGCACCGGGCAGGGACTTCCACTGGTACAAGCAGCACTCCATGGTGTACTACAGGGTCAAAGCAGGGGACACCAAGGTATCCCTGGCTCGATTCTTCAAGGTTCCTGCGAGCAGGTTCAAGGAATTTGTCCTGACACCGGGGAAGATGATCCGGTTCAAGGCAAACGTGTGGTCCCACAAGCGGGGGTGGGGTGGGAAGCCCCTCTTGGTGGATGCAAAGGGCAAGGCAATCCTGAACCCCCGAACCGCTGCGAGGGACTACGGTGGGGGTCTGAACTATAGCAAGTTCTGTGGGTCATACTGTGTTAAGCGTACTGGGGTGAACGTTGGAAAGACCGGATCCAAGGTCCTCCAGAAGCGTCGTAAGCGCTGAAACCGTATCGATGTCAAAGGTGATCTCCGTCTGGGTGGAGTCGAAATCAATGTATGCGTCCTCACCCATTCCCGTGATGATCTGATTCACCACGTCCGACGAGAGGTTCATGGTACTGGTGTGCTGAGCAGAGGTGTTGAAGATTGATAAAGTGACCTGGAATTGTGAACAGTCAAAGTACTGTCGACACGTCGGGCAGGTATTCTTCCCCTGCACCTTCCACTGTTCCAGGCAAGTGGTGTGATATATGTGCCCACATTTGAGACGTCTGGATCCTCTACCGTGTATCGGATCCATACAGATCGAGCAGTCACCCAGTGGGGTGTGAATGCTACAGAGGTTACTATTAGCCAGTGCAAAACACCTGCACTGATTACCAGTCTTTGTAGTGGCACTACAACGTTCGCTCATCACAGCTGAAATTCATGACGATTTTTATCATCCCCAAAAGACCACACAACCGTGTGGACACCCCACTTCCTCATGCACCTTTCGCACATGAGGCATGGCTTGGAGTTCCTAACCTCCCCCTGCGATCCTATACGGGCAACATACACTGTGGACCCCCGACGCTCCTTGGGACTCAGTGAAAGCAGGGCGTCCATCTCTGCGTGGACACTCGGCCATCGGGCTCGAATCCGGTTGTGACCTCTTGAGAGGACCTTGCCATTTTTTACAACTACTGCACCGTGACGCTGGTTCATGTTCGAATGTTTGGCATTGTCAAGCGCTTCGTTCATTACATTATGCTTCTATAGCCCTATGCTTCTAATAAGGTACACCCGCCTCATCACACACCCTATTGCGCTCAGCCACCACCTGTTCCAGAGTGTAGTCGTTCATGTGGTACAACTTGCAGAACTGCAAGCGTTTATTGTTTATACGGATGACGTATCTCTTACGCTGGATCGTGAGGAACTTGTGTCCTGTAAGTTGGTTGTTTTTGCTGGGCCCGCAGTTGACACCGTTATCACTGACTGATGCCCACCTCAAGTTGCAAAGTATATTATCCGACTTGTCTCTGTTAATGTGATCGACACATAGCAAATTATCTGGATTGGGAATAAACGCCCGTGCGAGTTCCCTATGAAGCCTGTGAGGTCTCTTATCTGCGCCAAACCTCATATAACCAGCGCAATCTGGTGAAATCTTTTTTAGTTTTTCATCATCCTTTCGCCTGACATTCCCGAGGTTTGATATCTCGTAGGTGTCAGGGGACGCTGGGAGTGGGACCCACTGCTCAGTCATATTGTGTATATATGGGAGGGTGGCTTTATTTAGTAGATGCCGGGCACTTTAAGTAACGGGCGGTCCGATGTCATACACTGGTTCACATCATGGGGACCTGGGCGCTGACCGACCTGCTGGAGATCCTGGACCTTCTTCACCATTGCCGGACCCTTCGCCTGAAGGAGCCTTCTGTAAGCGTAGTTGTCCACAAGGGGGACCTTGTGGCTGTTCATCAGGTAGTTGTCGAACAGTTTGGAGCTGGTGGAGATTGTGAATGCCCGCCCATCCGCTGCGCCGAGCCTCTGACTCATACTTTAGTATCTATTGAGAAAAGATTATTTGACGATTCTCCTGCGTGTGCTGCCACGAGAGCGTTCCACGCTCCTTGAGCACCCGAGCCCACTCGGTGATTGGAAAGCCCTGGAAACTGTCGAGCATCTCAACCTTCTTGGTCTCCTCGAGGATGCCTGGGTGGTTCATCAGGTGGATCAGTCGGTTGTAGCCCAGAGCAATCTCCTTGAGGGTCTCTGCACCCGAGAGGATCGCCTTGCCAGTCGAGAAGATGCTGGCGGTCATCTGCTTCATGTCGTCAGCTGGCTTGAACTTGACCTTGACGGCGGCGTAGCGATCACGAGAGAGGTTGACGTTCATGCCTGGCTGCTCAGAAAGGTGACGAGCGCAGTTGCGGAGGTTGACATCCCTGTTAAACTGGAAGTTGGCATTGATCATACAGATCCGAAACTCTTGGATGTTGACCTCGACCCCCAGAATGTGCTTGATGACCACACAGACCTGGCGGATGACCCGATGGCAGTCGAACAGGTCGGTGCACCCAGCCACCTGGATGGACCCGTTGGAGAAGATCTTGATGGACTTGGTGCTGGACTTGTCGGTGTAGAACAGGGTGACCTGGTTGTAGAACTCGGTGTGCTTGAGATGCCACACGTTGGCGTCGGGGGACTTGTCAAAGCGAAGCTTGAGTCCGTCAGGTGGGAAGGTCTGGCGAACCGATGCGAGATCCATTTCCCGACCAGTGTTGGCAACCATGGTGATTGTGATCAGTTTGGGGAAACTCGTCACATCACCCGAGGGTGCGTTGTCTGTTATCTCCTTGAGGGTCATGAGGTAGCTGAAGGTGTTTTCGCTGACTTGGGTATACATAGTGCGCTCTCTCTTTACACATATACAGAGGAAACCTTGGGATCGCTCGGACATTTTTTATTCGGAGGGGAGGTTCAGGAGGCGCTCAAAGTACATCCGGTGCTCGTCGTCCGGGGGGTACTCCGGATCTACGAGGCTGCCGTCAAAGGCGATCTCCTCGTCCGACGCCACAAAGTCATCGCACACCAAGAGGGCAAAGTTGTTCAGCTTCATCATCCTGTAGAAAGCCTCCTCCTGGAAGTCCACGGAGGCGACCTCGATCTCGCTGACCTCACGGGAGGAGAATAGGGCATATGCATCCTCCGCGGCGTTCCTGTAGGCGGGGGTGCTCGATATGTGGACGTTCAGGCGATGGGACGCCTCTGGATTCGTCATGCCCACCAGGCAGCATCGCCCGCTCTTGGGGATGGTGATGGTGTAGACCTTGTTTCCGAGGCGGGAGAAGTATAAACTTCTCTGCATATTAGTATATAGTACCGACATTTCTAATGCCCATCCTGTCGAAACCACCACCCAAGACACCTGCAGGCACTCTCAGGGGGTACGGGAGGTATTGCATAAAGGCAAAATCTCGGGTCCTGACCAACCGTGGGAATACCTACATCAACATCACCGGGTATGACACGGAACCCACCATAGGTGATAGAGTTGGGAAGGTGGCAGAGTACAAGAGTAGGCATCACAACCTCTCACATACCGAGGTGGAGGTGGTGTTCATCACTGACACTGCCCTCATAGCAGATGGTACCATCTTCATGGACTACGTGGAATGCAACTCGACACTCGTCATACCCCCGTGGAACTTCCGATGAAGTCTTAAAATTTTAACACCATAAATGTCAAAGATGCCGTGTCAACACTGCAAGAGGAAGTGTGGGATCCCCTTGAAGTGTGCATTCTGCCCTGGTGAGTTCTGTATGCGCTGCAGGCATATGGAGACCCACAACTGTCCCGGAATAGAGGAGAAGAAAAAGAATGATCGAGAGGTGTTGCAGGCTCGTATGAAGTACGAGGTCCATAAGCAGTCTACGACTTTCGAGCGTTGTTGACCCGTTTTGCCAGTTTGACGATCCTCTGATTCATATTGGATGCCACGTTGTTGGACAGTGACCGCTGTGGACGCGTCCGCCTCCTGTTGTTGTTGTTCGGCTTCTTGGGCATTGTGGGGAGTGGACCTTTGAATGCGTCTGTGAGTTTCTTGAAAATGCCACGATTATCCTTGACAAGTGTCTTGTTCACCTCCTTCGAGATGGCTGTCAGTGATGGTGCGTCTTTCAAGTTTATTGGAATGGCTCCAGGGGTGCTCGGGGATACGAAGCCACCCCTCCCGTTGGTATAAACCTTGGGTACCGCCCCTGGGGTCCCCCTTTTCACGGGTTTACCTGAATTGTTGGTATATACCACTGGTACCACCCCTGGTACCTTTTTGTTCACCACCTTCCCATTGCTGTTGTATAACGTGATTGGCACCGTCTCGGGGACTAGTTGTTTAACAGGGACCGGGACCGGGGCGGGCGGTGACACCTCGACAGGGGTCACAACGGTTTCCATGCTGTTGTTGTTGTTGCGAGGTGCAAACTGGTTCATGAACATCCTGACATTCCTCTTGTTGTTACTGACCTCTGGAGGGATCAGGATACCTCGGACCTCCCTATACCCCTTCTTGCCCGTCAGGAGCTTGTACCGCTTCCCACCCCTGATGAGCCTCTTGCCCGTCAGGGGGTTCAGGACCTTCCGCCTGTCACCGTTGCGATTGATGCCAACCTTGATCTTCCCAATAAAACGCACCTTGATGCGGGTGTTCCCCGACTCCAGGTGCTTCTTGAGCTTCCTCGTGAGTCTCCCCTTCTCACGGGTTGTCAGGGTTCTGTTGAACTTGATGTTCAGTGAATGCTTGTTCAGGGTAATGGGACCCTTGATGATCCGCCGCACCGCCCCGGGTGTGTTAAGGGCATCCTCCACAAGTGTACGGAGGCGTCTCGTAGCCATTACTATACACTACGATTTTTTTGCTTCTTCATTGTATTTACCTCCTTGGGTGTCTTACCCATCGCCGAATTAAGCATAGCAAGTTTAATATTTCCCCCGGGGTTTTGTGCCAGTGCGTACTTTTTCACCAGATCCTCCTCAGTGGCGTTTACGCCTTCCTGGAGTTGCAAAGGAGGTCCCCGCAGAGCCGTGTTGATAGCGTTTCTCAGTTCTTTCGTCTCTTCTGGATTGATGGGATTGGTATTCTTACCGTTCCTAATTTTCCCGATGGCATTTGTCTTGTTGGCAATTTTTGCCAGCATGGAGAGACGCACACGTGCAACCTGTTCCTGTTCCCGCGTGAGTTTTGAGACATTCCGCTTCCTTATCTCATTGATCATCTGTTTGAATTCTGGTGAACCAGGTTCAGGAAACGTCTGATCTTTACCCACCTTGAACTGGGTTCCTATCATTGCACCAATCCCTATACCCCTCCCACCCAATCCAACCTTTTCCTTATTGAACAACTGGTTCACCGCAGCCCGTATGGCGGGGGAGTTGGCGGATCCACTCTGGGTCCTCTTGAGAACCGCATTGCCCTTTGATGGGACCAGGGATGTCAGTCGCTTCAGGGTCTGTCTCTGGGGGTTGTTCCGGTTCGCGTTCATTCTGAGACCTTCATACTTGAGAAGGATGAACAGGCGGTGGATCTTCGACGACGTGGTGGCATTGACACCAGTCTTGACTATGTTTGGCTCTACGAGTTTGGCAAGGTGAAGAAGGTTTGTAGCAGTGTTTTTGACTCCAAGAGCATACGGCGTTGATGCGTTATTGGTAGCCATCTTTGGGAGGTCTTTTGCCGAAATCTTATATGTTTGTTTGTCTCTGAACATCCCAGGTGGGACGTGATAGGTGGAGGACGTTTTTGCCACTCCCCCCTGACCCCTCTTGGTCGTGTCGTAAATCATAGCCAGCTCATCGAGGGACCTCGAGATCCACATAGACTCCAAGCAACGCATGATGATGTTGGCAACGTAGACTACAATATTAGTATTTTTCTCCCTGTTCAACTTATCAACCGTGTATTTTCCAAAATGCGTATTCGCAGGTTCATTGAAAACATTCGGGGTGATGGCTCCAGTTAGCTTTACGATGAGTGTACGAGCAATCACGGACATTGCAAAATCAGTCGTAACCTGCGCGAGATTCGCAGTCCCAGCTTGTCTCTCGAGTGTAGATAATTGCTGAACAGTCATTTGCTTAGGATTCAACTTTGAATGGATTGAATGTTTGAATGCCTTCAAATTTTGAATCGAAACTGCTTTGCCTTCATACCGCTTCTTACTACCCATGAAGGCGCTCCATTTCGTTTGTTCATCTCTCCCAGACATATTTCTAATCATGAGATCCGCAGCAGGCTTTGTTAAGATGTAATCACCACTGGTATCATCTTTCATCTTGTTGTAACTCGATGAGATGTTGAATATCTTGATCAGTTGTGGTGAAAATATGTCCACACCAAGACCACGTAAAGAGATATCACTGGCACTCTCTGTGCCACACAGGTCCCCAAGAAGTCCGGGGTTCTCTGTATCTCCATATTTGAAGATGTGGTGCGCCCTAGAACTCTTGTCGTTGAAGGGTGTCGCTCTGGCGAAAGAATCCTCGAAATCTTTCATGGTGTCTTCGACCCCCCCTCTGCGCACAGGGAGCTCTTCCTTTTCTTCATCGAACGACAATACAGTCCCATTATCTTTAATTTCCACACGGATTCTCGGTGCGATGATGACACGTGTATCAGTCTTACCCGTAAAAGGAGATTTTGCGTTATTTTTCACAGCCAGGACCTTCTTGATGACAGTGGTCTTACCAGCGCCAGACGCACCGATCATCATAATCGCAGATGGCTTGTTGCCACCCGATGCATTCTTAGTGTATGAAAAGTCCATTTCATCCAAAACGGCTGCTATTTGTTGCTTTGCACCACCAACATATTCTTCGATAGCGTTTTTGTTATTCTTACTGATAGTCCCTAACATGTTGTTGAGTGTCAGCGTTCCATTTGGAATCCCCTCGTTGATGAACACGTACACCTTGGGTTCATTCATTTTCTGGAAGAAAGTCTTGGCAGCCGCCTTCACCTTCAGTTTCTCCCGTGGCTTATAGTCACTCTGATTGATGGCTATTGAGAGTTTATTGTAGGTGTTTGCGTCATGGAACTTTTCAAACAATGCTGCCAGAATCCCGTCAGCATTGACATCGCCAGAATTAGCCAAAAGCTTTGCAAATACACTCACCCTCCTGGCAGCCTGTTGGAACTTACTCGTAGCACTCAACTCCTTAGGGAGCGGGGTCTTGTCCGCCATGCACACAGCCAGCAGGTACCTGAAGAAACCAATCAGACCTTCAACTGATGTCTCGGTCAGCTCCTTATTTCCCACCTTCAATTTTAGATCACCTCCAGCCGCTTTCACGAGTTCTGCACTCCTGAGAGCCGCCAACACCTTGACGCACACCTCACCCTTGAGCTTACCGTCAAGGTTGCCGAGGTCGCCAGTATAGGGCTTGACATTGTTCATATCACTATGATACTACGAGAGAATTATTACGCGTTCCTCAGACCCTTGATAAAGTTCTTCTGCGCGTTCGTCAGGTTCATCGTGTTCAACTTCTCATTTTTGAGTTCGAGTGCCTTGATGGCGGACCTTTCACTGTTTCCGAGTGCATTAGGTACGATTTCTTTCCTCTGGAGCACAGGGGTGAGTTGTGGGTACTGTTCCTTGATGGCGTTCACGTTCATCCTGTTTCCACCCGTCGGGGTGACCGGCCTCCCCTCCTCTAGCGAGGCTCCACCATTCTGCCTCCCCCCCATCCCGACAGCCGCTCGCACCGCCCCCGCAGCACTCCTAAACGCACCTCCTGATGGTCCACCATTTGCCTCCACTGGGTTTTGGTTAATCACATCTTTCGCCTTTAAAGTCAGTTTAGCGAGATTATCATTGAACTTTTTAATTACACTGGTCGTCAACTGTTTCAGTTCATTGTTTTTGATCTGCTTGTTTGCATTCGCCGCCGCCTTTTCCTCCTGCGCATTCGCAGCCCTCTGTTTCGCTTCTGCCTGTGCTGCATCTGCCTGTGCCTTTGCTGCATCTGCCGCACCCAGCGACGCCTTGTGGTTACTCTCAACATTCTGGGTTAACTTTTCAATGCCAGCCAGAAGCGCTTTGATGACCTGTTGACGAGACGGCGCTCCATTCCTCTTTTTATGGTTTAACTGGGTGACTTTGTTGGCGTTATTCAGAGTCTCGGAAATTTTTCCAAGCGCACCTAGGGCACTCTCGAGATTGGACTTGTTCACAGTACGGTTGCGGTTGTTGTTTGAAGTGGTGTCAGGTTTGAATCCAAACGCACCTTCCAGGAATGCATTGCCACCCGCATATGTAGCGAGATTCTTCAAACTATCATCCAGTTCATTAAGTTCACTCTTAATGTCCCTCAAGCCCTGTACCTTTGCGGCGACTGCAGTACTATTGGCTCCTTTCACTGCCTCAAGGGCGGCTATGGCACCAGCCAGCTGAACTTCAGCAGCGTCGACGGCTGCACCAGCGTTGGTGATCGCTGTATTAGCAGCGGTTACCCTCTGGCCCGCAGCCTGTGCGGCATTCTTCTTTACTCCTAGGTTGTTCATCCTTTATCATCTATTGAGATAATAAATCGCAAACAGTAGGACAACCGCCACTATAAAGGGGTCCATATTACGCATAGAACCCCCAAGCTTATTCGAGCACCCAGCACCCGATAAAGACCACCTCCCCTGCTCGATGTTATACGCAGGGAGCGAAGGGCGATGCTTCACCGGGCAGTGCTCTGGACCGCCTCGGACGTGGCACCCAAGACGCACCTCTCCATCAACACACGGATGTGGTTTATGCTGTTCCCACTGGGTTGGCGTCTCCTCTACACGTTCTGGGGCTGCATAATTGACATCAGCGTTGGACAGCCCAGGGAGGATAGGTGCCTCCCCAGGCTGGAACGGGTTGATATCGTTGATTTGATTGTAATCCTCCAGCATGTGGAGACTGGACATCTGTACTTACTTCACCCTGAGAAATGTTTTCCTCTGGGGGGTATTGCTTGTACACCATGTTATACTGATGCCAGTACCACATCTTATCGAGATCAATATCCAACATTCCAGCCAACTGAAACAGGTATGAAAACACATCACCAAACTCGTTGCGAAGGTGAACAATGGGTGTCTTGATGTGGGGTACCTTCTTCTTGTACGGTCCCCTAAACTGCCGGATGGCACCAGCCAGTTCGCCCACCTCCTCCGTAAAGAGCATCCAGACGTTCTGTACGTCTTGCGAATCCCAGCCCTTGTGATGACACAGGGACATTGTGATATCTCTGTATTGATTTAAACTACCCATCACCATCTGGACATATATACACCCATTGGTTTAAATGCCAAACTCTTGATCGCTCAGCTTGTTCCCGTAGGTGGTGGTACTCTTCGGGTGGTCCATGGGGGTGACGGTGCTATCGGTGTCCTTCATGAAGTTGATGTACTGGGACACCCCGGACCCGATCTGGCTGCGGGCAGTCTGGACGATGCGACCGTTCATCATCCTGACCTGCTCCTCCACACGCCTGTTGGGATCCCCAGATGAGTTGATGAACTCTGCCCTCATGATGGCAATCAGGTCATTCTCGTTCTGGTGGTCGATCGCAATCCCCGTCTTGTCCTTGAAGTCCTGGCGGATTGCCTTCTGGAGCAGGGAGATGTTGAACGGTGAGAAGAATAGGCGGTTGAGAGGGGTGTCCATCTGGTGGAGTGACTTTGCAAGGTAAGTGCTGTTGTCACACATTGTATTATTATCTCACAACATATTATTACATACAATGTTCAGCCACCGCCCAGAGACGAACGGGATGTTCATCGGCTCTTACCCACCTGTGTCTGCCCCTGGAAAGGATGACAAGTTTTTCACCAACACCTACCTCCTGCAGGAGAATCGGAAGGCTGAGGTGGTGGGACCAGTTAGCTGCAGGTCACGTTAGGGTATTTATCCTTTTTAAACTCTGAGAACCTAGCCGCTTCCCTCGACAACTCACTAGCAGTCTTTACCAGGGCGAGCTTTCTGATATCGATACCCGCTGCCACCTCATTGACGATTTCAGTCAGTTTAAGTTTATAAGCGCACACGTCCGACTCGGTAGCGATCGCGGTCCCGAGGTCCTCCACATTAGCAAGGTCTGAAAGTGCTTCTTCCATCCTCTCGACGATATCGAATATTTCGTCGCGAGTATCGTCGTACGTATCAGCTGCGAAAAGCAGGCAGGTTTCCAGTGCCCTAATGTTATCGTCATCCTTCATCGCATCACCATTACTTGCGTCTATTAACTCCTTGCGTTCGTCTTCTGTCATATCCAAAAACTCCTTGAGGTACTCCAGTTTCTCATTGTACACCTCTATCAGTTCAATGGTAAGCCCCTTATTCTCGGACATGGGGACTACCAGGTCCTCGATGAGTGCGTCAAGCTCACTGGTATCCTTGGTATCATTATCGGATACCAGTCCCCAGTACTTGGGGATCCCTGGGATGTAACCCAGGAGGGAGAGGACAATAAATGCAATAATGACGATTGGAACACCAGCCTTGGCTACTTTCAAAAAAATAGGAAACATAAAGATATCTTTACATATATACATAGAAAAATGAAGGTTCTCAAGCGCTCGGGATCCACTGAGGACATGAAGTTCGACAAGGTTACTGCCCGCATCTCCAATCTGTGTGCAGAGGGAAACCTATCTATCAGCGCTGACAAGGTGGCACAACAGGTGTTTTCATCCATGTATGACGGGATGACAACACAGGAGATTGATACCCTGACCGCAGAGATTGCGGTGGCTATGATGACCCAGAACATGGAGTACTCGGATCTTGCCAATCGGATCGTTGCTAGTAACATACAGAAGCAATGCCCCGAGACATTCGTGGAATCTGTAAACATCCTGGTGGAGGCGGGGGTACTCAACCCCACCATGGCAAAATCGGTCGACGAGTTGAATAACCACATCAAACCTGATCGGGACACCCACTACGGGTATTTCGGACTGAAAACCCTGGAGAAGTCCTACCTCCTGAGGGTCGACGGGAAGATCGTGGAGACACCGCAGTATATGTGGATGCGGGTTGCCCTAGGGATCCACGGGGCGCAGGACATCTCCAGGGTCGTGGAGACCTACGACCTCATGAGTCTGGGGTACATGACACACGCCACCCCCACCCTGTTCAACTCTGGGACCCTGAACCCCCAGATGTCCTCATGCTTTCTCATGGCTATGAAGGACGACAGCATCAAGGGGATCTACGGTACCCTGGAGGAGTGCGCCCACATCAGCAAGTTTGCAGGGGGCATTGGACTCCACGCCCACAACGTGCGGGCAAAGGGATCCCGTATCCACGGGACCAACGGGACCTCCGACGGGATCATCCCGATGCTCCGGGTGTTCAACGCCACCGCTCGGTATGTGAACCAGGCGGGGCGGCGGAAGGGTTCCTTTGCCATCTACCTCGAACCGTGGCACCCGGACGTGTTGGACTTCCTCCAGCTCCGCCTCAACCAGGGAGACGAGGAGGCTCGGTGTCGTGACCTGTTTACAGCCCTGTGGATCCCCGACCTGTTCATGCAGCGGGTGGAGCAGAAGTCCCACTGGACCCTGATGTGTCCCAACGAGTGCCCGGGTCTCTCGGACTGCTACGGGAAGAATTTCGAACATCTGTACGAACAGTACGAGCAGGAGGGGCGGGGGAAGCGGGTTCAGGCGGTGGATGTGTGGATGGCAATCCTCAAGTCCCAGATCGAGACGGGGACGCCCTATATGCTCTCCAAGGATGCTGCGAACCTCAAGAGCAACCAGAAGAATGTGGGGGTCATCAAGTCCTCGAACCTCTGTGTCGCCCCAGAGACCCGCATCCTGACCTCCCAGGGGTACAAGCAGATCAGCACCCTGGAGGGGCAGGAGGTGGAGGTGTGGAACGGCGAGGAGTTCTCAACCACCCAGGTTCACAAGACTGGGGAGAACCAGAAGCTGATCCGGGTTCACACGACCCACGGAAACCACCTGGACTGCACCCCGTATCACAAGTTCTACGTCGAGACGGGGTCTCGCCCAGCTCACAAGAGCCGTGTCAAGCAGGTGGAGGCACAGGACCTCGAGGAGGGTATGAAGCTGATCCAGCACGCCCTCCCCATAATCCCTGGTGAGGGTGAGATGAAGTATGCATACACCCACGGGATGTTCTGCGCCGATGGGACTTACAACAACAAGAAGCCATTCCTGTCCCTGTACGGGCAGAAGAAGTCTCTCATCAACGAGTGCGAGTGGCTCAGCGCCTCTGACGTGTCCCCCCAAGACAGCATCACCCTCCGCCTCCCACTGGATCTCACCAAGAAGTTTGAGGTTCCGATCAACGCCTCGCTCCACACCCGCCTGGAGTGGCTGGCGGGGTATGTGGACGGCGACGGGTGTGTGGTGTCCAACAAGGGTCTGAAGAACATCCAGTTTGCGAGTATCAACAAGGAGTTCCTGCAGGACATTCAGCTCATGCTCCAGGGGATGGGGGTTCACACGGTGGTTCGCAAGGCTCAGGATGCGAGGGTCGCCACGATCCGTGGAGAGGAGTGGGCGTGCAAGACCTTGTGGCGGGTCGGCATCGACAGCGAGGGTCTCCGTCTCCTGACCGATCTGGGCTTCTCCCCCCGTCGCCTGGACATCTCCAACTGCCGTGAGCGCCACCACAAGACGAACCAGTACATCAAGGTTGAGAAGGTGGAGGATCTCGGGCGGGTGGATGACACCTACTGCTTCACCGAGCCCAAGAGGCACATGGGGATGTTCAACGGCATCCTGACTGGGCAGTGCACAGAGATCATGGAGGTGAGCGACCCCGAGCACACCGCCGTGTGCAACCTAGGCTCCCTGGCGCTCCCCCGCTTCCTGGTGTCCCTGAGTGACGAGCGGGCACCCATAATGGATTACAAGCGCCTGCACGAGGTGGCACGCACCCTGACCCGCAACCTCAACCGGGTGATTGACAACAACTTCTACCCTGTGGAGACTGCCAGGCGTTCAAACATGAAGCTGCGTCCGATTGGGATTGGGGTTCAGGGGTTAGCAGATGTCTACATGATGATGGGTCTCCCATTTGACAGCGAGGCGGCACGCCAAGTGAACATCAACATCTTCGAGACCATCTATCACGCAGCCTTGGAGGAGAGCTGTGATCTCGCTCGGGAGGAGGGATCCTACGAGGGTTTCGAGGGGTCTCCAGCCTACTGCAGCATGTTGCAGTTCGACATGTGGAACAGGACCCCCACGAAGATGTACGACTGGGACGCCCTGAAGGAGCGCATCCACGAGCACGGGCTGCGGAACTCCCTCCTCCTGGCTCCCATGCCGACTGCCACCACTGCACAGATCCTGGGGAACAACGAGGCGTTCGAACCGTACACCACGAACATCTACCTCCGCCGGACCCTGGCGGGGGAGTTTGTGGTGGTGAACAAGCACCTAGTCAGGGATCTGGAGAGGTTGAACCTCTGGTCCCCCGAGATGAAAAACCGGATCATCCGCAACGATGGGAGCGTCCAGGGCATTCAGGAGATCCCAGAGCACCTCCAGGCAATCTACAAGACGGCGTGGGAGTTGTCCCAGAAGGCAATCATTGACCAGGCGGTGGACCGTGGGGCGTACATTGACCAGTCCCAGTCTATGAACCTGTTTGTGGAGGCTCCGAGCATCGGGAAGTTGTCGAGTATGCACATGTACTCGTGGAAGAAGGGGCTCAAGACGCTCTCGTACTATGTACGGACCCGTGCAAAGGCTCGGGCGCAGCAGGTGACAGTTGAACCAGATGTGTGCGAGACGTGCAGCGCCTGAGTATAAGGAATTCCGCCTACATATACACAGAACAAACGATACAATGGCTACCCGTTTCACTCAGATCAATGTCAACGACAGTCTCGTGCTGGGTGAGTTTTACAACAAGCGCATCCCCCTCATGACTGACACCAGCACACCATTCTCATTCCAATCGCCACGGATGTACATGCCTTTTGGCATCTCTGGTTTCGTGCCGCCTCACGGACCCACAAAGTGGAATCTTGACTTTGTGATGAAGGGGTGGGACGAAAGCGGTGGGTACGTCAACCGATTCTACACGTGGGTGAAGGATGTGGAGCACAAGGTTGTGTCCCACATCCAGCAGAACAGCGAGATCATCTTTGGGCGGGAACTTCCCATGGACGAGGTGCTCTCGATGTTCAACTCGAACCTCAAGGAGGCTCAGAACGGGTACGACCCCAAGCTGCGCGTCAAGGCTGACACGTGGCCCGACAACACCCTCAAGTTCAAGGTGTACGACTCTGAACAGCAGGATGTGGTTGTGGACTCAGTGTCCGACGGACTGTTCAAGAGGCACTCTGGGGTGTCACTCATCGAGCTGAATGCGGTGTGGTTCATGAACCGGCGATGGGGGATTACATGGCGCTGCACCCAGTTGCAGGTGTTCCAGCCCCGATCACAGCAAGAGGAGCGTCCCAAGAAGTGCCTCATTGACTTCTCGGCAATCCCCGATATCTAAGTTCTGTGGTAGTTGATGACCACCAAAGCACTCAGGTGCAACAAAAATACAATTAACGACTACGCTTTATCAGTCTACGCGCGGGTGGAGCGGGCGCGGCGGGGCTTGTTGTTCACGAGGCGGGCGATGGCAGCGAAGGGGTTGGCGTTCAGGAGCGCCTTCTTCGCTTTGCGGGTGTTTGCAGCTTTTTGACTGCGGCGAGCCTTGGCGGACACCGACATGTTGGCAGCCACCTTCTTGGCGCGGCGGGAGCGCTCGGACTTGGACATCTTGCGACCAAGGCGACCCGGGGCGGACACGGAGCGCTTGGTGGAGTTAGCGCGCTTGGGGCGGTATGAGGTGGCGGACGTGGATCGCTTCAGGACCTGGCGGCGACCCAGTGCAACGCGGCGCTTCGGGGCAGCCTTGGGCTTGCGGGCAGCCGCCTTCTTCGCAGCCGCGGCAGCCTTGCGGGCGTTCGCGGCCATGGTGCGGAAGAACATCTGGCTGGCACGCTCCTCCTCCTTGGCGAGAGCCTTGGCGGCGGACACGTTGCGGCGGCGGAGCTTGGCAGCCTCGGCGCGGGCCTTCTGGGAGTTCAGCGTCTTCGACATGCGAGCGAAGCGGCGGGTGGCGGTCATCGCCTCCTTGTTCGCCGACTTGCGAGCAGTGACGCGAGCCTTCACAACCTTGCGGGCATCGGACTTCGCCTTCTGCTTGTTCAGCTTGGTCATCATCGCAGAGAAGCGGCGGGTCGCGAGTGCGGACTCGGACTTGGGAGCCTTCGCCACACGGCGGCGCACAACGCCACCCACACCACGAGCCTTCATCGCACCCTTGCGGGCAGCGCGGGCGTTGCGAGCCATGGCGCTGGACGGCTTGTTGCCAGCCGTCACACGCTTCATGACACCACCCACCATCTTGCGCACCACCGTGGCAGCACGGGAACCGCGGACGCCACCCTTGCGCACCGCCGGGCGGATCTTGTTCGGCACCGTCGTGTTGCCCTTGATGGTCTTGCCATTCTTGGTGTGCGCCTTCACGCCGTACACCTTCTTGTCGCCGGACTTGGCGAAGTACGAGACCTTGCCGGTCTTGGACTTGGACATGAAAATCGCGCGATTCTTGGAGTTCTTGAAGCCAGTGTTCGTCTCTGCACGAGCCATATGATCTATATACTTTACCTGGAGAAAATTATTTACAGAAGCTCCTGAGAGCTTTGATATAAGTTGGTCCCGTGATCATACTGAAGGTTTTCTTGGAACCCTTAGCCTTCAGTATGGCCTTACGCCACGTGCTCTTGCGAGTGGACGCACTCTTCGGTTTCGCCTTGGGGGGCATTCTTTATCTTATATGGAGATTTTTCCTCACTTGTCGTAGATCTTCTTGGCCTCCCTGTAGAGCGGGGTGCCCTTCTTGATCGGGACGAACTCACCCTTCTTGTCCATCCCCAGCTTCTTCTTGGCCGCATCCACCGCCTTGCGCCACTGCGCCAGCGGGCTGGACTTCTTCTTGGCATCGGCAGACTTCTTGATGCTCACAATCTCACCCGTGCGTGGGTTGCGCTTAAGTCCGCTGGACTTGCCCTCCTCGTGGAAACGGGTCGCGCGGGACGCCATGTGCTATATACTACCTACTGAGATAAAAACTTAACCGCCCCCGTGGGGACGCAAAACAGCCAATGCAGGAGGATACCCGCCACAAACAGGAGGATGGTCGTGAGGACGATGGGGACACCCGTCCACCTGTTGAGAAGCCACGCACCCAAGATGGTCAAGAAGTAGTCTGTCGCTGCCGCATCCCCAAACCTCACCCTGTGCACCCCCTGCCTTGGGACTCCGAAGATGTCCTTGAACTCGCAAAGTTTCATGACCTGATATATCTTACACGCTGAAAATCTGCCTAATATTTCTGATAGTGATCCCACTAGCCTCCCTAGCCCCTGGGATTGCCTTGGCCAGGCGGGGGTCGTTGAGGACCTCTGAGGACACCACCGCCTTGGCACCCTGGAGCGCCATCATGGACTGCTCCACCGAGTTGTAGACCCCCTCCTTCTGGTTGTAGATGAGCTTGCGGACGACCACCTTCTGGACCTGCCCCGTGCGATGCGCCCTGCCTATCGCTTGGAGTTCGGTGGCTGGGTTCCAGCTCGGGGCTGTGATGTAGACCCTGGTTGCCTCCTGGAGGTTGAGACCCACACCACCCGCCTTGATCTGCACGACCATCACCGCCCCCGGGGCTGCCTCCCGAAACTGCGCCACCTGGTGGTCTCGCCCCTGCTGGGAGACCCCACCGTCAATGCGGAACACGGGGATGCCCTGCTCCTCCAGGCGCTTCTGGCAGTAGTCCAACTCGCCGATGAACTGGGCGAAGATGAGAGACTTCTCCTTGGGGTGTTTCTCCATCTCCTGGAACATCCACCTCATCTTGGCAGTCTCTGTATCCCACTTCTCCCCCTTCTCCTCGGAGTCCAGGTAGAGCTGGGGGTGTGCCATGACCTGTCGCACCCTGAGGAGGCGGGCGAGGAACTCCATGGTGTGGAGGTTGGCGTTCCCTGCAGAAGCCATCACCTCCCTGATGTACTCCCTGCCCTCCGTGAACACCTCCTGGTAGAGGCGCTCCTCATCAGGGTTCATGTCCAACTCCACGTTCTGGAAGTCGCAGGGGGGCAGTTCGAGGCGGGTGTTGAGGTGCGCCAGGTCCTGCTTGGTGCGCCGGAGAACGTACTTCTGGCGCACCTTCTGGGGGAAGCACTCCACCGTCTTGCTGGAGAGACCCACGAACTCTGCGAGGCTCACGAAGTCCTTCATGCTGTTGAACACTGGGGTGCCCGTCACAGCCCACTTGATCTCACCCACCAGGCGCTTGACGCTCTGGGTCACCTTTGCCTTCTTCTCCCTGACCTCGTGAGCCTCATCGAGGATGATCCGCTTCCACGGGACGCTGTGGAGCACGGTGGGGAGGATGTCGCTCTTGGATATGGGGTGCGCCTTGGTGGACTTGACGACGCAGCACCCGTAGCTGGTGACCACCACGTCGGCAGTCAGCTCACGGTAGTCTGTAGTCCTGTCCTGCCCCTGGTGGATCTGGACAGTCAGCTGGGGGGCGAACTTCTCCAGCTCTGATGCCCACTGCCCCACCACGGACTTGGGGCAGACCACGAGGGTTCGACCCCCTGGGTTGCCCAGGATGGCTGTGATGAGCTGGATGGTCTTGCCGAGACCCATCTCGTCACATAGCATCCCTCCTCGGGGACCCTTGGGTGAGGTCTCACGGTCTATGAGCCATGCGACTCCCTCGTGCTGGTAGGGGGAGATGAGACGTCCCTTGAGGGTGCGAACAGCACGCTGGTAGCACTCAGTCGGGGTTGTCATCGTAGATCACTTCGCATATATCCTCATCACACGTAATCCTTATGTTCCTCTGTACATTTTTTAGATAGCCATTCAGTAGTATTATTGCCACCTGACCGGCGAAGGAGAGCGACTCACACGCAACCATGTCACGAATGAGATGCTCCAATATGACAGGGTCAACCGAGTGGTTGTTGATGGAGGTTGTGACTACTGATGGAACGTAATGAAGGGCTGCAACCCTCTTGGAGAGTCCTCTCAAGGTGAAGTTCCTCTTCGCCAGGTGGCGAGTGGCTCTGCACACCCTCATTTGTTTCTTGTGGTACTATAAGGTTTATATGTCAGATCAACTCTTCAAGATACATAGTATCATGGCTCGTCACCCTACACGCATCCCCTGTTGGATTGATAAAGCGTCAACTGAAAAGAGCCTGCCCGAAGTCTCCGACGGGCGTAAGAAGTACTTGATAGAGAAGGATATGACCGTTGGTCAGGTGATGTATATAATACGCAAGAGGGTGAACATCAATGAAAAGAAGGCAATCTTTCTATTCGTTGATGGGAGCGTCCTGCCACCCAACACCGCCCACATGGGCGAATTATACAAGGACCATGCCAGGGATGATGGGATGTTGTATCTCACCTACCGGGCAGAGTCAACCTTCGGGTGAATGGTATCCATCGTCATCAGAGTTTGCCTGAATGCTAAAAGTTTCTGACCACCTCTTATCAACCTGACGGGTCCGCACCCGCTTCGGCTTCGGAGCCTCCTTGGCATCCAAGAGATATTGCACACCGTTCTGGCGGTGCCACAACACCTTGTCCCACAAGTGGCGCATCTTCGGGAGATTCTCCACCATCCAGTTGGGGTCTCGGGGGACGTGGGTCACCACAAACTCCTCGGGGGCGGGCCACGTCAATTCCTGTGGCTTGTACTGGATGAACACCGCCTCGTCGAGATCCAGGATGTCCATGAGGAGTTGCAACTGGGGCATGTAGTGGTGCGGGACTTCGGGAGTTATCTTGCGCTTGAGGGGGCATTTGATCTCCACCAACTTTCCAGACTCCGTGATACCATCAGGACTGCCACCCAACCAATTGTACATAGGGTGCGGGAACAGTCCAATCTCGTGAGCCACCTCCCCAGTCTCTGCACACCACTTATCCCTAGCCTCGTCCTCGTACTTTTCACCGTGCTTGGTAGCCTCATTTCCAAAGAAGGTCCTGTGACCACATTTGTTAAGAATGAATTCACTCTCCGACGAGTACGGGTTTGACCCCGTAGCCGTCGCAGCATCCGAGGCGGTCAACATCTTCCCGCGGAGAGCCAACCACTCATCGGACTTCTGGGCTGCATATTCACGCTCGATCAGGAGACGAACCTTCTCCAGCATGGTGTTATCCACTTATGCATCCAATTCTCTAAGCGCCATCTGGGCTGCAGACTGCTCCGCAGCCTTCTTGTTCCGCGCCTTTCCAACCCCACACACATCCCCGTTAACAGTCACGTCAATCACAAACACACCCTGATTGTGTGACAGCGTTCTGTAATCAGGGAGGTCGAACTTCCGAGCCTGGCACCACCGCATCAGGATATCCTTGTAGTTGTCGTCCTCGTCGATGATCCCCAAGTCAACCACCTGCGGGTTGTTGAACAGGTCCAGGACGAACCGCTTTGCCTGGAGCAACCCGAGATCCATGTAGATCGCACCCACAAACGCCTCAAAGGTGTCCTCCAGCACCTTGGTGTTGCGGACCCACCCGTTCCTCTCACCCTTCTCGTCCATCAGGATGAAGCGGTCCATTCCCAACTTCGCTGCAATCCCAGCGAGGGTGTTGCCCCTGACCAACTTTGTGCGCGCCTTGGTGAGAAACCCCTCCTGCTGATCCCGGTATCGGTCAAACAGGAACTTCGTGATGATGAAACCCAGGACCGAGTCCCCCATGAACTCCATGGTCTCGAAGGACTCCTCCAAGGTGTAGCGCTTGAGCGCTGACTTGTGAGTGAAAGCTTGTTGGTACAAAGCCAGGTTAGCGACCTTTGTACCGACGAGTTTTTCAACTTCACCACGATCCAGGGGAGGTGGCGAAATCAATTGAACTTCTTCCATTGTGTTTTGTTATATGTAGAGAGAAAACTCTATACATTTACGCAGCGACCTTCTTCACCACCTTCTTCACCACCTTCTTCGGGGTGGGGGCGGCAGCCGGAGCCGCCGCGGGGGCAGGTGCCTCCTCTGCCGGAGCCGCCGCCTCGGGGGCATCCAGCGCCCCGAGGTAGTGGGGCTTCAGGTAGGTCTGGAGGTTCGTGAACTGGAGATCGATACCAGCCGGGACATCGAGAATGGTCTTGAGCTTCTCGTCCAGTAGGAACACCCGGTTGTTGTCGGGGTGCTTGAGGTTCTTCTCCTTCACATACGCGTTGATGCGCTTGGTGACCTCGCCACGGCTGACTCCATCGCCCTCGCCGAGACCAAGGAACGCCCCCAGCTGCGGGGACACCTTCTGGAGGCGGTTGAAGCCAGACTTGGCTGCACGCTCCTTAGCCTTCTCGCCGGTCGGGTCCTCCTGGTGGGCACGAACCTTGCGGACGATCTTGGCAAGAGACTTAAGCTCCTTCGAGAGGGCGGTGATCTGCTCAGAGATAGAATCCATGGAAGCCATTGTGTGTTTGGTACTGACTACTTCTAGTCACATTTCTTTATCCTCAGGATCGAGGAGAGAAACAGTAAGGCATTGACTATGCATAGTCCCATGATGGCAACGAGGGCTGCGTCGCGCATCTGGGTGGGTTTGAGGTTTTTCGACTGCGTCATCTGGTGAACGTCCGACGGGCTGATCACCCTGTATGGCGGACTCGGGTCCACACCTTCGCACTGTCCAGGGCACCCCTTCCCTTCGTGACAGCATCCAGACTGGCACTCGTAGTAGACACCGTCCTCCTCCACCATACACTTCTGATTCCTCCGTGCGTCAGGGGCACTTGACAATGCGTAGCACTGACAGTTCCGAATTCGGTTGTCACCCTTGCAGGCATCCGTCTTGCAGTCCATATTTTCTATGTCTACTATAATGGACGAGAAATATTACTCCCCAAAAACAGTTGACGAGTTCGCTCGTCAGGTGATCTGTATGGGGAAGGCTGATATGTTCAGGGCTTGGATGGATAACGACCCCGTCAAGTGGCGGAAACTCGCTCGGAAGCACAAAATGAGCGACGCACAGCTTGAGAAGATGTTGTATGTTCTACTGACAGACACGTCCCGTGGGACGCTCTACCAGATGGTTGCCCACATGACCTCCAAGATGCTCCCTCTGGGCGAGATGATCATTGGGGGCGGTGAGGCATTTAACCACTACTCACCCCGTGAACAGCGTATAGTCACCTCTGACATTGACACAAAGTTTGTTCCCGCCTTCAAGTTCGGTAAGAAGAGGACGTTCCTGCACTACCAGTGCACCCGCCTCCTGATGTGGGACCAGATGGAGGGTCTCCGCCGTCGCTTCAACAGCAAGATGTCTGCGAATGTCCGTCGGGCCGCTGCAACAAAGCTGGGGCGCTTCTTGAACCTCAGTGCGTCCCCAGTCCCCAGTCGCCTGACCCGCCGATACACCCTGAAGGGCAAGGAGAAGCAGCAGGGGAACACCAACAACGTCTCACCCGGGAACACCCTCGCTGATATCGAGATCTTTGCCCTCGACATTACGCTGGGGTGGTGGCACCCCGAACAGAACAAGACGGTCAGGGCAACTCTGGGTGGCATGTTGGATGCCGTGCTCCTCAGGAGGGATGAGATGGGTGCAGACGTGTGGGATGACAGGGTGTACATCAAGGAGCGGGGGGTCATGATGGCGGGGAAGAAGTACCTGATCGACGACCTGTATCTCCTGAACAAGCTGGGTCTCAGGAAGGAGAAGGCGGACAAGGACCGCAAGAGGATGTATATATTCTCCAAGTATGTGTTGAAGATCCCGGGAGTTCGCAGTTCCATGAGCACCGACACCCTGTTCAAGCACATCAAGCCACGGATTGCCAAGATCAAGGCAACCCCCAGGGTGCGCAAGAAGTTCCAGCCCAAGTTGGCATACGATAATGCATCGAAGGTCAACCCACTCCGCAACGAGCAGAGGGGTGTCAGCAAGCCCAAGAAGACCAGGTCCCACCACCTGGCTCTGAGCCTGCACGCCCCCAGGGGTCTCAAGGTCCCCGGGTACAAGGAGACGGCTGGGGACTTCAGGTTCAACACGGAGACCCTCAAGTGGGTCAGGAACAGGCGGAGAACCTACATCCACAACGAGGAGACCCACCGCATCAACAAGAATTCCGATGTGAACATCCAGTTGAATGACATCCAGGCGGTCCGGTTGGAGAAGACCCTCAGGGGCTACAACCCTGCCAGGGACAACTACATCCCCGTGGACTTCAGGAGGAGGGCAGCCCTCATCCAGTTCGCCGGTCTCCCAGACAAGAAGTTCGTCAAATAAAGGGTAATGAATATACCTGTATAGAACAACAATGCAATTCTCGGAGGAGGTTAAGACTCTTGCTGACGGTCGCAAGTTTATCCGCTGTGTCGAGCATCGTCACAATCTGAAGGATGTCGTGCTGGAGGATGACTTCCAGGCGGATGACAACGTGACCATGCAGTTGACGGAGGGTTCGGCGGGGGTGGTCGGTAAATATGATACCGATATCCTCCAGGCTGCCAGGGATCACTCGGAGGCGTGGTTTGGTCGGAAGCTGTCGGACAAGAAGATCGCGGGTGCCTACGTTGCAGGCGTGGGACAGGCGGGTGTCATGACATGCGAGAAGGCTCGTGTGAAGGGTCAGGTGGTAGTCAGGGCATTCAATCTTGACAAGACCCTGGTTCAGCTCGATGATCTCCAGAAGGGTATCAAGTGCCATGTGTTTGCCGAGCTTCTGGGGGTCCTCATCTACCAGAAGAACTTTTCACCCCTGTGGAAGGTGGTTCAGGTGCTGGTCCTCCCTGGACCCAAGCCCAAGAAACCCAAGCGGTACACGGACGAGTGTATGTTCGACGACGAGGATATCCCAGTCCAGGAGGACGAGGTTGATGAGGGTGAGAGTGATGACGAGCCGTAAAAATATTATGTGATGATATACTAAATGTTGAACGTTAAGGACCTCCGCAAGTCTCTCCCGATCTTAGTGCTCGTCGGCGTACTCGTGTGGTGCATGTGCTACAGTGACAAGGGTCGTGAGTTCTACGCCCCCATCAACGGCGGTGGCAAGCCCAACGACGCCCCGACCCCCCAGAACGCCGGCTGTGCTCTGGGCAGCGGCGTCGGTCTCGCCAGCAGCCTCCTCCCCCGTGAGGTGTCCTCGGCGGAGGACTTTGGGCAGTTTGCCCCCGACGAGATCCTGAAGGGTCAGAACTTCCTGGACCCCCGCCAGCAGATCGGCTTCCCGGAGACGATCGGCGGAAACCTCAGGAACTCCAACCAGTCCATCAGGTCCGAGCCCCCCAACCCGAAGAGCCCGTATGTGTGGCAGAACAGCACCATCACACCCGATCTCATGCGTCGTCCACTTGATTAAAGAATTCCAGCTATATATAACAAACACTAACAATGGCTGATTCTGAGCAGATTAAAGATAAGACGCGCGAGTTGTTTGAACTCAAGGAGCAACTCAAGGCAATTGGTAAAGACACCAAGCTACTCAGGGACCGAGTCAAGGAGCTGACCCAGGAGATTGGTCAGTTTATGAGCAACCAGGAGGTTGACTCGGTCAGTGTGAAGGGTGTTGGGAAGGTTTCCCAGAAGACGGCGGTCAAGAAGGCTCCGTTTAACCGCAAGGCGGTCAAGGAGGGTCTCCTGACCTTCTTCGGGGGTGATGAGGCCAAGGTGGAGGGAGCCATGTTGGCAATTGAGGACAACCTTCCCCAGGAGGAGGCAACCAGCGTTACCGCACGGGCGACGAAGGCTTAAGGAAATCCGACTAGATATATACAGAACCAACTAACCAACCACTGATTGCTTCGCAATGCCGATCATCAAGTCGTCCGACGATTACCACTTTCATCCAGATCCTCAGGATGACAATGGCAACGAGGATATCTATGACACCCCCCTCGACTTCCTGCAGTGGCAGGAGTGGTACCAGCAGGACCTCATGAACATGTGGATGGGCATGAGGGGCTACTGCGAGGACACCTACCTCCGAGGATCCCTGATGGGCGGGATGACCTACCAGGACTTTTGCGAGTTCGTCTACCACTTCTCAAGCCAGACGTCGTCACGGTTTGCCACCTAAATTTCTAAACATTTTCTATGCCAATGGTAAATGTTCGACGTCTCCAGTCCCAAGGTTACCACGCCCGCTCTCCTGTTTGCCGCCCTCAGCCCCGGTATGCTCGTGCAGCTGCCCGCGCCCCTCAGAAACATCACAAGCGGGAAGATCCTGTTTACCCGCGACACCAACAGCACCAGCGTGTACTTCCACGCCCTGGTGTTCCTCATCGTGTACAAGCTTCTCGCCAAGCAGATGGGTCTTGTTCTGACGAAGACGGACCTGCTGGTGACGACAGGTCTGTTCATTGCCCTCAGCCCGGGTCTGCTCCTCAGCCTGCCGAAGGGTCGGGGAGCGACGGGTCCGGCTCAGGTGCTCGTGCACACCCTGGTGTTTGCCGTGGTGTTCGCGTTCCTGAGGAAGCAGTTTCCTTCTTACTATTAGATAATGGTATGGAGCCCATTAAACACGTGGTCTTGAACTCAGGAGGCTTGATAGTCTACGCTTATGCAGGTTTCTTTAACAGTAATCAACACTTACTGAAAGAGGTAGAAACTGTTACAGGGGCATCAGCTGGTGCGATCTGGGCAATGCTCTACGCCTTTGGGTATGATCCTAGGGAGATAATGGAGATCCTCCTGACGATCAAGATCAATGAATTGTCAAAGGCGAGTGCTGTATCGTTTATCAAAACGTTTGGGGTGTACTCACAGGAGTTGATACGCTCCACGTTGCTGAGTATGGTTGACGACAGGGATCTGACGTTCGCAGAACTCGACATAACTCTGTTTGTGGCGGCGTACTGTCTCAATACCAACAAGACGGAGTACTTTTCGAAGGATACCACGCCGTCAGTCAAGGTCGTGGATGCCGTGTTGGCTTCCATGTCCATACCAGGGCTGTTTTCACCCGTCAGGATTGGTAAAAAGTATTACCTGGATGGGGCGTTCGTGGACAAGTGGCCAGCGGACCCCGTCATAGGATTCAATCCCAAACACGTGTTGAGAGTGGAACCAGCCGATAAGAATTGGTCTAGGGAGCAGGGATGGGGGGAGATCAAAACGTTCAAGGATTACTTCAAGATGCTGTTTTGGAGTCTCAATGCCCACAGACACAACTACCAGATGAACACACACCGTGTGAGCATAACTCTAGGCGATGGTCTAGACGCTTTTGACTTTGCATCTGGTTACGAAGCCCTGCTCAAAATGGTGGCATCAGGCGCAAGTACTGGTTATTTTCTCGGTGATTAATATATGGAGCGAAAGTTGCTCAGGCAGCGATTAAGATTGGCGTATGGTTTGTCTGTATTAGAAGCGCGTTCCATCCCGCTGAATGAAGCGGCAGTTATGCTTGTCAGGTGCAAGAAGCTGAAACTGCCGTATAATCACAGCGAGGTGGTGAAGGGGTACAGGATTTATTACAACATTACAAAGACGGTGCGTCTGCGGGGGAAGGATTATCACACACTCCTGATGGGGAATCCCACCAAGAAGGAACTTGTGAGGTATGCCACTCTGGTCAAGGGCACTCGACTCAAGAAGGACATGAAGAAGGATCAGATGAAGAGGGTAGTCATGAAGGCTTTGAGTGCGTCAGGAGTCACCGAGCCCACAGCCATTCGTGCAGTGAGGGCGAGGATCTTGCGCAAGGGTGGGAAGCCAGTCAAGCCATTGGTGGGCGAGACCGCTGCCAATACCGTCAGGGTTTACGTGACCAAGGCGGTACCCAAGCGCAACAACAACAACCTGAAGCCACCCAATAACAACTCTCTGGTGATGCCGAAGCCGGTCCCGAGCCCAGGGGAGGAGGTGAAGCCCATGAATGTATCCCTGCCCTCAGCCCCCACTGCAGCCCCCGCCGCTGCAACACGCCCCGTGAATGTCAACCCGTTCAACACAAATCCGGTGAACAACGGGAGGGCGAGGCTGTTTGGGATGCCCATTCCCGGCACGGGTCCCCGGATGAACGCACCCGGGGGGACGCCCGCAGCACCCATCGTGACCGTCACGGGCGCGGGGGGCGGGAACCGGAATCGGAACAATCGCCAGGGGCTGATCGGGGGGTTGGGGAACCTGAAGATTGCGAAGAATCTCTTTGGCTCGGGGAACACCGCTGCGAACAGGAGGGCTGAACTCAACTACAAACTGGAGATGGAGAAGTTGAAGAATGCCCGCAACGCCGCCAAGACCAAGAATGAGCGGAATGCCCTCAACAGGGAGATCGAGACCAAGAAGAAGATGATCCAGTTCAAGAAGAATATAAAACTCAATCAGATCGAGTCGGTCAATACGGTCATGAATGAGATGAGAGGGTTCGTGGGAGATCGTAAACTCCGAAAGGTTGGGATGATCAACAACGAAAATTACATCGTGGAGCGCGTGGAGGAAATGACTGCAAAGGGAAGCATCGTGAAGAAGGGCTACAGCCCGAACAAGCGTGAGAGGGCAGAGCAACTCCTTAGGAGGTATCGTAAGGCAAAGCAGGGTAAGAAGAATGTGACCACCCGCAATGCTAATAAGAAACTCTCCGAACACTTGCAGAAGCGGAGGAACAACAACAGTTACAGGACCAACACATTCCGTCGTCTTGAGAGGAAGTTGAACAACGGCAACAATACCAATGTGATCAGCGACGCTTTGAAGGCAAAGGAGGCTGGTAACCTGACCAATCAGGAGTATGTGGAACTCAGGAATCATGTGAAGAATCTCAAGAATGAGAAGGCTGGTATGAATATCACCAATGCGAAGCCATCCAACAACAACAACAATACCAAGGCGCTCGTTGCCAAACTTCCCAATAATGCCAAGGCTAAGAGGGCAGCCACCGAAAAAAGGAAGGAGAATATGCTCCAGAAAATCCGAAACCTCAAGAATATCACGAACGCCGCTGCACTCAATGCAGCCAAGAATAACCTGCAGTCCAAGGTGAGTGCGGGGGCGTTTACAGATCTGACGCGACGTCGGATGAAGTCTGCCATCTCGAGAATCAAGGTCAACAAAACCCCTGCACCCGCACCCCCGGTTGAACCCCTTGCACCTGCACCTGCACCTGCACCCGCGCCCGCGCCTGAATCCCCACCCCTTGTCAGGAACAACAGAAAGGGGAAGGCTCCTGTTGTTGAACCCCCCGCACCCCCTGTCGGGAACAACAACAACAACAATATGAAGAGGGAACAAGCAGAGTTGATGGTGAAGTCGTTCGAGGCTAATGGGAACAAGTTAAGTTTTCAAGTTTTCACCCAGAAGTACAAAGAGATCTTAAATACCCTGAAACCCACAAACTACATCGACCTCAAAGGTAAGCTCAGGGCGGTGGGGATGGCGCGTCAGAGTAGCAAGCGTAACTTCAATCCCAACGCATTTAATAACAGTGTAGGCACGAAGACTCGTTCCCAAGTATAAAAACTAGCGACCATAGGTAAGAAAATGGAGGACTGTTCAATCTGTTGTGAACCCTACAACAAAGTAAAGCGAGTGAAAGTAACTTGCCCGACATGTGATGTCTCATGCTGTCGAGCGTGTATCCAGAGGTACATGCTTGACACCCAAGGTGATCCACATTGTATGTCGTGCCGCACTGCGTGGAACAGAGAGTTCGTGGACACAGCCTGCACCAAGGCATTTCGGATGAAGCCTCTCAAGAATCACAGGGAGGACATTCTGTTCAACCGCCAGTTGGCGCTCCTCCCGCAGACACAGGAAGCCGTGGAGTCTTATAGGCTGTGCGAGGATCTCCAGAACCGGATGCGTGAGATTGAGGAACAGATAGTCACATTGGCTCGTGATAGGCGTCAGGTGGAGCTGGACTTCAGGCATCACAACTCTGTGTGGCGTGGGTATGGGCAGGGTACTACTCAGCAGCGGCGGGAGTTTGTGAGGCGTTGCCCCTGCGACGGCTGCAAGGGCTTCCTCAGCACCGCCTGGAAGTGTGGTGTCTGTTCGAAGCACATCTGCAAGGATTGCAACGAGGAGAAGGTGGATGGCGAGGAGCACGAGTGCAAGCCAGAGAATGTTGAGACGGTCAAGTTGCTCAACAAGGACACAAAAGGTTGTCCAAAGTGTGGGACCCTCATTTTCAAGATATCTGGGTGCTCGCAGATGTGGTGTCCCGACTGTCACACGGCATTCAACTGGAACACCATGGCAATCGAGACCGGTGTCATCCACAACCCACACTTCTTCGAGTTCCAGCGGAGGCGGGAGACTGCTGAGACCGCTGGCGGGGGACGCAACCTTGCTGACATCCCCTGTGGGGGGCTTCCGACGACCCGGGAGGTCTACAACCTTGCGGAGCGCCGGGGTGGGAAGATACCCGAGACGATGGCTCACAAGATCACTGACATTGTGAGGTCCGTCCACCACATCGAGTACTATGAGATCCCCCAGTATCAGCGGGGAGATGAGAAGAATTGGGTGGAGGAGAGGGTTCGTTATATGATCGACAAGCTGGATGAGGGTGAATTCAAGAAGCTTCTCCAGCGCCACGAGAAGACGATCGACCGAAACAGGGAGAATGTGGAAATCTTGCGAATGGTTGTGAATGTAATGTCCGACTTGCTCAGACAGTTGGTGGTGGATTCTCCCAACTTCCGTGACTACCTAGAGGAGATGGAAAGGGTTAGGGAATATGCCAACTCGGCGTTCGGCGCAGTGGGCAATAGGTACAACAACAGATCCATACATATAACGGTGACCTGGGGTGTTAGAAAAATCTAGGTATACTGTAACACTCTATATGGAGTTTATATTATCAGCATTCGGTATTGGGGAGAAGTCCCCGTCCAGCAGTAGCAACGATGACGGTGATGAGAATGATGAGACTGATGAGAATGATCCTGGGAGCGGCAGCAACGACAGTCTCTCAACCGCCGAGGGTCAGATTGAACAATTCGCCTCATCTGCCGATGGTATTGCATCGATCGTAAGTGCCCATAGGGGTGTCAAAGGAACACCTCAGGGTATAACTTTAACAGAGGTCTCTGGTGTTTCCACACTCCCAGCATGCTACAACAAGGCGAAGGAGACAGCTGGGGTCACATTCGTAAACTTTAACATCAGTGATAGCAAATGTCGGTATGGCACACAGTCGTTTCGAACTGGTCCCATGGCATACACGGATCTGGAAACGTCCGTCACGGTGTGCAACCCCGCAGACAAATACCCTTACAACGGGTGTGGCGAGATAAAGAAGGTGAATGGTGGGGTGAATTGGGGAGTGTTGGGCGTGGAGGGGAAGGGTCTCAACGGGTATGATATGTATGACGTTGGACCGTTTGAGAATAAGACGCTTGATGAGTGTGCTGCAGAGGCTGAAGAGCATCCCAAGGCACGGGCGTTCACGCGGACTGACACTGGTCAGTGCTTCATCAAATCCTACGGTGTTCTGGGCGCTCCGTACAGTCAGATGGTGGACGGTCATACCACGTGGCGACGATACAATGGACCATCTTACACGCCACCTATAGATTCGGGTACATTCACAGAGTCGTTGTCGGGTGCCAAGGGGTGGCCCGGCGCCCAGGGCTACAAGGAGTTCAATCTGTCTGGCGGCAAGAAGGTCTCCGAGGTAAACAGTGTCGAGGAGTGCCGGCAGCTTGCAGCGGGGTCCAGCGAGAACATCAACACGTTTGCGGTACGCACGAGTGACAACCCTAGTTTTCCGAATACGTGTATTGGACTTATTGGAGACTCGTTCCCGAACCAGGCGAACCAGGCTGCTTGGGTTGCTCCCGAAAGCCATATAACTTCGTGTGTTGACACCGCAAATAAGCTTAGTGATGGGTGCGTGAATCCAGAGGTGATTCGGAAGGCAACGATGGTATTCCCCGCTGACATTAGCACGAACGCCACGATGAGCAGGGGGTTCGATGACGTGGCACTGGAGAGGCAGGACATCACGACTACATCCACGGGAGCCATCCCCAATCGCTCTGAGTGTATGACTGCTGCACAGGCTGCAAACGCCCTGGCAGTGGGATATGATGCGAGTGCTGGGTCGTGCTACATGATCAAGAAGGGATTCTTGGGGGTAACCAATGATGCTCACCCCACCCGGTGGATGGAGTGTACGAACGGTCACCCCATCGCAAACGGGTGTCATCCCCAAGCAACCACGAGACTCATCTTGACGAGTGAGGGGTGGTCTGGTGCGGGCGCCAGGTTTACCATAACGAACAACGGGACTGATATAGAGATTGCACCAGGTGTGTATTTCCAGAAGGATGGGAATCTGGTGATCCGCAACGGTTCTGCCTTCGAGTGGGCATCTCACTGGCGTAACAATCGGTTAACCCTGAAGAAGAATGGAGACCTGTGGTACGACAACGCGGATGGAAACTACGGCAAGAGTCTGTTGGGTACCCCGTGGAACTTCCACCACAGATTTGGTGGATTTGACGCACCCACCAACGCCCCGGGAGAGGCTCGGGGTCCCTTCGGTCTCTGGTGGGTCATGGACGGCGCCAAGCGCATACTTCAAGTTGTCGACCGCCATGGGGCACTGGTGTGGGCTACGTCAACTGGTCTTGGACCCGAAGTTAAGAGGCGCAAAACGGAAGCGTTTAACAGTGTCCAGACTGACATAGCTGCCAACAATCTGGATAAGGCGAGGGGTGATATGACTCAGTGGAAGAATCAACGTCTTCTTACCCAGGCGCAGGTAAATTCATTTAATTCCATGATTGATGCCAAGATTGTGCAGCAAGATACGGGTTTGGCTCTAATGCAATCGACCTCGGTGTGGGGAGGGCGAGTGTTGATATCCACGAGTTCTACTGGTGCCGCCGCTGCCCTGACAAAGGCAACACCCAAGACCGTCGCAATGAATGGATATAGTCTCAACTGGCAGGCAGATGGGAATCTGGTGGTGTACAAAAGTGGGAAAGCGGTGTGGGCATCGGGGACGGGCCACTCTACCGAACCGCGTCGGCTGTTTATGCAGGATCACAACTTGTTAATCTCGAACGGTCGTGCTCCTATATGGGATCTCAATGGTAGCATGGGTGCGGGCATCCCGACCGGTACTGGTATAGCCCACTTTGGTATGCGGGGTGACGGAAGGTTACTGTTCATGAGATCTCGATCCAGTAAGTGGATCAGCGCTGTTATGGTCGAGGGGCATATCTCGTACCCTAGGATGGGTGACCGACCAGGGACTGCGATGGTGCTTACTGGCGGGAAGTTTCGCGGTTATAAAATGCCTTACACTGATGAAAACGACGCCACCGCATGTGCAAAGCACTGCACTGAATGGCGTGGTATGTATGGTTTTGCGTCATCATGGGTCCCCAAGTCGTGCGGTGCATTCTCATACAACGAGACCACCAAAAAGTGTGCCAAGATGGATGTGAGCAAGCAGGGGACCGTGGGCGAGGTTGTCAACGGCTTCACTTACTATAAAAGGCTGTGAATATACATTTCAAATGTCAGAGTACTCTGACTTGGTAATCAATCTTGCTCGAAATGTGTGGAATGATCTGGGTCCTGGGTACTCGGAGCGTGTCTATCACAATGCTATGGAGGTGATGCTCAGGAACGCTGGAGTCCGGTACGAGACCGAGCGGATCATCCCCATACCATTTAGGGAACACGTGATTGGAAATCTCCGTGCAGACATTGTTGTGGACAATCGTCTCATAGTGGAGTTGAAAGCGGTAAAGACCCTCAAAGAAGACAACAAGGTCCAGGCTAAGAAGTACATAGAACTCACCGGGTTGTCACACACCCTTCTTGTAAACTTCCCACAGCCGTCTGGGGAAATGGAGTTTTTTCTTGTTGAATAACAGGTGATGGATGCCTATCCAATTGTAGACAAGGCATATCTCAATATTTTCACAGAGGGTTACGGACATGACCTCAGGGTTAATGTCAATGGTGTGGATCTCCCCGATCCTGTACCCAACAAACACAGTCGTTATGGTGAAGAATGGGATGACCTTGAGGGCCTTTACGCAGGATATTCACCCTAGGGGGTGTTGAAGACTATAGGATGGTTGCAAGAGGGTTCGAACACAAACCAGCGGATGGCTCTCTTGCAGTCATTGGGGACCCCACTGTGGACTGGAGCCCCGAAAGGTATTACGACAAACGCAACCCCACGCCGAGCGACCTGCCCATGGATTCCAGGACAAAGGGAATGTCTATACCCGGGGTCAGTGGGAAGTCACTCAAGACGGTTATGGATGAAGTGGGTAGGACACTGATCATCGAATGCAACAGTAGTGATGAACTCTACGTCAGGGGACTCAAGTTTCGGTTCGTCTTTAAGAAGGGCGAACACGCATACATAAAGCCCTTTAGGCTGATTAATGCAGATATACAAGAAGATGACTATTTGACCACCTCTGGTACAGATGGCACTCTCGCAAAACCTCACGATAAGTGGAACTACTTTCACATCGTCCACCGACGGGCTGTACCACAGGTACCCGGCAGTTGGTCCATGTCGATTAGGGAGGAGATAGACTATTATCAGCAATTCTTGGACGTGTTTGTTCACATGAAGGATCTGTCCAGACGAAACAGTGATGGGAGCGAGTACGGGAATTACACTCACTATCACCATGGTATCAAAAACGGGCGACGCGTAGAATTGGCGGGATCTGGATCTCACACCGCTGGAAGACCCATCGGGCTTGTGCAGGGTCAGGTTAACGATAACACTGTGTTCGACTGGATTCTGTCGGAAACCGCAGTCCCAAGATTGACCCAAGAATGTCGTGATGTACCTCACCGAGCCAGAAGCGGACTTGGGGGATACTTTCTGGAATCTGGGAATGCATACCATATCTGGTGGTGACAACTACGACGAAGATCCTATATACAGAGAATCAGGTGGGTCCCAAGGGAGGCTTGTGAAGAATCAGTTCCAACTCTCTGAGACTGATAGAGAGTTGCTACCAGATGAGAAGCGCCCCGACTCTAGCAGGTGGGACTACACGTACATGTACATTACAGACCAGAATGGGGAAGTATCCGTTTCGAAGGTTCGGGGTTCGGATAATGCCGATCGCAAGCAGGTACTGTGCTCGTCTGGGAGCCGGCACGACCGATGCTTGGAGGAAAAATTATACGCAGGATGTTGACGATCAACAGTGTCCGACGTCAATCTCATGCATTAACACCGTGAATATCCAGAATTCGACTCTCGATACAATCGGAAATACGATTCAACAGTCGTGTGATGTAAACGTCGCTGGCGGAGGCGGCGGAGGCGGTGGAGACGGTGGAGATGATGATCCTGACGACGACGGGGGCGCAGAGCCCACCACAAAGGTGCGCCCTGAACTGTTCGAGGACTCCGAGGGATTCTGGGATTCTCGAACAGATGAGGAAAAACCTGTAATAATCGGTGTAGGTGTTTGTGGTTCTCCTAATACTGCTTTTAGGTTTACGTAGATTGGTGTTCGGTGGAAGTAAGAAGAATAATTAGTTGTTTTTCTCACCACCTCCCATACCTCCCATAGCCATCATGACCATCACGATACCGAGGACGATGATGACTGCTCCAAATCCAAAGTCGAGATTGAGATCTTTATTCTCACTATCTGATTCCTGCGAGATGTCTACGATTCCCTCTGTGTCAGACGTCGCGGTGGAGAATGTATCGAGGACAGTTGAGAGACCCTGTTCGATGATCAACTCAATCTTCGCCTCCTGAGTCATAAGTGGGCATGTGTTGCACCCGAACGGCTTGTCATCTGATGTATCCAATTCCCGCTGCAACAACGCTTCGGTCAACGCAAGCTTGACATCGTCCGACAAACCCGGGAGTGCCATGAGTCGCTCGTGACCCGCTTTATCACAGGGGTCGATCCTTACCCCCGAGACTTCCATGAAATTTTCAGCCTTCAGTGCACCCTCGATCCTGTTTGCGAGGTCACTGCGCGCCGCGTAGTACTCGTTCTGAACATTCTCAATCTCGTTGAGAAAGTTGGTCTCGTTGGTAATCTCGTTCTGGCTGGTCTGGGTGGCACCACCGGCAGTCGTGGTCTGCTGGCTCGCCTGCTGGTCAATCTCACCCTGGACGGCGGTGTCAATTGCGTTTTCAAACTCTTGAACGGTTTGCGTTGATATACTCTGGTCCGCCTGGACTTGGGCTGATGCAGTCTGCTGCACAAGCGGTCCGTTGCATACGATATCTGCATCCTTCAATTCCAGCTGATTGGACACGGTGATATTCTGACTGTATTCATTAGAAGCATTGGTTACATTCTCGACCATCGTATTCTTGATGTTCGTGGTCGAAAATGTAACGTTGTTCCGGTTCGTCTGGCGATTGCTACCCCAGAAGTGTTCCTTCACCCCCTTGCGGACCTTGCGGGGTCTGAGGATTAGAAGCAGAACCAGGAACACTATGACACTCTGGCATGCGCTGTCTAGTTTCATAATTGATATATTATACCGTGGGAATAAATTCCCACCGCAGTTCCTTACATATGTTCCTCCATATCGAGTCTTGGGAAGCCAGTTTGTCCCGTGACTTCAGGAGGGGGAAGTATACTAGGTATTCATCCTCTGACAGCAACTCGCAGAACTTGTACAAAACGTACGAGTACGACAGGAAGTTTTTGCGTTCTGGCGGGCAGTACTTGTCGAAGGGTGCTTGGATCTCATTGAACATGTTCTTGAGGCGTTCCTGGAGTACAGGTGACATCTTCATGGGTGGGATACCGCTTAGAATATTGGTGATATACGGAACGTGCTCGTAGTACTTGTTGAGTCTCAGTTTCTTCAAGAATGATCGGACCTTGGCGTGGGTGATGGAATCCACCACCTTGATCTTCTCCTTCCTGAATTCAATCCTCAGCTTACTAATAACTTCCGGTGGTATGGTGGTAGTCTCCTCTGCCTGCAACTGATTGAGCCATTCCTGGAAGTGGTTGGATCTCTTGTACGAGTAGTTGATATTGCGATCTGGGTGTTCCTGTTCATCCTTGTAGGACAACTCGAACCCCGTGTGTTCCCTGCAGATTGCACAGTCTTGGCATATCTCCTGACACATCGAACTATCCACAAAGACGTTTGAACTCCCGCAGACGTGACAGGGTTCAATGATATTGTTGTGACTATACCTGCTAGCAGATGGACCGTGGGAAGGTCTGATATCCTCCACGCGTTCCAGGTATTCGGTGAATATATCATTCTTCTTGATCCCGCCTATACGCGTTGACCCGAACACTGACTGAGACTTTGTGGACTCATCCGAGTCCTGACCGTTGTACTTGTTGATAAAAGGTATGCATTTAATCATGTATTCAACCAACTCGTCGCCCTCCAACTCATTGAGTTTTGCCTCGTACCGTGCGTGAAAGTTGGTGTCCATTACAAAGTTAAAGGGTCAAGCCTTTATGTGTTTAGTACAATGACCATGAAAGATATCATGCTCACCGTAATCCACTTCATCCAGACCATGATGAATTTCCTGATCATCTCCCGACAGGTGACTGTCGAAGGTCCCGTGACCCTCCACGCGGGTCCCTTTGGGATGGTGTGGGGCACCAGTCACAACCGACTGGAGACGAAGAAGGTGGTTCAAAAGTTGAATTACCTGCACAACAACAACGTATACACCTACGTATCCAACTCCATGACGCCCAAGTGGCCACCCGAGGAACCGCCACGAGATATGGGGTTCCGCCTAGCAATCAAGAGTGCCGAGGTGGTCATAAAGGAGAATAGGGGACGGAAGTGCGACGTGACACAGGAGATCAAGCGCCTGGCTGGCCCGCGGGGAGACTGGCACCAGCGCCGCTTCTCACCGAAGGATGTGTTTGGTGTGGATTGTTCCATCGTGATGTTGACTGACATTCTGGGTAGGGTCAGGGAGGTTGGTGTGGATGAGTCGTTCTACGAGTCGTCCCCATCTACATCGGCATCTGAAGCCAAGTAGAAGTCTAGGTACCCGAGGTTCGCAACGGAGTAGTTGAGGACCAGGAAGTTCACACTCGCGGTCTGTCGGAGCACCACGTTGCTGGAGAGCCCGGTTGCTTTCGTGAATAGATTGAGGTACTTCAGGCTATAGGTACCTTTCATCACGTCGTCCACTTCCTCGGGGAATTGGATCTCCGTGCTCTGGCTGGCAAAGTCGCCCTGACAGGAGATTGCAAGTTTGTCGGTGTGTCGAGATATGGAAACCTTCGTTGCGATGTTCCCCATATCCCTACATATGCGCTGAAAGTCCCCGGAAGGCACGACGGTCTCCACCAGGTCGTCTGGCATCTCTGGGCTCTCGAAGAAGTCCTCATTGATATCGAGGAGGTTCAGGGTGAATCGGGTTTTGGAACGCTTCTCGGCATTCTCGACGGTGATGTCAATCTTGACGGAGGTGGTGATGGACATTGTGAGGATATCGTTGTTCCCGATGATCTTGAGGAGCTTGAACATGTTCGACATGTTGATACCTGCCACCTCCTTGGACCCGTTCGTAGGTGGGTGATATTCCTCAAAGTTTTCTGCGGGGAGATGGAGGTCTATGAGGGTCACCTTGGCAGTGTCGAGTGTTAGAATCTTGACACCCGTCTCGTCAAACACTATGTTGATGTCATGAAGGACATCCTTGAGAACCTCGAAGATCGATCGAAAGGCGGTTGCTTGCACGGTTCGCAGGAACATTGCTCTACTGAAAACTAGTCATTATCCTTTAATGAAGTTTGCATGGCTTGATAGGCATCGGTCACGGTGGAGTTGATGCGAGCCTCTATATCTGGGGTGATCTGGGGCTGGATGGACTGCCCGTAGTTGTCGAGGCTAAACATCCCAGGACCACCCGAGTCATCCTCGAGGTTCGTGAGACCCTCGTACCCACCCATCCCACCCACCTCCTGTGGTGGGATGAGGCTGTTCACCCAGGCAATGCACTGCTTCCCCACCATCACCTGCCCCTGCTGGGTCATTATGGTGGGGACGCTCTTGATGGTGTTCCTAAACTTCGCTGGGACACCGTGAACCGTCACGTTATGGCGGCGGATCATCTTGCTGATCTGTGGATGTTTGTCGAGCCACTTGGACAGGTCGGCACTGTGAGAGCATCGGTCACTGTAGAACAGCAGAGCCATATATTATTCTCTGTCTAAATAATAATGATGTACATTGTCGCACTCATCCTAGTTATACTGTTTTTGTGCAACAACCCCAGGGCAAAGACGGAGGCGTATGAGCTGTTCGGTGGGTCCGGGTTCAGGCGGACCAAGCCCATCTCCCGGCACGTCGGGTCCATGATCACCCCCGAGGGTGAGGTGGAGGAGAAGGTGACCAACGCAACCCCAGACCTCATCCAGACCTTGGTCAGGGCTACGATGTCAGGGTTTCCCGACGACTGCCTGTTCCCCATCGAGACCAACTCCATCAACAAGCTGGGGAGCAACTACAAGTGCTCCTTCACCTTCGTGAGGCAGGACACGGGGTTCCCGACTGGTGTTGTGGTTCAGTCACTGGTTGACTCCCGCACGGGAAAGCTGGTGGGTGCGATTACCCAGAGCACCAAGACGGACGGGACCACCTCGTACACCAAGCCCATGTTCCAGTACGGCGAGGTTGAGGAGGTCCTTCCCACGGCGGATGCGCTTAGGGACGTGAAGATTTAAAGGTGGATATTACAGGATGAACGTGAGTGAGATCCACGCTAGGGAGGATAAACGCCTTGAGGTGAGGAAGCTAATATACAAAGAGATATATGAGCAGGCTACGAGGAAAGTGCGTAGGGCTGTGGACATAGGTAACCACTATGCAACATTTGAGATACCTTCATTCATAATGGGTATGCCATCTTTTGATAGAGGAAAGGCGTTGACGTACATCGTACGCCAGTTTGAGAATGGTGGGTTCAATGCCCAACACGTGAACGGGTGGGAGATTATGATATCGTGGGGGCGCGGTGGTGGTGGGGTGAAGAAGAGTGAGAATACGGTAGAGAGGGGTCCGCCACCACAGGACGATGCAGACTTTAGCAGCTTCATAAACCTGCGCAAGACTGCGGAGAGATTGAAGCACAGAAAATAGTTGGTAATTCCAATGGATATCTTAACAGTTGCCCGTGACGAGTACCGTCAGCAGCTGGCTGAAATTATGGCTCCCCACATGGTCGTGGTGTTCCAGGAGATGTACGACAAGGCGGTTCAGCTCTCAAAGGGTAAGCGAATCCTCCAGAAGTTTCAGGAGTTGCTGAGGGACGTGAAGGAGTGGAACAGCAACATCGTGAAGGGTCACTCTGACACGATCAACAATGCATGCTCGTGGTACAGCGACCTCTTGGCAGCCGTGTTCGTGAGCAGTGTCAAGATCCTGGCATCGGTTCGCCTGTCTGCCGAGAAGAAGAAGATCAACGTGAAGATTCCCCCCAATGAGACTTTCATCCAGGGGTGCTACGAGAATGCAGCCCGTGACCTGTTCAAGGACCCGTACATCTTCCAGGAGGAGGTGAACGAGTATGACAGGGATATCAAGTTGATGGATCGGTTCAAAGATGCAATCTTCATAACTGTCAAGAATATGGTGCCGGTTCAGGAAATCCTCAAGACGAACATCGGCACTCGGGACGATCCCGATAGCATTGGTTTCGAGGCGGGCGGGGGACTTTCTGAAGACGAGGAGGAGGAGGAGCCGATGGCACCAGAGGGTGAGGAGGAGACCCCAGAGGGTGAGGGTGGGGAGGAGATCCCAGAGGGTGGGGAGGAGATCCCAGAGGGTCCCACGCCCGCCCCTGCAGTTGGGGGCGCTCCAGAGGTTCGAGACATCCCCCTGGAGGGTCAGCAGGTGGCTGAGGAGAGGTACGAGGACGAAGAGGACGACGAGGATCTAGCACCCGGTGCCCCTCCAAAATAATCTGAGTAAACTGTAATTATGGACATCTCCGAACAGCTTAGGGATCCCTTTGGGGCGGCGGTGGCGGCGGGTCTCATCACCGCTGGCTACATTCACATGAAGGCAAAGATGAACAACGAGGGAAAACTCCAGCCTGCTCAGTACACCAAGCCAGCTATGCTCAATGCCCTGATGGTGTACTTCATCATGGCTAACGGTATTGGCACTAAGGAGAAGATCTCGTCAGATCCTTATTAAAGTTTTCACACAATACATTACAAACCACACGATGGCATCAGTCGGTGCATTCAACGATATGCTCTCTCAGTTTCTCTCAGAACTCATCCAGACGTTCCCAGAGGAAAAGAGTATCAAGAAGTACGAGTCGGCATTCGACCTGCTTCGCAAGTCCAACCCCCGTAAGGTGGTTGAGAACTTCATGGGGACGATCGCTCCACTCCAAGAGCGCATCATGGCAAAGGACGAGACGGTACTGACATCAGAGAACCTCAAGTCCCTGAACGAGCTGAACCTTGCCAAGAATTGGGATGGGGCTTCTGAAAACACTCGCAGCTGTATCTGGCAGTACCTCCAGACCCTGCTCATGCTGGGTATGACCATTACTGCCCTTCCAGCCGACACGCTGGCTGCCATCGAGGGTGTGGCTGAGAAGACTGCAGGGCAGATTGCTTCTGGTGAGCAGTCCGAGGGTGATCTCATGAAAATGTTGGGTGGGCTACTCGGAAACCTTCAAAAGTAAAATCTTCGCATATCACAATATAGGCAATGGAAGAGGAATCACCAGTATGGTTTGATAACCCTCGTGAGTTGATTGAGAATGACCAGCTCCTGAGCTTTTGGCCCGTCAAGGAGCAGGGTCCGTCCGAACGTGTGAATGCAGCCACCCGTTTCATCCTCTACAGTACACTGATCACGTACGCCTTCCGTCGTGACGAGCGGGTCTTTATCCTAACTTCGATGGTCATCATCGGTCTGTGGGTGCTCTACACCAATGGCGCCATCAAGGGGAGTTCACTGGTCCAGGCGGCCCCCGGAACGGGTGAGCCTCCCCAGGGGTGCCGCCGCCCCACCGAGGACAATCCCATGGCAAACGTGAGCATCGCAGATTACGGCAAGCCCTCCCCCGCCCCAGCCTGCTTCTACCCCACCGTGCGCAAGGAGGTCATGGACAACCTGGACAACACCATCCCCTTCGATGCGGGTCGCAGCCGCTCGGCGCTCCCGGAGCACCAGAGGAACGCCGCCTCCCGCCAGTTTGTGACCATGCCCGTCAGCACCGTCCCGGGAGCCCAGACGGAGTTTGCGGAGTGGTGCTACGGCAAGAAGTTCTCGCCCCTGTGCAGGAGCGATCAGAGCGTCTGCAGCCCCGATACACGCGGGGTCCAACTCGAGAACTTCCGAGGTCTGGCGGAGACAGGTGACCTCCGCTGATTTAATTCTTAAGATATATCAGTATCATACACATGGCATACCAGTTGAGCACATCTTCTGTTCAGGTTGACGCTGGAAGTGCACCTAGTCAGTGCGCCACCGACAACTTCTTCATGTACCCCCAGCCTGCCAACACCCCGCAGAACTGCGGTCCGTGCCGCCCGAACACCGAGCTGTACGGCACCGCCCCGTACTATGCGGGCAAGGGCGCCCCCGCGGAGCTTGTGGACGTCCAGGATCGCCTCCGCCCCCAGAGCACCACCCGCTTCGGGAGGGTCCTGGTGGAGAGCACCCGCGAACTCCACCCGCTTCAGGACATGTCCTGTTCCATCCCAGTGAAGGTGCGGACCTCTTATCCGTCCTCCACACGTGCTGACATCCAGAACGCATCTTTCAGCCAGATGTACTGCTCTCGTCAGTAAATAAATATCTAATGGAATTGTAATAATGGCAGATCCATTGTCTATAGCCGCAATCTTCGCTCTGGCTTTTGCCGGGAAGCAGTTGAGTGATAGGACGCCCGTTCCACAAGAGCCTCCTCCCGCTCCTCACGCTAACCGCCAGAATGTCACGGAATTGCTGAATACCAGGTATGATGTGGGTGCAGAGGCGACCCCTTTGAACAAGTTTAACCAGATGAAGTTGGAGCACCCCTCATTCTCCGTGATTGCCCCGATGACCAACGTGAACGGCGAACCAGTTAGGGACTTCCGTGACCGCCAGTACATCAGTGGGAAGATGAACAACCTGTCCCCCAGCACGAAGGAGTTGGTGGGTCCAGGTCTGGGCGTCAACGCGGAGACCCCTGCATACGGTGGGTACCAGCAGCTGTACCGTGTTAACCCCATCAACGTGGGTGAGTACAAGCTGACCCAGCTCCCAGGGCGGATCAACCACGCCCATGCCCTCAACAAGCAGCCAGGGACGGTGGGTAACCTGACCCACCACAAGCCAGAGACCACCGCCTACCTCCCAGCGCGCCTCCCACCCCAGCCGGGTAGGGCATCTGGACAGGGTGGGAACCTCAGCGGTGTCAGAGTGCGTGAGGAGTACGAGAGGACCAAGAGGGTCACGGCGCGCGCGACCACAGGCTACCGCGGGGACGGTCTGGGCTATGCCCCAGCCCGTCGCACCGTCTCTGCCCTCCAGGTGGCACAGGACCCCACCCGCAACAAGACGGACCTCAACAACCAGACGTACGCACACGTGGACAATGCAGCGCCGGGTATCTCCTCGTGGTCTCACGGCTACCAGAACACGCCTCTGGACATTAGGGCAACGGATCGCCGTGGGCAGGGTCACAGGGTGGGTAATGCTGGGAGGATGAACGTCAGGGAGAGCGCCCAGAAGACGGCTGGTCGTGTCACAGCAACCCGCTTTGACCAGTCCCGTACAGACGGGCGGATTGGCATTGCCGACCCGGGTCAGCGCTTCCAGCAGTACGCCCCTCTGGGTAAGCAGAACAACAACGTGTTCAAGGGCAATCTGGATGAGCGTGTCATGAGCGAGGGTAGCCTCGACATTGCCCACAAGGTGCTCCAGAATAATCCACTTGCCCACCACGTCGGGGGTGGACCGTAAATTTTACCCACTTACTATAGAACAATGCGACACATCGTCACATTTGATAGCTCTGAAAGGGATCTGGGTGTCTGGTCAACTCCTCAGGATTTTGAAAAGACATTCAACACACCTGTGTACAACGTCAGTGAGATTGCCGTTGTATCAGCTCAAATCCCCCTAACGCAACCGACTGTTGTGCAGGGAAACAGTATCATCCCGGTGGGTGGGACTACCACGGTCACCATGAATCTCCTCAGGTTCTACACCGACCCGGTGGCACTCGCGTCACACGTGCAAGCTGTGCTGTCCACCCAGTTGTCAGGGATTACAGTCGTCTACGACGCCGTCCACCGTATATTTGTTTTCTCACGCTCATCTGCCTTTGAGTTCAACTGGGAATCTGCAGAGTACCCAGACGGGTATGGACCCGCTGCCAGCACCCTGGGGTTCACAGGTGTTGATGTACAGGCGACTGAGGTGACACCTGGAAACTGGGAACTCCAATCGGGTGTCGTGAATCTGACCCCAGTTCGGAGTCTCTTTCTCCGCCTGACACACGGCGAGGATGACCTGACTGAACCAGTCTTTCTGAACTCTGACCATGCAATGTTCTTTGGGAGGATCCTGGTGGATCCCAGTCAGAGCACGCTGGCGATGAGGAACGGTGAGGTGCTCGTGAGGAAGCTGAAGGTCAACATCCCCACAATGACCTCTGGGCGCCTTAGGCTTTATTGGAACAACGGGAATAGGCTGTTTCAATATGACCTGAGGAATGCGAATTTCCTGTTGAAGTTTGCAATCGAATGTGACCACACGAAGATGAATGATGCGTATGAAGAGGATATACTAGATCCTGATAAACTCCCCCCTCCTGTGGATCCACCTCTGCTGGAGTATCCAGAGCGGGTCCAAATTAAAAGGGAGCACAAGATTGCTGCGGTGTTTGCCATCCTGTTAATCGGGCTGGGGTTACTGATGATGTTTAACGGGCAACGGCGTACACCGGACCCGTAGGCGCCTTGACGTTCCTGGACATCCTGGAGAGCAGCATGAACACGAGGATGGACAGCACCGTCGTGAGGACCGCCGTGATCGTCAGGGCACCCGGGGTCTGGCGGTTGCTCTTGATGAGCATAGCCACCAGTGCACGGACCACATCCATCCACGCAATGGCGGAGGCAAAGCTAAAGCCCGCCACAAGAGAGTTGAGAGACTGCGCCTCAAGCTGGGACACAACGTTATTGATCATCGCTTTGGTATACTCTCCTATGAGAAAATTATTCATCCATGAAATCATTCTCCTCTTTAACAATGGTCCTGTATGATGGTGGTGGTGCGACTGTGTAACCTCTCATTTTCACATGAGGTATGCTCCCAGTATCAGACCCATAGTCTGTGTCTGTGTCGCCATAGTTGTCGTCGTGTGTAAGATCGGAATCGTTGTCATAGTCGTCTGAGTCATAGTATGGTACAGGCAGTTCGTTGTCGTCGTCGGGTTCTGGGACGATAGGAAAGGCGGTGTCCTGAGGAGTTTGCCACCCTTTGGGGTCACTCTTGCCAACCTTCTTGAGGGGCTTCATCCAGAGCCTATCTTGTCTATAGACGATTTTATCATTTGTTCCATGGGGGACGCAGGAACCCACGTGTGCCACGTGTCGTAACACTCGTTGATTGCCACCATCTGGGGATCGGTTCCCTGGTAGCGGGTGAAGGGTTCGTCCTCCTCATCCACCTCCTCGATGTCCGAGATGTCCTCGTCGCTGTCCTCCTGGAGTTCGGGGAACAACGTCCCCTGGGTTCGTCCTGTAACATTGCGAGCCGAGTATCGCAAGGCGTACTGTATGTCCACTGCCGTCATAGTGGAACGACCACACGCCTTGCAATATTCCCCCGCCAGGATGACTGCCGCCTCCATGACCGGGGTAAAGCCTTCGATTGCTGTCTCGATGATTTGTTCCTCCATCGCTCTCTTTTCATATATGTAGGCACTAACCCTTAATTAGGTGACATGTCGTTGAAGATGACACCACCCAGTCCGTGCTGGATCCTGAGGATGTTGTACACCCTGGCATAGAGCCTCACCGTCCTCTCCTGATCGGTGGATGTCAGGTTGAGGGTCATGTCCTTGTTTAGCACTCGACTGAAGTTCACCTGACCACTCGGGGTGTCACTCTCTGGGTCAAGGGCAAAGCTGTAGCAGTAGACGTCACGAGTTGGCACCCTGGTGTGGTGCCTCATCGGCTGCATGTACCTCAGGAGGTTCGTGTCAGCCACTTCGCTGGATATCCTAGTCTCGTGATTGAAATCCAGATTGATGCTCAGGAGTTGCTGGTACTTGGGGTTGTGCAGGTGCCTGTAGTTCGTGTAGTTGAAGAGGTCATTCTGCTCCTGAACGTTCGAGTTGGTCTGCACGGCAATCCACAACTCTTTGCAGGGGTTGGTAAACCCGAGGCGAGCCCGTGCCAACACCTGGTCTGCCTGGACCCTGACAGTGCTCACCTGCGTCTGGGTGATCAGGTAATCAACCGCCTTGGCTTTGAAAAAATCAATCTCCGACTGGGTCACGTACACGTACTCCACTGGCATCTCGCACTTGAAGCGCCCGTCGACAGAGAGTGAGGAGACGGGGTCCACCACGATTCCCCCGAGGTCGATACTGGAACTGTAAAACGACGATGAGGATGCAGCCGTGATGCGAGCCGAGATCTCGGCTGCTGACAGGGTGCTGTAGTATCCACGAGTCTCGTAGTACTGAAAGGGTGTGGATGCCGCCGGGGAGGACAATGCCGTTGACAGGAACTTTGACCCAGAGTCGGACTCCACCGGCTGCTCCACCACGTTCTGTCCCGCGGTGGGGGTGCTCAGGGTTACGGTCGACGTTGAACCAGTGATGACACCCCCATTGGCATCAGCAACCGTTAAGGTTTCACCGTTCACCACAAACTCCGAGGACTGTTGGTATCCCGCATCTTTGAAGATTACCTCCACCTGTGCGGGGGTCCCGTAGAACCTGATGGTTGCCAGGTCGGAATCAGGGGCGCTCTGAGACAGATTAAACCCGAGACCGGTACTGAACGACCCCGTCTGCGGCTCGGTCGTCTGATCGCGCTGATCGAACATGCTCATCAGCCACGTGCTGGCGTCGTAGGTTGCAACCCCATCGGTGACGTCATTTGCCACCCCAATCATATTCTGGTTGTGGAGAGTGTCGGTGTCATGAACCACCAGATCCTTCACGTGGGTCACCTTCAGACCGTCGTTCAGTGTGATGACAATATCCCTAATGAAGAGGCTCTGGTTCCAGGTGGCACCAGCGGGGCGGCGGATGACTATGGTGGATATCACGGGTACGGAAACGGGGACAGTAGCGTACCTGCCTTTCATGAGAATCCCACCGTTCCCAGGGTCAGATACCAGGGTGTACTGGGTTGTACCCAGGGAGAGGTTCGGGTCGGCGCCAGACACCACGAATCGCGGTGTCCCCCAGGCGTGCAGGCTTTCCAGGAACGTCTGGCAGTCCGTGGATCCGTCAGAGGGGAGGGTAAACTTTGTGGTACCCTCCCACACGTGGAAGCGGAAGTTTGTGTTCAGGTTGTATGTGTGTCCCGGGGCGGCGCCACTGGGAAAGTTCCCACCACCGAAACCACCGCCGTACTGCTGGGAAGATGTATACAGGAAGATGAACTTGTCGCCGACATCCAGGCGGGGGATGGGGTTGTGAGTGCACATGAAGTCCACATCATACGCTGCTTCCTTTGCGGGAGTGCTAGACGCACTTACCAATCCAGTGAGATTACCATTCGTGCCAATGTCTGTGAAAAATGGCAACCACCTGGGTGCGTACGACCCACCGTTCTGCCCCTGATACTCCTCGAACGTGTTGGCAATGTTGAACCTGTGGAGATCCGTCCCCCTGAGCTTGTTCGTGGGGTCATCCAGGTCTGCCTGGGTGCGACACTCGGTCACCGTGGTGTCACCCGAGAATACTCCCAGTGCACCCAGTTGCACCTTGGGGTACAGTCTCGTCACACCGTCATCAAATGTGAAAGATGAGTGGGGGTAATCAAAATCAGTTCCGTAAATCACATAGTGGTAGGCGGGAACCAGGGACTGCACAACAAACGAGACGTCCGTAGCCACCTCCGCACCGTTGACGTGGAGGGTCAGGGTCTTGTTGTCTGGGTCGATCTGGAGGATGATGTGGTACCACCCAGTGGGTTCGGATATCATAGCACCCGTGGGTGGGTACGAGGGAACGTTGTTGGTCAGGAACTTTGATAGGGTCTTTGTACTCTCCCCGGGGACGTTGTTGATGTTGTAGAGGGCGATGTCGAAGTAAGGGTCCCCGTTGCCATCCGTAACTGGTGTGACGTGGATGGACGTTGAATTGACCGCTGTGTTTGTCAGGCTGTCATATATCCCGTTGTTCAAGATGGATATGGGGTAATCCCCGTACTCACCATCAGGATTCGGGTACTGTCCAGTCGTGGATCGCCAGGTGGTCTCGTACGTCTTGATGACGCCAGAGGTTTCCACGCCGTATCCAGAGATGCTGGTGGGCACCTGGTGCACTGGCACCTCTACCTCAACCTGGGAACTCGCTGCCAGTGTAAGGGCTACATTGGGAACCAGGGTGCTCGGGGGGACATTCTCGGTGCCCTCAATGTCCCCCTCGCTCTGGAGACTCAAAACACCGCTCTGGATGGCAACATTTGCAGCAAAGTCTGGGACCACGTCTGTGACACTTGCCGAGCCGATGTTCAGTGCCTGAATCTGCTGTTCCGTGAGGCTGGCTGCCGTCACAACCTTCGAGAGTTCCCTGAGTTTCACGACCACCTCGACCTCATGCTTGTCCAGGGCACACAGGGGGATTGCCATGCTCGGGTTGCGGAAGAAGTAGAAGGGGAGGGCAACCAGGAACTGCCTGGGGTAGGTGCCGTATTCGCCCACCAGTGTGCCAGAGGCGGGTCCCAGACCTGTCAGAGACCCCGTTTTGCCCACGGTGTACTTGAGGGACTCTTGGTGGGAATCACTGGTGTACAGTTCGTGATAGATCTCCATCGTCTCGGACGTGATCCGCTCCACCGTCTGACCACCGATCAGTAGATCTGCGTACTCGATGATGGCGTGTCCGATGCTATCGGTGTACCCCACGGAGTCTGTGGTGTCTGCACCCACCAGGGCTGGGAGGTTGAGCTTGATGTAGATGGTCTTTATGAGGTCTCCCTTGCGGGGGATGATACACCTGAGGGTTTCACCAAAGTTCATCTCGCCCTCGAAGGAGTTCATGATGGTGTCAGTGGAGAAGCGTGTGTGCCTCCGATACTGCTTGTGGAAGTAGGTGAATGTGGGGAGGTCAGTGATATACTGATCCTGCACCCCAGTGCTAACGAGTTCGACACGACCGCTCGCCATTCTGTAATACCTGCGGATTATTTTCAGGCAAAAAACCCGACGGGAATAACAGAGAGCGTTATGAACCTACAGCTCAAAAAGTTCGACCCGCGCACCATGGCAGACGACAAGGTGTGCGTGTTCATCGGGAAGCGTGGGACCGGGAAGTCCACACTGATCACAGATGTGTTGTACTACAAGAAGCATCTCCCAGCAGGGATAGTGATGTCTGCGACAGAGGATGGCAATCACCACTACAAGTCGTTTGTCCCCGACTTGTGCATCTATGGTGACTATGATCGAGAGGCGATAGAGAGGGTACTGGATCGCCAGAAATCCATCGCAATCAAGAATAAGACCCCGCCTGGAGCATTTCTCCTCTTGGACGATTGTATGTACGACAGGAAGTTCATGAAGGATGTGTGTATCCGCCAGTGCTTTATGAACGGTCGGCACTGGAAGATCTTCTTCATGCTGTCGATGCAGTACTGCATGGACCTGACCCCCGACCTCCGTGCCAACGTTGACTACGTGTTCATCTTGAGAGAGAATATCGTGCAGAACAGAGAGAAGCTCTACAAGGCATTCTTTGGTATCTTCCCGAACTTCCAGATGTTCCAGAAGGTCATGGATGCTTGTACTGAGAATTACGAGTGCCTGGTGCTCGACAACACCAAGCACTCCAACAAGATCGAGGACTGCGTGTTCTGGTACAGGGCAGCAATCCGCAAAAACTTCAGGTGCTGTTCACCCCAGTTGTGGACAATGCACAATCAGAGGTATGACCCCAATCACGCCCAGAAGGGTCCCGCAAAGACCTCCGCATCCACCTCCAAGATTACGAAGCTTTCCTAGGCGCCATATTCTTGTAGTCCTCCTGGTTACCGCATATCTTGTCCCCACAATGGTCACGGTTTGCGTTGAAGACCACCAGGTCCTCCGTGGAGCACCCGTGTTTCAACGACCACCTCCCAAGCATGGCGGGCTTGGGAGGAGATTTGAATATCCGCTGCGCTATATACTTGAGCATTCTGTTTTGTATGTATTGCTCCATATCCTTAAGTTCAGCAATAAGGGTTCTAGACATTGTAAATTAATGGGTGTGATATATAAACTCACCTCCCCCAGCGGACAGTCCTATGTAGGACAGACCATCCGTCTGCTGAGGAAGCGCCTACTGGAACATCAACGACTAACCTGTTGCCCCGCACTCCACAACGCCATCAAGAAGTATGGGTTTGCGAACTTTAACGTAGAGACCCTCTGGGAGGGCGACAACGACCTCCTGAACCAGAAGGAGATTGAGTTTATCGCCAAGTTTGATACCAAGAATAACGGCTACAACGCCTGCACAGGGGGACACCTAAGCGATGGTCGCAAGGGCATTCCAATGACCGAAGAAGCCAAGAGCAAAATCAGTGAAAGTCTAAAGGGTCGTCCCAAGAGCGACGAGATGCGTCAAAGGCTTAGTGAGGCTTTGAAGGGAAAGAAGCGTCCTCCAGCAACTTGGAGACACGTGGCGGTCCAGCAACTCAACAAGGATGGAAGCCTTGTAAAGGTGTGGGGTTGTGGGAGTGATGCTGCGAAAGCCTTGGGTATTCATAACTCCAATATCAACAAGTGCCTCAAGGGTCACCTTGGGAGTTCAGGTGGTTTCAAATGGGCTTACCACCCCGAAGCCTGAGGACTAGGTGAAGCGTGCTTTCTTTTTGAATCGAATAGTCCGCCAGTGTCCTCCCATCCTCCAACTGCTTCCCAGCAAAGATAAGTCGTTGCTGATCGGGAGGGATGCCCTCTTTGTCCTGGATCTTCGCCTTCACATTGTCGATCGTGTCCGAGGACTCCACCTCCAGGGTGATGGTCTTGCCAGTCAGAGTCTTCACGAAGATTTGCATGGTTTTTGTTAACCTATGCGCTGAAAACTTTAAAAAAGATTGAGGCGGTATAACAGACCCACATGGCTTCAGCAGGTCAGCCGATTACTATGAATCTTCAGGACTCAGGAGAGGGCATGGTCCCCTTCGGTGCCGGGGCGGCAGATCCACCACCCCAGCCCACAATGTCGCAGAGCAGCCGCCCCGTGCGTGAACAGCCCACTGCAGCGTTTGGACCGCCACCAAAAAATCCTACAGATAGTATAACAGATCTTAAAGAAATGATGGACTCCACACCAATCGATGATGTTCTTTCGCCCGAGGAGATACAGGGTCCGCCCCCACAGATGATGCCCCCGCAGATGCCCGCAAACCAGGGTGCCATGATGATGCAGCCACAGGTTGCCCCGCAGCAGGATGCTCCCAAGAAGCCCCCGGCTCCCCAGAACCCCATGAACCTCACGGACGAGCAGATGCAGGCGCTGATGGTGGCGTTCGCTGCCGCCCTGGCATTCAGCGATCCCGTCCAGGCGAAGCTTGGGACGACTATTCCCAACTTTCTCGTGGATGGGGAGCGTGGTAACACCGGACTTGTTGTGTCCGGTCTGGTCGCTGCCTTGGTTTTCTACTTTGCTCAGCGTTTCATGGCTCGTGCCTAAATCTGTGCGGGTGGTGCAGACGGTGTGGGGGCGGCATTTTTAATGACCGACCCGCCGTTGTACTTATTCTCGAATATCAAGAGGGCGCCAGTGAGCGACAGGGCGTAGATGAGTGTAATGCTAGTCCACGTCATGACAGCTTCACCCGGGGTTACCTGGGATGGGTTCTTGAAAGCCATCTTGTACTTGTCGGAAAATGCCCGAAGAGCAAGATGGAGCAGGACCGTGACAGCACACGCAAACAAAATCACCTTGGGGGCGAGCTGAGCCTCGCCTGTCATTGAAGCCATCTTAATCATGGATGGAATGAGACCGAAAAGAGTGAGCGCCTTCCACTCCTGAGCAAGCCCCTTGTTGCTCGGATTCACCATCGCAACTGCCATGATGGCAATAGTGCCAGCATAAATACTAACAGATGTAAGGTTGTCCATTTATAGTATCATCAGATATTTTTTAGTCGACGATGGTTCGCTTGCAGAATCCCTGCTCCACTGGGATAATTTCATAAAGACCCAGGGACTGAGCAACCTTCCGGAGATCCCTGAAGTTTTGCCAGAACTGTGGTGAATGCTCGTACTCCTCGATCGTGCAGTGAGCCAGCTCGTGGAGAAGTACGTGAAAGATCTGGTTGGGAGTCCCGTCAATGCACACACCAATCTCATACCCCTTGTTCGTGTTCCATCCAATGCCACTCCCCAGATCCCTGTGGACCCCCACGAGGACACACTGTGTGTGAAGGGGCTTCCACCTCGGATCATCGCTCTTTCTCAAATGCTCACGGAGTAGCCCGTACCTCCTCTTGACATCTGTGAACCTAGCAGGCTCTGTCGTCAGGGCAACACACCCCGCTGCGGCGCAACAAGCAATCACAATCTCCATTAATATAAGCGGAACATAAATTTTGAATATAGTTTCTGGAGGGGTGTGCCATCAAACCTCTCCCACGCCTCCAGAAGCACACCCTTCTGCTCCAAGTGGGACACCAGCATATCCCTGTATGCCAGTGGCTCCGGGCGGGGTCCCTGGCTGTAGAATGGGGTGTCCACCAACTGGACCTCGATCTGCTCCCCGAAGTCCCCAAAGCCCGTGCGACCCCGTGACTGGAAGGTGTTCCCCAGTGGGTCCTGGAACGGCAGGGCGTCCAGGATGTGGTGGGCGTCGGGGATGCACCCGAACAGCACACCACCCCTCCGCAGACGCTGACGGATTGCCTTGATACTCTGGATGAATGTATCCCTGTCTTGGAATATGTAGTGCAGAGAGAAGTTGAAGCAGATGACATCATACTGTTTCGGGGGACACGAACGAATATCCCCTTCGAAGAATCTCACCTTGTACTTCAACCCCTCTGCCCTCCGACGGGCTTCAACCAGGCTATCATGATCAGGGTCGCACATATCAACCCTGGCTCCCGCAGCCTTCCACTTGAGGAGATCGCCCCCGCAACCGCATCCTACATCGAGCACCTGCAGACCTCGACGGTCCCTGCAGATGTTCTCGATGAGAGAGCGCTTAACAAGGTTGTTAGCCTTGCGGATGTCCTCCATTTTCTTATATAAAGCCGTTCGACTTTAATTACCAAACTACTCGATGTCTCTCGAGCAGGATTACACCACCGTGCCTGGTCAGCTCTTTGCCTGCCTCTCTGTCGTGGGTCCCGACGCCCCACAGAAGTGCGACAAGTTTGGCATCAAGATCCGCGGGTGTTTTGCGACCCGTGATGAGGCTGCCAACCACGCCAAGCGCCTCCAGAAGGAGGACAGCACCTTTGACATCTACGTGGTGGACATGTACAAGTGGCTCCTGATCCCACCGGATCCCACGAAGATCGAGGACTCCCACTACACCAACGACAAGCTCCAGGAGATTATGGAGGGCTATCGGGAGAACCAGAAGCAGGCGGCTAAGTTGTTCGAGGAGCGCAAGCGTGACATGGTTGAGGACTCGCAGAAGGAGTACATCAAGCCCGGCGACGAGAACTCCAAGTTCTACTCGAAGCCCGATGAGGCACCGGTGAGCCACCCAGCCGAGGTGCTGGGCCGCCTGAAGAAGGAGAAGCCGGATGCCCCCATTGAGGAGTTGGTCAAGGAGGCGGATATGATTGTGCAGGAGGAGGTTAAGGAACGACAGGCTAGGCGAGAGGCTGAGTTGGCGGAGGAAAATGTTGAGGAAAAGTAGATGAAGGATATACTTTGCAACATCAATCTGGTTTTGAATGTTGTGAATCTCGTGGTGGCTCTGGGGGTCGTGTTGTATTTTGCGACCATGCGTGATATTACAGAAAATACAGAGCGCCCCGCAGTCGATGCGACGACTGTCATGAAGGATGCTAGCACATTGCCGTCTAACAAGATAAGGGCTACATTCTTGTTAGAGGATGATGTGAAGAAGACTTACAAGACCGAGGTCCCGGGTGAGGCTCCTATGGCTATCGCAGCGTTTGATAGCGAGTATAGATACAGCCTCTTTAACACAAATGTGGCTACCAAGTTCCTGGATCGCAAGGCGGCCATCAGGGAATTGAAGTCTGAGGTGGATGAGGGTGGGTACGATATCGATTTCAATTCGCTCCAGTCCGAAGAATGACCGGTTGGATCATCCCCCTGCCCATGAAAAACCCAACAACAAATGCTATAATCAACAACACCCAGGCTGTCCTGTCCATGTTGCTGAATATATCTCCTGGCTTCATCTGAGGCTCCTGTATCGGTGGTGGCGGTGGGGGAGGCGCGTAATACATGTAATCGTGTGGAGGCTCCTGTAAGAGTTGTGGTGGAGGGAGCATGGTGCGATCATCCTCGATGGGAGGCTCTGCGTAGGGGTCAGGGCGGCGAAGACCATCGAAGTTGATCTCTGCACCCTGAACTGGATCGGCTGATGAAAGGTCAGTTTCCATTATTCTCCCCGTGTAATTTAATGTCCTGTAGACAACGCAGTATGGAGCGTATGATGGCGCACAGGATCCTGTGGAACACTGTGCTGCCAGATGATCTGTTGTGGCAGGAGTTTGGTGCTGGAAAATCCAAGACCCGTCACAGCAGAAGTTATTTCACAATCACTGAAAATGGCACCATGATAGAGCGGTGTATAGCCTGTGGGGAGACTGCAATCTATTCCTCGTCCTCATCCTCATCCGATTCGTATTCACTGTCCCAATCATCCTCGTCGGACCCCAACTCCACCTCCTCCTCACCGTCGTCCTCCTCGTCGCTGACTACAAACCCAGCGAGATTGCCGTCCTTATCGGCATCCTCCTCGTCATCTTCACTATCGTCATCATTATACTCATCGGAGCACACAGGCTCTCCCAGATCCTCGTCCTCGTCCTCTCCAGGCAGTTCATCCGCATCATCGTCATCCTCTGGAATCTCCACGGGTTCGTAGCGAACCGGAGGTTTTGATAGACGCCCGGACCGTGTTTTCGGGGGCATTTGTTAAATATTAAGTGAGTCCTTTAAGTATAATGATTTGAACGGAACACCCAGTTCGGATGACTTCTGTAAGAGGATAGTCTCTCCCTGCACTGCGAGGTCCTGGATGATCTCATTCATCTTCTCGTGCGCCCCGCCGTCCGTGCACATGTGCACTATGTCCGATGCGTGCACCAGGGAGTCATAGAGGTGGGAGGCTGCAATGGTGGGCGAGGTCTCCGCACTCCTCTCGAACATCGTGACGCTCGAGATGAAGCGCCCGTACGCCTCGGGGTTGAGACCGGAAAACTCATGAACCTTGATCTTGATACCAGTCAGCTTAATTCCTTGGCGTGTGGAAACTGTTGGTATAAATAGGAGCCAGATTAGCAGAAACAGGCTTGCCATAATTGACAACAGCATTTGGCAAGATCGCCTTCTTGATATTCTCGAATGTTTTATTGTCTGGGAACATCTTCCTTGCCAGAGATGGTGGCAGCCGAAGCTCCCGCCCTGAAAAGTCCTTGCAGAACCCGTGTCGGCGCCCCTCGGCGGTGTCGTTCGTGCAGAAGCACCTCTGGCGGATGGTCCCCTTCGTACTCACCCAGAACCACACGTGGTTTGAGCTGTGATTCCGCTGGACATTCTCGCAGTACTGAGATTGGGTGGCAACGGATACCCCCGCCTTATTCTTGAACATCCTGGTCAGCCTGGCATCCTTCTGCCCCTGCATGTTCTGGCGGACGAAGGTCTCTAGGAGGGCGAGAACCTCTGAATCCACCAACTCATTCTTGGTCTGAGCGGACGTAAAGCCACCGGTCGTCGGCTGGGGACCGGGTTGTATCGCAGTGGCTACGGCGTCCGCGGGAGCCCTCACGGTCGCCATCCACATGTGTTCGATCGTCGGCTCCTGCCCCACCTTGGTCCACGTCCCAGGGGGCTTGAGGGCGTCCGCCATCCCCAGGGGTGCGTCGTATATCGCTACGGGGAGGTACGGCTCCTCCACCACCCCCTTGGACATCTTGTGACACCAGGGCAGCCTGAAGCCGCTCCCCTTGTAGACTGCCTCATCCACCACGGAAGACCACTTGACACTCATGTAAACCTTGTTGAGTAGGGAGACGACATGAGCCCTGATGTTCAGAGCTCCCTCCTGATCCACAAGCAACCCGGTCCAGTTCAGGTGCATCCCAGTCTTGATCTTGTCCCCAACCATCTTGGGGTTTGCCAAGCAGATGATACACCTGCCCCCACCCAGGGTATTCACCTTGTCGCAGATGACTTTGCAGATAATCTCAACCTGGTGGATATCGAGTTGCTCGTCATCCTTGTAGTCCAGATCCATGAAGAAGTTGTAGACGGGTGTTTTCTGTTCCACCACAAACACCTTCTCCCCCTGGGCGATTGAGTCTATGCAAACTCTGTACAAACTATCAAGTCTTTCATATGGGATTGACAGGACACCACCGTCCATAAGCACATGTGAAAGGGACTTCCTATTGTTGAAGGCATTCTCTTTGCTCCACCGTTTGAGCATCTCTGTTGATATAGTATGTTCACTCGTTTTTAAACATCGCCGAGAACCGATTTACCAGCACTTCGCAGCCCTCCTCGTCGTGCCCCTGTTCGCCAGACGGGGGAGAAACCACCTTCGTCCGTCGCTCCTTCATCCACTTGACAAGGTCCTTTGCCTTCATCCCCATGAGGAGATCCACAGTCTCCTGGGGAGCATTCTCCTCCCTTGCCATCTGAACAGCCTGGTCTTTCAATTCTGCCGTTACCACAGATTGCGGCATTGGTTATATAGCTTCTCTTAATATTAAAGAGTGAGCGAGATTCGTGCAGTTTTCGGCAGAACAGGGGGTTGTTGAGGACGTTGTACTTGATGATGTCCCACTGCTTCCTCTGACTAAACTCCTCCAGAGTGGACCACAGCATCATGTCATTCTCGTCGTAGGTGCGTTTGATGGGTAGATGCCTCAACTTCATGGCATCCATCTTTGCCTTCTCGGTGTTGAACCTCTGGATGGTGGTATCTCTCTCGTGTTGGGTCATATCGACAAACAATATAAATACGTGGTATACGGAAACAACCTGTATGCCTCTCTGTTGGTCATCCTGTAGTTCCTCATCTGTCCGGTTATACGCCCTGAAGGTGTACGTTGTGTACTCTCCCTCTTTTAGAGAGATTACACCCCTGGTTTCTTCCTCCAGTTCCCTTAGGGCGCATCGTAGAGGGTTGTTGACTTCCCTCTTTCGGCATCCCCCTGCCACGAAGATCCAATCCTTGAATCTTCGGTCCCGGACTGTGAGGAACTTGGGATGACCTCCTGAAATGCATACAGGAATGGCTATGGCTTTATGCCGTTCCTCATGCAGAAGGTCACTCATGTCCTCTTGATATTCGCCCAGAATTTATTCCTCCTCCTCTACCACAGTCTCCATAACGGGTTCCGTGGGCTCTGGCGCGGGGGGCGGCACCACCACTGGGGGAGTGTGAACCTTGTGCGCAAGCTCGATGCTGAAGTTCTTGCACCGCTCGATGTCACCCTTTTGCTTCTTGAGCTCCACGAAGAGGTAGTAGCCGGCGGCTGCCACGAGGAGCGCAACAACAATTGAAATGGTGTCTCGGTTGATCGAGATCATTTGTATATACCTGAAGTTTTTTAGCGACCAAATATCGCACCATCCTTGGACTTCGGGGACTCGCGGGGGCATCCCATCCCTGGCTCGGCGAACTGGACCGACTGGTAATGTGGAGAGTTGCACTGACGACCGATGGGCGCCTCGTCGCAGCAGGGCTTCCCGGAACTCGCCACCCTGCTACCACCACCAGGGGTCAGATAGTTCTCGAGACCCCCAGATTTGGGATCATACATACACACAAACAAGAATGCAGCAATCACGATGTACTGCCAGAACTTCATTCCAAAGCAACGCTTTGACATTACCCGAGATTTAATTGGCATACATCAGTCCTGCCATGCCATTGTTAATCTTGAGCACGTTGTAGTTGACGGCGTAGATCTTGCTCGTGATGTTATCAGTCTCTGAGATGATACGAGCCGAGTCGAGGCGGGAGAAGTTCAGAGTGCCCGTCGGCTGGTGCTTGGCAGTGTCGAGGCAGAAGGGGTACACGAACGTCTTGGTGTTGTTGTTCGTCATGTTGGGGACGTGGTAGAAGCAGGTCACCTGGGTGTAGTGCGGGGATGCGTACTTGAAGTCCGTCACGTCCGTGCCGTTGATCTGGAACTTGATGCGGTTCGTCACGGATGCGAGACCGGTGCCCGTCGTGGCAGACACCGCCGTGTTGGACGATGCCATGTACTTGACCGGGTGGTTGAACTGGAGATCCTGAACCTTGCCGCCCGACGGCTCAGCCCTCTGGACCTGGGTGATGAGCATGTTGTGCTCCTTCTGCGCCATATCCTGGCGCTCCTGGTTATCCAGGTAGACAAAGTTGCCAAAGCACTCAAAACGGTCCGAGGCGCTCACAGTGCCCCAAGTGATCCGCAGCTCCACATCGTGGTACTGGAGCGCCACCAGTGGGAGGGCAGACTGGTAGTTCTCGCAGAACCAGAAGCGGAGCGGGAACCAGGAGGAAGCATTGTTGAATCCAGCGTACATGCCACCAATAGAACTGCGGCTCAGGGTCGTCGCCTGCGTGTCAATGGCAACATTGGACATAAACTCGGACTCCTGGGTGTCGATAACCTGACCACCGATGAGAAGCTCCACCTTGTCAACCTTCTCATCCCACATAACGGGGGTCATCTGGGTCCCATCCGTGCACGTCAGGTACACGTATGACAGCAAGTCACCCTTCCGCTCGAAGCGGATAGTAGAGGTGCGCCCAGTCGCAGGGTTCCCCTGGATCACCTGGCGTTCCACAGTCTGGGCAAAGTTGGTGTGGCGGCGGTAGGTTGAGCGGAAGAAGGAGATCTCCGGCTCGCCTACGAGGTGCACGTCCTGAGCGCCGATAGCAACGAGTTGGGCAATACCACCCGACATCTATTTGTATTACTAATGGTTGCGAATATTTTTACGGGCATGCATTCACACGACGGGTGTGGAGTTTGACCGCAAACGAATTGTCCTCTAGACCATTGAAGCTGATGAGACGCCCGTAACGATCCGTCCACCTAATGGTGAGACGGTCCACTTGTGGGATGGGAGACGGGAAGTCCACCTTCATGTGGTAGTCTGTCATCTGCTTGAAGCGCTTAATCTGACCACTGGCAACGTCCATGGGGATGATACCGAATGCCCTGTTGGAACTCCCGAGACCGGCGTCCTGCGTGTAGTTGGTGCGGAGTTCCTCGATGTCAAGGAACACCCCCTCGTTCGGGGCAAGGTCCACCACCTTGTCGGACTTGATGAACTCCCTGCCTCGGGTCAGGAGGAAGTCGGAGTACAGCGGGAAGTCCTGGGATCCTGCAAATGCCACGTTGCTCGACATCAACACGTTCTGGGTGGCGGTGTCGTCGAAGCCCAAGAGGCGGGTCATCTCCTGGGTGTTGCTGTGGAGTCCGAAGGGACCGTAGGCAGTGGGGCGGGTGAACAGGAATTTGCCCTCGTTCTGGAGATATGAGACGGAGATGCCCGCCACGTTGGAGCAGGCGCCCGCCATGTACGAGGCGAGTCCCGTGGCACCGTAGAAGCCCTGGGGGAGGCTGAAGGTCGAAAGATCCCCCAGCACCTGTGGGGTGTTGTTGCTGGACACGTCGCTAACGGAGAAAACCCCCGTGCCATCGGTCAGGTTGTAGAGGGAGTTGGGCACGGAGGCGTGCAAGAGTTCCACCGAAGTAATCTCCCTGATTGGGGTGACCAGGGAGAGGACGTAGTTGTTTCCACTAGGGTAGAGAACCTGATCGCGATTCTCAGAAGAAACGAAGATGGTGTGGGATTCCATAATTAACATATACTGTGAAATAATTTAGGCGAGGGGAGCGCCATACGGACCACCCTCATCGATCTTGTAGTCGTGGCTAGAGCGAACCTTGGACTGCAGGTCGCAGAAGCCACCCGGGGTCAGCGCCTTGCTGTAGTACCCGTAGGAACCGGCGCCCGCCACACACTCCAGCTTATGGGGGGCCGTGAACACCTCGCTGGGGACGGGACCCGCCGTGCTGATGTCAGCGAAGCCCTCCTTCTTAGAGGCACACATGAGGAAGATGAGACCAACCACGATCAGGATGAGCACACGGTCATCGAGCTTCTTGAGAGTCTTGAGGAACATTTGTAATACACCAACAAAATATTGTTGGGGTGCGTTAAAGGGTATCGAATATAATGGTTTAAGACATTAGCATTCAATGGATATTGACATCGAGCTTGACCGCGGTGGTTCGAAAGGTGTCAGTCTCAGTTCCGCTGAGGCTGCCCTCCTGAATGAAGTCACGATCGACCCTGAGCCTGCTATCCGTCGCAACCCCATCAAGAGGGCGAGGAAGCAGAGGAAGGTTCAGTTCGAAGAGGCGGTGGATGAGGACGCTGATATGGGAGCATTCATGAACCCAGGGAAGTCGTCCAGGGAGGCACCACCCCCTCCAGTGGAGCATGACTACCACGAGGGTCCCGGGGGTGGGGATGGGGATGAGGACTCAGAGTCCGACGAGGAGGGGGGTCACCCGCAGCAGTCCTTCGGGGGTCCCGAGCAACCGAGCCAGGGATACACCAGCGTCGATGACGAAAAGGCTGACCTCCTGAACAAACTGACCCGCCTGGAAAAGAAGGGGTATGTGATCAACAAGAAGTTGAATGCCTACTCGCCAGTCCAAGACCTGCGAACGGAAGTCAAGAGGATCATGTACTCTATAGAGGTTGAGCAGTCCGTCAAGTTTTCCCGTCGCACCCTGGTTGCCTGTGTGACTGGTCTGGAGTTTCTCAACAAGCGGTACAACCCCCTGGAGATCCAACTGGATGGATGGTCCGAGAGTGTCATGGAAAATGTGGACGACTACGACGGGGTGTTCGAGGAACTGCACAACAAATACAAGGGGAAGATGGAGGTTGCCCCAGAGGTGAAACTCCTAATGATGCTGGGTGGCTCTGCGATGATGTTCCACCTGACCAACAGCATGTTCAAGGCGGCAGTCCCCAACGTGAACGACATCCTCAAGCAGAACCCAGGGCTGGCAGCGTCCATGGTGGATGCCGTGAAGAATAGCCGTCCCGGCGGGGGTCCTCCACCACCCGCGATGGCTGAACCGGCTCCTGGGGGGCAGCGGGAGATGCAGGGACCCGGACTGGATCTCTCGTCCCTGATGGGTGGCTTCGGGATGGGACCGCCCCCGCCCATGACTACCCGCCCAGAGCCAGTTGAGGTCAAGGAGGGTGAGGGTGAGGATGATATCCAGAGCGTCTCCGATATCGTGAGCACCACAGAGAGTGAGATTCGTGAGGTGAGCACGGGTGGCGACGGCAAGAAACGCCGGGGGCGCCCTCCAGGCAGTAAGAATAGTAACAAGAAAGAATTATCTCTGTAAGTGATAACACTACATGTTGGCGTATGCCCCATTTGAACCAGAGGGGGTGGAAGAGCCCCCACCCCAAGCCCCTGCTCTTGTAGCACCTACTCGTCAGGGGGTTCAGCCCCGGTTCAGGAACCGGAGGGCTGTCATGACCCCTGAGGAGACGGAATGTACCTATCTGGTAATGTTTTTCATATTTGGGATGATTGTCCTCTCGATCAAGTAGAGGCAATGTAGGTGTATGGTCCCTCGCCACGCACCCTTGCCCTCGATTTCAGAACGCTCGTTTGCACGTCGCAACGCTTGGCGAAGAAGGTCCAGAAGGCCTCACCCTCTCCGCCATTCACACGGAACGAGTTCGTCTCCCTGCTCCACGGGGTTACCCACAGAGAGTAGGTCTGCTGGCTGCACGGGGTCACCTGTATGGTTGGGATGTCCCCATGGGCTACCAGAGCCCTGACGTAATCAGGGAGTTCCACATCCTCGTTTATGCAGCACTTCCCACGGTAGTACACACCGCCCTCGGGACCCTCCAGGCACCCGTGAACCAGGTGCTTCCTCCGGGGATCCAGGGGGTGGTCAATCACGAAGGTCTTTGCGGCGTTGGTGTTGCGGAACACCTCACCCGTGGTGGGCTCGTAACAGAGAGACTGGGCTCCAGTGGAGTCGACGTCCCTGATAGGACGTATGAAGCACGAATCAGTTTGTGCGGACTGTAAGGGAGCGCCGCTTGCATTCATGACGATACTGCGGTCGTGCTGGGTGGAGACGCCGTTGTGCCCCGCCTGGTATCCCAAAGCAATGCTGTAACTCCCCTGTGTGTAAAACCCGGCGAGACCTCCGATAGCAACAGCCCTCGTCTGCTGATTTGACTCACCGGCGCCCCTGCCGATCGCGATGCCCTCGGAGCCCTGGGTGACCCTGCCCGCATTGAACCCGATTGCCAGTGCACTCACCTGCTGATCGCTCATACCCGCTCGGAACCCGATGGCAGTTGCCTCTTGGAGCTGACTGCACTCACCTGCCTCAAACCCAATAGCAGTCGACTGATACCCCTGGTGGCAGAGACCAGCGTTGTACCCGATTGCCGTCGCCTGAACCGCCTGCCCGGATGCCCCCGCCTCGGTGCCGATAGCAATACACTGGGCATTCTGATTGCACGTACCAGCCGAAAACCCGATAGCCACTGATTCGCTACCCTGACGCTCACGACCCGCGCCACGGGCAATTGCCACGGCGTTAGGAGACTGATCACTGTTCCCTGCAAGGTAGCCGATTGCCGTGGCATTTTCACCCTGAAAACTGTCACCCGCCCCGAAGCCCGCAGCAAATGAAGCAACCCCCTGGTTGCAGAAGCCACAGCTGAATCCGATAGCAATTGCCTGGCTCGACTGATTGATGCGTCCAGCACTAGGACCGATGGCAGTTGCCAGTTCCCCCTGGTTAGACTCACCGGCGGTGCTACCGATAGCAATACACTGGGCATTCTGATTGCACGTACCAGCCGAAAACCCGATAGCCACTGATTCGCTACCCTGACGCTCACGACCCGCGCTATGGGCAATTGCCACGGCGTTAGGAGACTGATCACTGTTCCCTGCAAGGTAGCCGATTGCCGTGGCATTTTCACCCTGCCCGGATGCACCCGCCCCGAAGCCCGCAGCAAATGAAGCAACCCCCTGGTTGCAGAAGCCACAGCCGAATCCGATAGCAATTGCCTGGCTCGACTGATTGATGCGTCCAGCACCAGGACCGATGGCAGTTGCCACTTCCCCCTGTCCAGATGCTCCCGCAGTGTACCCGATGGCAACGGAGTTGTTGTTCTGGTTACACCTCCCCGCCTGGTAACCAATACCAACGGCATTGGAAAACTGATTGCTGTACCCCGCCTCGAAACCAATCGCAACCGCCGCGGACCCCTGGTTGGACAACCCCGCGGACGCCCCGATTGCCATGGCGTCATCCTCCTGTTCTGTGTAGCCAGCAAGGGCACCGATAGCAGTGGATCTGTTACCCTGATTGACCTGAGCCGCAAACGCACCCAGAGCCGTGGACTGCGATCCTTGAGTCACCTTGCCAGCAAATATACCGATAGCAACAGACTCGGGATCCTGGGTCTCCCTGGCAGCCTCGGCCCCGATGGCAACGGAACGGGAACCCTGGGTAGACTCACCAGCGAACTTCCCGATGGCAACGGCAGATGACGCCTGCACGCACGTGCCAGCCCCAGTCCCAATGGCAAGAGCCTCATCCTGCTGGTCAGACTGCCCCGCCTGGTAACCAATCGCGGTTGCCTTGATGCCTTGGGTTGAGGTACCAGCCTCAACGCCAACAGCCACCGACTGTGACCCCTGATTCTCAAACCCAGCCGACTTGCCGATAGCCACAGACTGCGATCCCTGGTCGGACTGACCCGCATGGTCACCGATCGCAATGGACGTGTCACCCTGATTGACCTGACCCGCCTCGCCACCGATGGACAACGCACCGCTCCCCTGACCACATTCGCCCGCCAGATCGCCAATGGCGGTGGCCGAGATGCCCTGGCGGGAAAATCCAGCCTTCCTGCCGATTGCCGTGGCAAACTGACTCTGGTGGAATGCAGCTGCTTCTGAACCGATGGCAGTGGCTTGCTGTAACTGCCTCATGGACGCAGCGTTCGTCCCGATTGCCGTGGAGTTCGTACCCTGTATGGTGCTACCAGAGTTGGATCCGATAGCCACACACTGGGTCTGCTGGTTGCTATAACCCGCATTGCCACCGATGGCAACCGACCCGCTCCCCTGACTAAAAGCAGCAGAGGCGATCCCAATCGTCACAGTGTTGGCACCCTGGAGCTGCCCGGCGCTCTCGAATCCGATTGCCACCGCACCGCTCCCCTGCTGAAAGAGTCCACTCGAGGGACCAATGGCAACCGCGCGTGGGAACTGACTCGTCTTACCAGCCTCATTTCCCAGAGAGACCGCCTGGGATCCCTGAAGACAGTCACCAGCACTCGTTCCGATGGCGACGGAACCGCTCCCCTGACCGCTCCTACCCGCTTCGAACCCAATAGAAGTGCTCCTTATGCCCTGTCCTGATCCACCAGCCAAGTGTCCGACCGCAACGGACTCCGAACCTTGGTTCAGTGTGCCAGCCGCAGCACCAATGGCGGTGGCGTTCTGCCTCTGACTGGTCTTTCCGGCAAAGTAGCCGATGGATGTGGCATTGGCAAACTGCTGACAGAAACCGGATTCGAAGCCAATAGCCACACAGTTTGCCTTTTGGCTCGTCTTGCCCGCAGACGTACCGATGGCAATGCACTGCGAACCCTGTTCCACACGCCCCGCGGACACCCCGATCGCCGCAGACTCCTTGCCCTGCGTGACGTACCCAGCGAGTGTGCCGACCGAGATACTGTTGGCGCCCTGAGCAGTGTAAGCCGACTGGAAGCCCAAAGCCACCGCATTTGCCCCCTGGTTGCTGTAGCCCGCAACGGTCCCGAACGCCAGGGAGTACGACCCCTGGTTACAGAAACCAGAGTCCTTCCCGATAGCAATCCCGTCTCCCACCTGACCACTGTTACCAGCATTGACACCAATTGCCACACAGTTTTCACCCTGGTTACTCTCACCAGCCTGAGTGCCAATAGCAATGGAACGGGACCCCTGTGTGCTGTGACCAGATAGGTAGCCCACGGCAATCGCACTCTCCTCTTGGAGGTTACGACCCGCCTCGCTACCCAGAGCAACCGCACGAGACCCCTGGGTGTTAAAGCCAGCCTGGAAACCCATCGCAAACGCATCCTTCTTCTGATTCGTCTGACCAGCCTCCACACCAAACGCAAACGCCTGAGATCCCTGACCCACCTCTCCAGCCCGAACGCCAATTGCCGACGCAGAGGAACCCTGACCGTTCCGTCCTGCACCCAGACCGATTGCCACGGATTGGTCACCCTGGTTGGACGCCCCCGCATCCACACCCACGGTGATGGACAACGAACCCTGGTTACTGAAGCCAGAAGCAGCGCCGATGGCAATGGACTGGTTACCCTGTGCCGACTCGCCCGCCCGTGCACCAATTGCCACCCCCTTGTTACCCTGTCCACTCTTACCAGCAAGATAGCCAATAGTCACCATGTCGGAAGCGCCCGGGGCGGGACCGTTCTGCATTGCGTTATGCCCCACGATCACCGCATTCTCTGGGGACCCAGTTGCAGAGTAACCACCCACTGCCACAGAACGTGCACCAGGGTGAGCATTGAACCCAATCGCAATCGCATCCTGGGCGTTCATGATCGTGCTGGGGGGAGATCCCACCTGAATCGCACGGTTACTACCGAAACCGTAGTTGTGAACCCGGACCCCCTCCTCATAAATGATATTTGAAGACCCGAGGATGTACAGGTCATCCCCTATCTCAGTGGTGTCAGCAAACCTGACGACGTTCGTCCCTATGGGAGCAGTGGACCCCACGGTCAGCTTGACCCCGGAAGGGATCTGGACATCCCCGGTGCTCGTGTCAAACTTCATGTACTCGTCCCAGCTCAGGGGGCTTGCGTTGCTCAGCGCAGGGTCACGGAGGCGGAATGCCAGGGTGTGGCGATTCTCCGTCATCTGATTACCCGTAAGAGCACCGAAGATGGCATTGGCACTTGCAAAGAGGTAGTTTCCCCCAGAGTTCCCCTGGAGCTGAATGTTTGAATGCAATTCGTTGGAGGTCAGGTCGACACCGTTGTTTCCACCGATGTGCAGACCGCCGTTGAAGTGGTTGATTGCCTTTCCGGCATTGATGTCCAGGTTGGAGTTGATCATCACGTTCGCAGACGAGATGTTGATGCTGTCGCCAACCCTGAACGTATTGCCACCTTCCACCAGTATCTCTGTATTGGCACGGGGGTATAGGACATCCACTTGGAGGTTGTCATAGACGGAACCCGTGGAAGCCAACGAGACACCATTGTAATAGACCAACCCTGCGTAGTACTGGAAGCCTTCTGTGCCAGAGGAAGAGGGGTTTGGAGCAACCGGCTGTTCCACGAGGACCAGATTGGAAGACACCACAATGTTTGAAGAGTCCACCAGGGGTGTGATATTCCCCGTGGTGATGTATTGAAATTGATTTCCTGATGTGCCAATTACGCCACCATTGAAATAGAGTGAAGTCCCATCACTTTCAAGGGTAACCTGACCCACCTGATTGTAGGTGGTAGTGGGTATGAACGACACGCGTTCTAACCTGGCTGTTGTTCCGGCTGATGCCATTGTTATATTAATTGGAGAAAAGAACACCGCCCAATCCGCGCTCAATCTTTAGCACGTTGTAATTGACTGCGATCACGTGGATGCCTCCACCCGCAGCGTGATTCGAACCCCTCGAGAGACCCTTGATGACCAATTTAGCATTGTCCATCCGTGAGAAGTTGCAGCTCCCTGTGGGCTTGTATGAGCTGGAGTTCATGCAGAAGTTGTAGGTGTAAAAGCGTGTGAAGAATGGCGTGTTGGTGATGGGGTCCATGTTTATCATCCCCGTGGGGGTGCAGTAGTACCCCTGAACACTGTGGAAGTACGTGGGACTCATATTCTCAAAGTAGGGAGTGCCGTTCAGGTAGAGGTCAGCCTCTGAGAAGGTCCAGTAGTCCCGAGACATGTCACTGCTGTTGGCAGATGCGCCCCAGAATATAGAGCGAACCGGATGATTCAGGTGGGATAGGTCGATGGATGCCACCTCACCGTCCACCGCGTCCGTGAAAAACTCCTGAACCTGGGTGATTATGAACTGCTTGGGACCCTCAACCAGGGCGGTGCGCTCCTTCGTGTCCACAAACACGAAGTTGCCGTACATCTTGGCATTGATGGCGTTCCCAGTGGTGGTGATCACAATCTCAACCTTGTGGTACTGGAGTGCCACCAGCGGGATGTGCTGCCAATTGTCGTTAAAGAAGAAGTGGAGTGGCTGGAAGGTCTTGTTACTCGACGAGGTGGAGTTGTTTATCACACTCGCTTTCGTGTATGAATCTGGCATGTAGACTGGCCAGACGTCAGTCAAGAATGTACTCGACTGACGGTCCACAATCTGACCACCTATGCGCAGTTCCAACCTGCACCCCCTGAACTGCGAGAACATGTCAACGCCCTCAAACCACATATAGGTGAGTATATCACCCTTGGAGGGGATCTCAATGACCTTCGTGCTGTTTTCGGGGATTATGAGATCTGAAATCTTGTACGGAACCTGTGCAAAGTTTGAATGGCGTGTATATCTCATTCTGAAGAGAGAGCTGTCGGGAGTTCCAGAGATTAGGTATGAATCTTGAATTCCCTTGGACACGAGATTGACCAGACCGCCAGACATCTGTCTGCTATAATGTAATCATACATTTTCCTGCTGGTGCGGGTGACTCAGTCTCCACCGCTGGCGCCTCCCCCGTGATGTTGTACCCACCCCTGCGGTACACCCGAACCCGCTTGGAGTACATAGCCCACAGGACCCCCCAGTGATCCCGGAGGTCGTAAATCAGCGGATGACCCGCCCTGTTACCACCCTCCCTCATGACCCGCCCGATGCTCTGAACAATGTCAGACTTTGGAGTCGCCAAGATGACCGTGTCAAGGGTAGGGATATCCAGACCCTCGTGAGCCTGGCTGAAGGTGGCAACGATTATCCTCTTGCGAGAGGACTCCTCCAGTTCCACCTGCTTCATACCACCCATGTACAGACCGGCATCCTCGGGTGCGAAACGGCTGCACAAGTCCTGGCAGTGGAGGCGGCGGTCGGATAGGACCAGTATATGGCGGCGAGTGGTCTCCAACAACTTGCGAACAACCCCCTCGATCATCTTGTTCCGCTCCGGCATCTCAACAACATCCGTAATCATCTGCGTCAGCGAAATCTTACCAGCCCTGTTCTGGGGTGGGAGTTCCCGGAAGGCGGGGCAGTCAAAGTCCAGGGGTATCACCTCCACCCCCTTCTCGGGGGGTCGTTCCACCGCAAAGAAGGTGGGTCCCGCAAACCACTCGAGGACCTTCGTCAGACCATCCTTGCGGACGGGAGTGGCAGAGAGTCCAAACAGGTGGCGGGGGCACACCTTGAACATGGACTGCGAGAACACCTGTGCGCATATGTGGTGCGCCTCGTCCACTATGACCGTCCCCACCGACTGGAAGTCCTTGGGGCTGTACTCCTTCTGGGAGAGCGACTGGAGCATCGCAATCACAAAGTCGCACCCCTCAACCTCCTTGAGGTCCCGCTGGACCCTACCGACCCGAGCGCCAGGACAGAACTGCTCGATACGCTCGATCCACTGCTGAGCCAAGAATTCTTTGTGGACTATCACCATCGTCCGCCACCCCAGGCGCATTGCTATCGCCAGGGACACCGTCGTCTTTCCGTACCCGCACGGGAGGCTCAGGATGCCCCTCCCCGCCTCCAGGGCTGCCCGGAGCGCCTGGGGCTGCTGGGTGCTGTCCCGGAGCTTCCCCGTGAACCGGAGGTGATCCCCCATCCTGCTGGGTTCGGGGCGGATGTCCTTCTCCGCAGGTCCCACGTTCTGCTCCGCCCACCACCTCGGCACCACCAGCTTTCCGTCCTTTGCGGTCCTGAAGACATTGAATGAGGGGACAGGACCACAGTGATACTCGGAGTTGACCACGGGGCGAACCTTCAAGGCGCTTTTGTGCTCCTGCAAGGGCTCGGTAATATATCCGATACATGACAGCATCCTACTAGTATAAAGGCATCAAACTTTATATCAAAAACATATGCCTTCGATCAGCGTTGTCGACAATATTTCCGGTCTGAACAAGAACCTCCAGCAGATCCGTCAGCAGACCAAAGAAGCCGAGGCGGAGACATACCGCATCGAAGGGATGATTCGGGTGTTCAAGAGCCTCCAGGACGTGGGAGTTGCGGATATACCCGTGCCAGAGATGCAGCCTCCTCAGAAGACCTTAGAACCATTGGTAGAAGAGTCTGTACTGGATGATGCCGCCGCTGTTCAGGAGGCTGAGTCCCAGCAGGAGTGAAAAGGTGGATATGTTCGCTGCTTGTAGCAACAACGTGACGCTTGTCAATTGTTACAAGAACGTTGTGGAATTGGGGTCCAAGTACAGCCCAGATATACACCACAAGATTGATGAAGTCCTGGAAGTGGTAAATAACAAAGATCCACCCGAATGGTGGGTTAGCCTTCTAGACTGATGAGTTTCCACGATGTCCCAGAAAAGTCCCCGACGATCCACGCCCCACAAAACTCCATTTCGACCTTCACCCTGTCACCCTCCACCAATCCGCTCAGTGGCTTGTCACCAGTCACTGAGCAGAGATGGTTTCTACCCTTCCAGGGAACCTTGACCCGCAGCACGTCACCCGTCAACGGATTCTGAACCTTCGGAGTCACCAGAGCACCCTTAACGGCGTCGTGCGCCTCACGGATGACCCCCACCGCCCCACGGTTCACCTTGAACTCCAGGTACTTCTTGTTGTTGTGGGTGTGCAGGGGAGCCACCACCTGCACAGTGGTGCTCAGGGTCACCTTCTCCGACGGGAGCGAACGAGTGCCACGCTTCTGCATGTTGCTATACTACTGACAACAGAGAGATTATGAACATTATTAACGCAATTGTACTGGTCTTTACGGGCTCCGATGGCGTCTCCCCGCACCACCGGAGAGCCACCTCGACCGCCGCCTCCACCGACGCGTACGGGGTGTCACGGGGCGAGAGCATGCCAACCATGTGGATCCGGTGGTTGCGGCTGCGAGTGGGGATGGGATGGGCGGTCCAGATGGCACTCGACATGTCTTGGGTCTCGGTGCACTCCCGCCAGTCCACGGGCGCTGGGATCCCCAGGGTGCCCACCAGATGTTCCATGGAATGCCACCCCCGGTTGAAGTCTGCCACGTGCAGGGTGGTGCCCACACCCGGAACCCACGCCGCTATGAAGGAGTTGTTGGAACGCATCAGGGACTCCTGGGTCGGTGGGAGCACGAACCGCTTAGGGTACTTGAGCAGAAACGAACGTGAACCGTAGATGACCCTGTTATCCACCTGAAGACCCCAGAACTTTTCAACGTATGGGACACAGGCGGCGGGGTCCAGGCAGAGTACCACCTTGTCCTTGCGCCTCAGGGTCACTCTGTGACCCCCCTCAAATGTCAACTGAGGGGGGTCGATGTTCAAGAGACCGGTGTTCATGTGCATCTGGATACCCACCCGACGGAGGCATAGAGCAAGATCCTCACCCAACTTCCGCCCCTGCACACGCTCCGTCCACGCCCCACTCAGAAAGGTTCGGTTGATGGACTCCGCCAACTCCCACACAGTCATCCTGTCTGCCTGAACGCCATCAACAGTGGTCGCCAGGGCATTGATAAAGGATAGACCTTCCTTACTCATCTTGCCCACCAGGGCATCATGGAGCGAGGTGGTCTTGGACCACCCCTGACTCGCACCGGCACACAGGAGTGTTCCAGCCACCACCAGATGATCGTGGAGCGAGAGGTGCTTGATCATGGATTGGATGCTCTCAGACACCGCATCGTTATTTGGCTCGTAGTACGTATTGTAGTCGAGACCCATCTCCTTCAGTAGCCGGAACCAATTTGGCTGACAATCACGGAACAGAAGACGAGTCGCATGGCGATCCGCATCCTCCGTGTGATCGGGGGTCCACCACGACCCCCCTGGGAGATCTCGCTTCTCCCACAAATGAACCTCCTCACCCCTCTTTGCCATATACCACGACACTGCGACACCGGAAGGACCAGCGCCCACAACGTGAAGCACCATTACTCTATGCCAAGAAGTTTCTTCTTTGCCTCCCATTCACCCCGCTCCCCCTTGCTCTCAATGGGAGTACCATCCCGGAGGTTGCGGATCTCGGGTCCAGTCAGGTGGATGGCGTCCTGGCGAAAGTCCTTGAACGCCCGAAAGCACAAGGGAGCCAGGGGGGACACCAGGTCGTAGATGGCCTGGGCGTAGTCCCGGATCTCCTTCTGGGCACCCTCCTCCAGACGGAGGTGGAGGAAGTGCATGAGGTTGTGCATATTCATCTGCCAGTAGAACTCCGTGTAAGTGCTCTGGGGGAGGTGGCACCTTGCCAACTCACGGGAGCACCCCTCAGCCAGCATATCCCTGTAGACGTCAAAGGCGTCATCCTTCACCTGAACCACCCGGGAAGCCAGGCGTTCAGACAGTTCAATGGGACCCGACGAAGCCTGACGGTTCACCTGATGCTGACCACGATACCGGTCGGGCTCGTAGTACTCCTCGGGGACCACAGAGTACCGAGCAGACATCTCGTTGATACTGGCAGTGCGGTGGCGCATGTGCTGCCGAGCCACAAAGATGGGCATCTTGATATGGAACTTGAACGTGATCATCTCAAACGGCGTGGTGTGCCAGTGGCGCAGGAGGAATCGAATGAGCCCATCCGTGTTCCGTGACTTGGTGGTCCCGTCGGCATAACTGACACGGGCTGCCTGTACGACTGCTTCATCCAGGTCATCCCGAGGCATCCAGTCAACCAGGTGGACAAACCCGTCATCATGCACTTTGACTAGTTCCGGCATTGTTACTAGTAGTTTGTGTCCCCAAAACTTTATCTCTCAGAGCCTCGGGGGTGGCGAAGTACCTCTTGCAATCTTTCATGAACCTCCTGTCATTCTTGAGTTCGTCGAGGGTCTTATTCTTGATGAACCACGCCAGGTTGTTCAGACTGTACTTGGTGTTCTTCTGATTCTCCGTGGGGGCACGGGCAATGATCCTGTCAGGGACCGCCCTCCGCTTGGTCTCCACCACCCTCTGGGGGCGCATGTAGGACATCGCCTGCAACACAGTGTCTGCCAGGTCATCCTTCTTCTTGGACGACTTCCACTTGTCCCACCACCTGCGGTTCACCTCGGGACCCCTGTACAGGAAGTCCTCGCAGCGGCTGATGGCAGTCTTTTTGCGGAGGCGGTACATCGCCTTTCCCGCCCCCACCACATCGGGCACCTTGTGACGAGCGTCCCACAGGAGGGTCTTGGATTCGGGAGTCTTGATGATGAAATACGCCTCCAAGAATAGCATGACCCCAATCATCTTGTCGGACTTCTTGGGCTGCCTCTCGATCAGGACCACCGGGGCAGTCAGCACCCACGGTCGAGCGTCCAGGTGATTCCTCAGGGTCACCAAGATGCCATCGGGGTTCTGGGTGGGAATCCCATCCACGTCCCACTCCAAGATCTCCTGATTCTCGGGATTATAGAGACACATTGCTAGATTCGTAGTTCCAACATCAATACTCAAAATTGACATCTTTAAGATAAAGAGGAGACAGTCTTTATCTTAAAGGATGAGTGATTGCTGGTGGTGCTGCCATCAGCCTCACGGGGACATTCTCCAGATGCCAGTTGCCCACAATAGGCGGACGGATTCATTCGTGCTCAAGGGGTGCTACTGTTCATGGGAATGCATGAAGGCTCACGTGTCCGAGAAGGCATCTGAGCGCCAGCGGGGTACCATCAACGGCAACATAATGCTCCTGCGGAGGAGGATGTACGGCAGGGGGACCGTGAAGTGCGTGCCAGCACCCCACTTCTCTCGGCTCGAGCGATTCGGTGGGGATATGGAGATTGACGAATTCAGGAAATCCAATATTGCCGATATGGGACCCCTCAACATGCACATACGAACCGACACCGTACAGGAGGATGTTACACAAGTTATACCCTTGCAGACGACAAACACTGCCACTACAGACAACAAGATGTGGGAGATCAATCAGACAGAGGTGAGCAACCAGCCGTTGAGACTCAGACGGGAAAAGCCCCTGAAGCGGGATCAGAACAATCTGGCGTCCATGCTGGGTCTGAAGAAGGCTTCGAGTTGAGAGGAGTTCCACAGTTTGTGCAGGTCGTACACCCGCTGGGATTGACTTTGGAACACCTGTGGCACTCGGGGCGACACTCGAATGTGACGGGGTTTTGTGGGTTGTAAATTACACCACTCTTTGCGAGTTCCTCAAGATTTGGCATTCCTAGGAATGTATATTCCTAAATCTTTAGGCACTCATACAGGGGCAGAACTTCTTTGCCAGCTTGGACAGGTCAAGCATCACCAGACGCTCGATCAGGTCGGGGACCATCGCCTTCAGAATGGTCTCCATGGGAGCATCCTTTCCTGGGATGATATCCTCGATCAGCTTGTTGCAAATCTGCGTCGCCAGGGAAGCCTTCTGCTCCTTGGTGAGGCGGGTCAGGGGGGTCACCATCTTGATGACCTCGATGATGATCTGACTCACATTCTCTGGTCCCAGCTTCTTGACGGCAAACATGTCCTTGATGTCATCCACCTGCTCCTCAATCTTCTTGATGTTGATCTTACCCTTGTACTTCTGGAGGTTCAGGGGAGCTGGGGTATCTGCGGTAGTGATCTCAACATTCACACGCTCGGGTTCAGCTGGGACGCTCATCTATATTATGTTTGTAGATAATAATGGAGCGGATACAACTGATCGTAATTCTACTAGTTATATTGTTGTGCAATGGGCGAGCCCGTCGAGTGATTTGGCCCCACCCCAAATACAGGTTGGATAAGCCGAACGATATAGTTCACACGTACCTACCAGAGTTGCCTGGGTGGGCCAGTGATGTGACTGTGGTGGTGACAGGACTCCTCCTGTTCATGTACCGCAAACGGGTGAAGGTCGACAAGTTACTCGGCATGCTTTTCATGTTCTACACAGTCCGACTCATTTTTATCATGTCCACCACCCTCCCTCGTGTCAATGGAAGGAACGACTGTGAGAATGCAGACGGGGTTTTCAAACTTGGTGATTGCACGGACTACTTCTTCTCGGGGCATACACTGCTGAACCTAGTGGTGTCATATAACATAGGAGCGCCCGTGTTCCCCCTGTGGCCCATGGTGACATCCATGATCACCGCAGCGTCCAGGGAGCATTACACCATCGACGTCCTGATGCCGTGGGTGATGCTGGGACTCGCTACCGCTCCTGCACTGCGATAGTCATCACGTGAAAGAGAAACATGAATATGGAGAGGGCTACAACCATTGAACTTTTACACTCCCTGATAACCAGGATGGGAAACAGGAGTCCGAATAGGTGTGTGAGGTTGTCGCATCTGTATTCCCGAACTGAACTAATCATTTACTACTATCTAAGATAAAATGCCCAACAACACCGTGTTGTCACTTGCGAGCATGTTTAACGACCAGGTACACGATCAAACACATGATGGATAATGTAAGCACGTGAAGTGTTATGTTGATTCTCCCCATTTTACTCGCATCTTTGTCTGCACCAGTTGACCTTTTGATGACTTTATATACCCCCACAAACACAGGTCTCACGAACTCTGGACAATTCTTGAACCAGTTCGCCAGATTTTCAGTATCTGGGAACTTCTGGGTTGCAACGGGTGACACACGGACGTGGCAATCTCCACATGGAACAAATTCACAATCGGTTCCATCGACGAGACCAGCCTCGTGCCGCTTCATATACCTCTCCATGTATTTCCTAGAGTAATACATACAATGCGTCGCCCCCATTATCGGCGTTTTCACATTATCCCTTAATATTAACGAGAATGTGTCTGTAACGAAAGCGGGACTCCCGAAACTGTACACACTGGGCTCATTCACCTGGATATACTCTGTTATGCTCCGCACTACATTCGGGTCCGCAATCTTCCCACCAGGAAATTCACAATCATCCTCCAACACAATGATGGAATTCATGCCATTGGAAAGTGCAACCTGGAACACGTTATTGAGGGCGTGTGAAAGGTCGTCTGCAGTGTCTTTGACCCCGGAACCCTTATCACATTTCCTCCATCCCCTGTTAAACTGGAAGAATGTGTTCCGAGTCATGGGGTATCGAGAGACCAAGTTGCGGATCTGAGTCTCTCGGGGTGTGTTCTCCATGATCAAGACAAACGTACAGTCTGCAATGTTATCGTACAATCCTCGACAGGATGCGGAGATCTTCTCAAACCTATAGCACTTTGTTGTCATCTAATGTTCGCCGAGATATTGTTTCACCTTCTCCTTCAAAACCTCCATGGCAGCCACAACCCCCGCGTCATCCGTGTAGGTGACCGCGAGGGCGGAGAGACCGTTGAGGGCATGACGAAGGGCTTGGTGTACCTGCTCCGTCATATGCGAGTGGGTCTTGCCAATTTCGATACCATTCGCAACCACGTTTCGGATATAAGACATCGTGATGGTTCGTCCATCACTGTGAAGCCACCTGCTTATGGCAGCTCGCACACCATGACTCGCAACCTCGATGTTCATCAAACCATTCCGAATGCAGACCTTCTGACCTTCGCGGATCATGCCGAGGACCTTCAAACCAGTGAGCACTTGTTCGACATACAAAGAGTCTGCCATTCTTACAAACAATTTGTTGCTATACTCTAATGAACAATAAAAACCTTGTTGAACATCTCGCACTTGTCGCCACCATAGTAGGATTGATAAAGATTGTCATCACCTTTAGGAACATTTACAGGAAGAAGGATGTCGGATCGTACAACGTCAACTCCACCTCGCTGGGTCTAATGACATCAACGATCTGGCTTTGGTATGACATCTCAAAGGGTTTGAAATTGGGTGCAGCCACCGCGGGTGCCACCATATGCTTGGACAGTTTCATATTGCACCTCCTGCTTCAGGAGAAGCGCAAGAAGGACAAGAGGGGCTGAATCACATCCTCTGGCTTCTGACGGTTCATATCGAGCACCAAGACGTTGCTCTCATTAAGTAGCCACTCATCGTGTCGATCGTGGAGCTGCTCGAGGTACTCGAGGGGGATGGACTCCTCTCCCTGTCGAGCTCGTCCCTGGATTCTTTGATGGCACACATCAGGGTCAGCACGCAGATACACAAAACCCTGAGCTGACTGGTCGGTCTTTGAAACAACCCAGTCAAACCAATCGGTGTAGTCTGCCCACTCCACGTTCGTAATGTTTCCAGATGTTCGTGCAACTTCTGCGAAGACTCGGCGGTCCGTGAAGATGGATCGCTCAGCGACAGCGCTAGGAGTGAGCCGGTCAAGCCCCCGAACCCTGCTGCGAAAAGCGATAGACTGGAATGTGTATGCCCACCGCTTGGGGTCCTCGTAGAAGTTCTCGAGGATGTTCTTGCCGCTGCCCGCGTTCCTGACCGCCGTCCAGGAGTCCACGGGCTCCTGCATGGTCTCGATCCCCTGGTCATCCAGGAGACGGATGATGGTGCTCTTGCCAACGCCGATGTTTCCCTCGATGAAGAAGGGCATCTACTTCTCTGAATATACCTGCTCGCACAACTTTAAAGTTGTGCGCCCACATATATCAAACAGTAAAGATGCCAGCATACGAGCCTCCGATCAACAGGCACTACACCCAGGCGAACACCCGTGACATCCCCGAGGATGTCATGTGGAAGTTCGTCGGCAAGGAGGGGCAGCGCCTCAAGCGGATCACCGCATCCCTGAACCTCGACTACGTGTTCTACCACGGGGGTGAAGACAAGGGGTTCATCAGCATCCACGGGGGGTGGGGACCCGTGGCGAAGGGTGAGGCTGCCCGCAAGATCGAGGATATGGCTCGACGCTTCCACGCAAAAATAATGTCCGAGGATACCCAAGTATCTGAGGCACTGTAGGTAAAAGCGAGATGGCACTCACCGATTTCGAAAACATTGGCGGACCGTGGCAGGCGGAGAATGAGCCGTGGCGCATCCGCCGCAATGCCCAGAACCGCCCCCGCAAGCCCGTTGAACTCCCCACCCCGTCGGGGAAGCCCAGCCTCATCCAGCAACTCCTAGATGAGAATAAGAAGAGGGCAACCCACATATTGGCACCCAGCCACAAGTTTGCGCCCCACGTCCACCTCGATGTCTACCAGAAGGAATATGAGCGGGTCTACGGTGTCGAGAAGGCGAAGGAGCTTTTGGATGCCAATGAGGCTGCCCTGAAGTCTTATGTTGCCCCCGTCCATCACACTGCCAAGTGGAAGCCCAGTGCCGACAACTGGAACCACCCATCCATCCAGATGCTCCAGACGGAGTACTACAGCAAGTGCATCCGACCACCCATCGATGTCCGCCTCAAGGCGCACAAGGAGGCGGGGTACCCCCAGGAGTACCTGCTCCAGATGCTCAAGAAGCACGAGGAGGCGCTTCGCATACAGCCAGAGGTGGATGAGTGGTTCAACAGGGTCATGGGTCCCTATGCCAAGAAGAAGGAGACCGTTCCGAAGCCCCGCACCCTGGTGCAGATATTCAAGATCAAGGCGCCCAAGGTCATCCATCCAGATGATGACGAAGAGGAGTAGTCACCACCGCAGCGTTTTTTAAAATTCAGTGGGCAACAAAAAAATGTCTCAGCGTTCCCACGGGATTCACTGGCTATTGGTAAACAGATGTATGCCCTCATGCAGAAGTACTCCTCTCGTCTCGACGGCTTCATGAGCCGCTGGCGCACTCGCTCGGTCCCTGGGTGGCAACCTGGGTGGGAGGCGGATGATGCCGTCCGCTGTGTCCAATGCCACCAGACCACCTGGTACGACGGCGATCACTACACGCCCCGCTTCCAGCCATCTGGTCGGTACATATGCCACCACTGCCGCCCCCAATCACGGGAGATGGTGGCTCTCTGCCAGTCGCTACCCTACGAGGTGCTCCATGTGTTCCTGAACCACCACCCACCTCGTAGGGTAACCGAGGTTACCTGGGCTAATTAATTTCACAACATATGTTAATACCAGAATGTCTGCAGGTTCAATCTTGCTTGCCACAAGGGGGGTTCAGGATGTGTCCCTGACGCAGAATCCACAAGTCACCTGGTGGACCTCGCAGTACCACCGCCACACCAACTTTTCGCATAATGTCTACTCCCAACTGATCCACCCCGCACCCCAGAATAACTCAACCAGTACCATCACCCTTACACGTGAGGGGGATCTCGTGGATTACCTATTCCTGACGGTTCACGATGGTTCCACGAGTCTCAAGGAGGATTACAGCTCCCTGGTTCAGAAGGTGGAGCTGATGATTGGCGACACC